CTCGATAAAATTTTTTTACGTATAATTTGTCATGACTAGTTTTTTATGTTATTTTTCCGTTTAAATCTACTTGGTTTTTATGCTATTTTTAAGGTTGAAATGATAAGCCCGCGACAATTTTTTCCTAAAATTTTTAGCTTCTATTGGATGAAAAAATTTTTAAAATTCTGGGGGCAAAATTGAATAATCAGCTTAAGCTAATTTCTATATAATATAGCGTTGGTGAAAGCTGATAAAGGGTGTTCCACTTCTATTAGAAGCGCTTGGAACAAAGTAGGGAAAGTATTGCAAACGAGTACCGAGTAGGCGATCATCAAAGTGGATATGTATATGATAAGAGACGTTTAGATTAAGATGCGGTATTGTGTTGTCGACTCCAACATGATACAAATATGAGAAATAAAAATTTTAACTATTAATACTTTTATATTTGTCGATCGTAGGTTATTTTTATGCCTGCTCAATATTCTAAATTAGAATATTAATGACATTAAATATTCTTTTCTAGAATATTATTTTTATTGAAATTATTAAAATTTTACTTGACAGTCTAAAAAAAATATAGTATAATATATATAGATTGAGAGGGAGGAACCCAATAGTAAAGGAGTTACAAATGAAACCACCTCGCGATTACTATTATTTCACTGGCGAAACTCTTGATGGAGATTTAATTAGTTTTGAATCAATGGAACCCATTACAGAGGAATTCGCTAAATGGAAAGCCTATGATGCTATTAGACCTTATGGTGGTCATATAGATGCATTTTATGCTGAGACTGATGATTTTGCGTTTGATGTGGAGGTTTAACTATGGCTCGTCATTTTGTTTATCGTGATGGATCTAGCGTTCAGAGTGTTCTCTTTTACGGAGTGCCGCAGGTTGGACAAATTTTCTCTTCTCTTGGACGTATATACGAGATTGTAGAAGTGCGGCCTTCCCTTGACATGTTGATCGTACAGGAAGTATAACGTTTTATAGGCGGGATTGGCGGAATTGGCAGACGCCCTGCACTCAAAATGCAGTGCTTGATAGCGTGTGAGTTCGAATCTCACATCCCGCAGGCAACTATAGTACTGACCTTCACGTGGTGTTGCTGATTTAGACTAACAAGTACTAAAATATGAAACCTTAGCTTAATTGGTTAAAGTGTGAACTTTTAATTCACAGGTTCTGGGTTCGAGTCCCAGAGGTTTCATCATATGGGAACATAGCTCAGTTGGCTAGAGCATCCGACCGATAATCGGAAGATCGTTCGTTCAAATCGGACTGTTCCCACCAGATTTTTCTTGGGCCTGTAGCATAGTGGTTAATGCAATCGACTCATAATCGATGGATCGTTCGTTCGATTCGAACCAGGCCCACCTAATATTTCACAAGTCATGCTTTGAGAGAAATGTTACAATTTTGTAAACTTTTAGCTTAAAATATTGACTTTTAGAAAAAAATATGCTATAATAGAAGGCGATCTTCGAGAAGAGAGCTTGAAAAGCGAAAGCAAAGAAGATAAATAAAATATTTAAGCAAAAGAACATATGGAGAAAAAAACAAAGGAAAAGCAATGAAATAAAGCGAAAGAAGATTCAAGCGAACTTCGAGAAGGCTTCCGCATGGGAGAAAGCGCGGAAGAAGGAATTGCGGAAGAGACTTCGTAGGATCCCTTTATGCATTTTCATTTCCAACTTCTCTTGGAATGGTAAAAGGATTTTCATTTTCAACTTCCCTAGATCAATTTCATTTCTAATCTTTAAGAAAAAAATTTTTCATTTTCAAAAAAAAGTTCTTGACTTCTTCTAAAAGATATAGTATAATATAAGTAAAGAAGTTGAGAGAGAAAAGGAGATTCCTATGGACTGAAGATAGTGGTAACGTTGCTTTAAGGATGGTGCGGCGTTGCTAAAAATTTTCCGCCAAAGGAGATAAAAAAACTCTTGACAAACTTAAAAAGAAATAGTATAATATTAGTAAATTAAAAGAAGGTCATTAAAGACCAGATAGAAAAGGAGATTTTATTATGGCAGAGAAGATTACACAGAAGCAGATGTTCGCTATGATCGCTGAAAAGTGCGCTGATGATGCACAGATCGTAGAGTTTTGCAACACTAAGATTGAGCAGCTAGAGAATCGTAAGAAGGCTCCTCGTAAGACTAACCCCGAGGTTCAGGAGCGTCGCGACGCTATTGCTGATTACCTTGCTGGTATGGATGAGCCTGTCGCGGTTAAGGATATCGCGGATGCTCTAGGTTTCTCTTCGCCCCAGGTTTCTGGTGCACTCCGTGGCCTTGTTGCTGCGGGCAAGGTTGAGGTTGTAGAGCCTGAGCAGAAGTCTAAGGCCAAGACTTATCGCGTGATTGCAGAGTAAGTCTTACCCACTTCTTTCCTTTCGATATGTTGCATGGGGCGGCAACTAAAATATAGCCCCAATTATCAGATTGAGTCTTTAAGGAGTTTAAATGGCTGTAGGAGATATGCGTTATAAGTTCACTGATAAGAATGGCGTTGCTCAAGAGATTGATATTCCCGCGGAGGTGCTTCGTAAGGGAAAACGCCAAGGACTTTCCAATAGACAAACAATGATGGCTTATGCGGCGGATCATGGTTTTGATGTAGATGCTCCTACTATGCCTGATAAGCCAAAGCGCAAGGTCACTAGAAAGCCTGATGATCAGAAGCGTATGATTATTGAGATGGTGGCTGCGGCTCTGGAAGACACTGGATCAATTAACGTTGTTAACCCTGAACGTCAAGTTCAGGTTGACATAAATGGCGACCTCTTTGAAATTACCCTAGTGAAGAAGAGGAAGCCAAAGGTCTAATTTTGCTGCATTTGATTAGACTAATTATTTCTTGATTAAGGCCCTGCGTTTCATACCGCAGGGTCTTTTTTTATTTCATTTTTAATTTTTTATATCAATATGCTAGTTAAAATTTTTATATATTATTCTTCTTGAAAGACGTATAGCGAGATGCCGCACGTCCTTTATTTTGTTTCTTTCTATTGGATGGTTGAATTTCAGGATCTATGGCTTGTTGGCGTATAGAACCCCATTTCTATGAAAAGTCGCCGTATAGGACGCGCGAGGGAGGTTCGATCGAATATGGTTTCAAGATTTATATGCTTATACATTATAGAACTGATGTTCTATTTTTTAATGTTATCAAACATGTGTTCGATTGGATATAACCCCATAACATTGTATCACGATTTTAGGGACTTCATAGAAAATACATTTTGTAGGATTTGTGGATTTTGCTTGACAAGATGTCGCGGATGTGGTATAATGTCACGGCCGGCTACTATGAATTTTTATATAAAAATTTAGTTAAAAAAATTAGTTAAATGTTTGATGCACGATCGCCGGCGATCCTGATTAAATATTTGATGTGCTGGATCCTGCCGGCGCCGCATAAAAATTTTAATTACTTTACCGATCCTCTTGGACATAAAAGATGAAACTATTGGATATAAAAAAATAAACGTTGAGGTAGCGGCTCACGGCTTCACACTACCTCAACGATACTATTTTTTATGCGAGGGGTTTTTTAGGGGAACCCCATAACCCTGTGATTATGCGAGTTTGTAAACCAGCTCGTTGCGGGTAGCGCTTTTTGCGCGCTTCTCAGTGACAATCAAGCCCATATCCGCTGCAACATTGAGTACAGCCACAGCCTTGGCAATCGTGTTGACACCGTCCACGTTATCGCGAACGAATGCCGCGCGAATTTCGGTTTCGCCAGCGTCGCGCATGGCCTTAACCAGCGCATTCGCGAAATCCTCGTTCTTCTCACGCGCCGCGGACTTCTTCCCAGCGGTATTCTTGGTGGCCTTCTGCTTACGCAGAGTGACCAATTTGTCGATAACATCCTTGTTATCGAACCCGTTATCTTCCAAGAACTTGATAGCGGTATCAAGGGCGATAAAATAAGTAACCGTGTTAGCCATAGTGACCAACCTCTCCCGCCCGATGGGGCGAATCCATTGGGGGAACCTCTTTCCCCCTGACAATTATTATTATGCACATAATTTTGTGCAGTACAATTCACAATTTTATATTTGTAGATTTTGTAAAGCCGCAGGTAGATCGCTTGGTTTTTATCAAAAAGTTAATGGGAAGCTAAAATGGCACATCAAAACTGGCACCAAAAATGATTGTATTTTTGATTTGTGAGAAGTTTGTGAATCGGTGAATGACATTGACATATTGGTTGCGGGCATGCTATAATTTTGCGGCCATCTACGATGATCTTTTATGTAAAATTCTTATATCAGAATATTAGTTAAAATTTTTCGATCAAGTATGATCTTAAAGTTATAGATCTGCGCCGGCATAATGATCAAATATTTGTTTGGTTTTAGTGAGATCGTGCCGGCGGATCCTAGATAAAAATTTTAATTATAATCCTGATCGATACTTGCATAAAAATCTTAATTATTTACTTAAAATTATACCTTGCAAGCATGGTCTAGAATACTTGCAAGGTAGAGCGTTTTAATATTTAAGGGTACTAATAGCCAAACGCTCAAAATGCTATATTCCCCTTTTGTAACATTATGGTGGATGCATCATAACTCCTTTGTTATGGGGTGGATAGGATTTAATAAAAACATTAAGGTGGATGCATAAGAATCTTTTCAATAGAAGAGGTTAAATGGTTGGGGTTTTTATTGGGAACCCCATAACCCTTTTAACTACTCGGCTACCGAATAGACAAGCTCGTTACGAGTAGCACTCTTTTCAATGCGGCGACTCTTGAGAATGCCCATGTCAATGCCTACGTTGATAACGGCCACGGCCTTTGGAGTGGTGTTAATACCATCCACGTTATCGCGAATCCATGCGGCCTTAACCTCAGTCTCGCCGCTATTGCGAATAGCATCGACTACGTTTTGAGCCAACACCTCATTGCCCTTGCGAGCCGTGGACTTTTGCCCATTCTTTGCCTTAGTGGCCTTTTGGTCACGCAGAGTAGTGAGCTTGTCGATAACGTCTTGATTATCAAAATCGTTAGCCTTAAGGAAATCAATCGCGGTGGACAGAGCGGTGAAATAAGTGGTGGTAGCCATAGGGCACCCCTTTCTTGACCCCGCAGGGTCGATTGGATTGGGACTCTTTGTCCCCCTGACAATTATTACTATACTACTTTTAACGTACAATACAATTGTCATTTTTATATTTGCAGATTTTGTGAAACCGCAGGTAGATCGAGGTGTTTTTAATAAATAGATTAATTAAATTCTAAAATCGAATATCAGGACTTGTACTAAAATGATTTCTTTTCTTATTTGTGGGGAATTTGTGAATTGATCGGTTTCTCTTGACAAGATTGCGGCGGGCATGTTATAATGTTGCGGCCGTTTATGATGACTATTTATATAAAATTTTTTGATTGTTCATAACTTTAAAGTTATAGATTCGCGCCGGCATAATTATCGAACGTCAGTTCGGACTAAAAAAGATCGTGCCGGGCAGACCCTACATCAAAAATTGAATTGCATCAAATCAAAATTTAACTATTTGGACATAAAAAATGAGCGGTTTAGACTCATGCTCAGGAGTGATAGTTACTTCACTTCAACTCTGAGCTCACAAAGCTCGTTCGCGCATTCGGATATCCAACATTGACACTCTTCGCAGAGACCGCCCCAGCAATCGCTGCAATTCTCATACATATAGTCTTTAACTCTTCTTTGTATTAGTTCTCTTAACTTCGCGTTTTCGACCTTAAGCCGTTCGATTTCGTCCTGTTGATTAACCACAGCGGCGAGTGCGTTTGCATATGTAACCGTGTTAGCCATAGTGACCAACCTTCCCGAGCTATTAGGCTCAAGTCTTATTGGGGAACCTTTTCTTTCTGACAATTATTATTATAGACACTTCTTAGATTGAGTCAATTGTCATTTTTATATCTGTAGGAATTGTGAATGGTTAAGATATTGATTTAAGAGGATCGGCACTCATAAAAAGTGAAACTACATGCGCCAGTGCTACAAAACAGATGTTCGATCAGAAGTGAACTTGGCGCATGGTATATTAAATTAAAAAAAGAGTAGTTTTTTATCCTGCTCAGGATAACATTTTTAGTTAAATTTATGTTCCTCTATTTTTTTAATTGATGTTCCATAGTCTGAAGAGTATCCTTCTATAATAATATCAAGAATCGTTGTATGATTATATTTAAGCATTTCAAGAAGTCCCTCAATTCCATCAATGTCATAAAAATTAATATCTAAAGAAACTGTTATATATTTAGATTTAGCCATTTTTTTATCCTCTCTTTTGGTTTTTCTTTTTGACAATTATTATTATAGGGGAACATTTTTCTATGTCAATAGCTTCATATTATCTCCACATTTCACGCCGGTACTACAGAACGCATGTTCGATTAAAGGTAGATCCGGCGCACAATAAAATTTTTAACTATTAAAATAAAAAAATGAACAGTTTTATATCTTGTTCAGGATAATTATGTTAATCTGTTATTGCACAATCAGTATGATTTTTAATATCAACAAGATAATGATACCATTTACTCGCCGTAATTAAGTCGGTGCAAGGATACTTTACATGAGCATTAAAATCACAAATCCAAATAAGCATTTTATTTTCCTTTCTTTAATCACAAGTATAATCAGGTTCAATTATTATTCTATTAATATGTTTATGGTCGCCATCATCTCCCGCAATTGCTTCATTCCTCAACAATCCGACAATACTAAGATTATATTTATTAATTAATTCTTGAAATTTATTCATTGCGTTATCACCATTTTGATATATAAAATAGTAAGGCGCTCCATAGCCCTGTTTTGGGTTAACAGTGATTACCCAAAGTTTGATGTGTTGCATGTTTAATCCTCTCTCTCTTCGACTTGATTAAAGTATAGCACATCTTTAGTGTCTCCATAGAATCTACACATTCGCGCCGGTGCAAAATTTAAGAAAATTATATAAGCCTTTTTACATCATGCTCAGGATGTTATTAATTAATTAGCGATTAGTGTAATATTTTTTTCATCATAATTAATAAATGCTTTTTCAAGCGGCCAAAATTCATAATCGTCTAAATCATAATTATATGTAGCAATTTGAATATCAGCGTCAAGTGTACAAGCATTACTCAAAATTTCAATGAGTAGGTCGTTAGCAGTCATTTTGTTTCCTTTTTTCGTGGTTTCTCTTACTCTTATGTCTTACTATAAAATAGGCTGGTTCATAGAAAATTCATAAAGGCCTTTTTACATCGTGCCTAGGATAAATTATTAATTTAGTCTGCTATTCTAATATCATTAATTTTATCATCCCAATACCATGCACAATCATTAAAAAACATAACAATTGGCTGAAAAAAATTCCAATTAATGTATTTGGCACAAAAACAAAAAAATGTTTCAAACTTTAAACAAATATTTTCAAAAATCTTGTAAATAAACATTTTTATTGCCTTTCTTTTATTGGTTTTTTCTTACACTTATATATTAACACAGTCTAGCTTTCTCCATAGAATTTTCACATTTCGTGCCGGCACGATCGTTTAAAAAATTATGTAGGTAGTTTTACATCGTGCCTAGGATGTTTGTTGGTTATACTTCTACATCATTGATGAAATTCCCATCAATATCAAAAATATCAATATGTCCGCCTTCTTCAGATTCAAGCATGTGGATAGCTTCAAGTTCGGCTAACTCACAAGCATCCTTAAAGGATTCGACGTTTTCAAATTCAACGCATAATGTGAGGATATCGCCATCAATGTTTTCGCCTTCAAGAATAAAAGAATAAATCATGGTTAAGTCCTTTCAGCCAGAATTCTTTTTACACTTATAGAATACCATATTTTAGACTGATTCACAAAATCTTCATATTTTGATCGCGCCGGCGCAACCCCATAAAATCTCCACAGTTCAGAAGATATAAAAATAAGGCGAGGAATTTAATTTTCCCCGCCCATTTTTAATTAATGAACATTCCTAGATTGTACTTTTTTCCACTCAGGACACCTAAACATTGGCATTGCAAAATCTTTGTGATGCTTTTGCTTACGCTTGCGAGCCTTAAAATATATATCTTTTTCAATTTCACAATCTTCTAGTGCGTGATGTGCTTCTACAAATTCAGCATTATTAAGCATGTAAGCATAAACAGTTTGTGCATTAGTCCTAATGTTATTTTTTTCTGTTACCATTCCATTCTGAATACACCAAAGAATATATTTATTAGTATCACAAATAGTAGCCAATGCCATTGTCATGATATCAACAATTTCAATATCATCATCAAAAAATGCATCGCCGCATCCATAAATATAACTTGCATTATCATTCAGAACGTTAAAATCAAACTTTGCATTGTAGGCGCACATAACAGTTTTAGCATTGTAACGCTTTGAAATTGAATTAAAATCTTGCATAATTTCTTCAAAAGGTTTAATATCCATACTATTAAAAACAATAGCATCAATATACATTTGAGCCTTGTTCTTAATGAAACTATCTCGCCTAAGAAATGCCATTCCAAAAGGACTATCAATAATATCTTTAACAAGTGCATTGTAACGCTCAAGCTCATTACCCTTTGAGTCACATACAATCCATGCAATATCAAAAGCCAAACGAGCATCGGTTACAGTCTCAATGTCAAGAATTGCAAATACCTTTTTCATATTTTTCCTTTCTCTTGGACACAATTATTATTATAGGCATTTGCTTTTTAAAGTCAATAGCTCCATAGAATCTCCACATTTTAATTGTTTTTAGAGAAAATTATATTATTTTTGTTGAAAACTGATCGATTTTTAATTCTTTTTTGTTGAAAATAATGTTGAAAAGTGCGGCCGGCACGATCTTTGTACACATTTTTATGCAAAAAATTAAAATTTTTTATAGAAAAGATATAAAAAATGAGTAGTTTTAAGTCATGCTCAGGACAAATAACTAATCCTCTATTTTAATTTTAGTAGTATAAGTAATAACATAGTAAACTTTAAGAGTTTTGAAAGTTTTATTTTTTAGGTCAATAAGAATATAAGGAATTGAATCTCCATCTTCATACATTTCTTCTTTAGCATCTTCTTCTACAGCCTTTTTAAGAGTGTCCATATCAAAAAAAAGATGGTCGCCTGTAGAAGGATTAATCATCAAACTTTCAGCATCATTCGCACGGTAGGCATAAAACATTTTTATCCTTTCTTTTAGTTCTTTCTTTCTGACAATTATTATTATAGACTGTTTGAATCTCAAGTTAATTGTCATTTTTATATTTGTAGGAATTGTGAATTATTAATCATTTGATGTTTCATGCCGGTGATCATGATACTTTAAAAGTTATAAGATAAGGGAGGCCGCACAGTGCGGCCTTAACTCCAATCAAAATAGTAGGAATAATTTTAAAAAATACTCGCCTTGTCATCAATTATCCAATCTGTACGATTGCCATAGTGCCCAATAGAGTAAATAAAACAATACTAAGAATGAATTCCATTTATTTTCCTTTCTCTCTTGGATAATACTATGTTACCACATGTTTTTGCAATTCATAAAATCTTCATAAGTTGCGCCGGACAGATTGATAACTTAAAGATTATTGAGCCTTTTTATATCATTGCTCGGGATATTTTATTTTAACATTCAAATTCTTCTAGGAATTCTGTATCTTTTTTTACATAATGCCAAAAGGCTTTATGAATTATAGTTTTTTTGATATTTGGATATTGTTTCATAATCCATTGTTCACATTCTTTATAATCCAACCAATAATCAAAATATCCTCGTTTTTGAATAATGGCGTACCAAATTGTAATAGCTAATGAAAGATTCTTTTCTTTATCTTCTTTACGCATTTTTAGACCCTCTTCTTTCGTGGTTTTCTTTACTCTTATATCTTACTACAGAATAGGTCTATTCATAGAAAATACACAAAAGCAGTTTTATAACATGCTCAGGTTATTTATTTTATTTTTTTATGTAAGGGATTCTTTCAAAAACAAAACGACATTGCAACGCATTATCAGCAAAGATATTTATTAAGCCCCATGTTGGATTTTCGTCATTTTCACAATCCCAATCAAGTCTAATTTCTTCTATCGGAAAAAACAAATGTTCATCTATATCTTTATATATAGCAACTATTACTTGTTCAACTGTATCACAAGCAAATAATAACATTTCTTCACTATCATTATCTGTGAAGTAACATCCATAAATAGTATTCATTAATATTTCCTCTCTCTTTGACTTGATTAAAGTATAGCATAGTTTTAGGTTCTTCACAAAATTTTCATAATTGAGTGCCGGGCAAAATGATAATGAAAAAGGAATCAAAAAACAATCCCTTTTTCATTTTCATTTATAATGTTAGCTCAAGGTGACGCATAATAATATATTCATTTTCAAAAGTAATACCATAAAGTGTAATATTAGCATTGATATAAAAATCTTGATTAATAGAAATAGAATTATTGATTAAACCTTGGATATCCCAAATAGCATCTTTGTATTTATTAATAGCTTTCATTTCCAATTTTGAATCATAAGTATTATGATAATTACCAAGCAGGCCGCGGTTATTTAAAAAATCAATATCAATAACCACGTGATAACTTTTAAAATCTTTCATCTTTTTACCTTTCTCTTGGAGGAAACAAGTTTAATTTTCATTTTAAAGGATTGAAAAAATAGCAGTTACAACTCCAAAAAGTAAACCAATAAAACAATAGTACCAGAAACCAAGATAATAATTTTTGTCAAGAAATACACTAATAAGTATCATGATAATAGAAAATACAACCCATCCGAGGAACAATAGCATTTTTCAATTCCAATCTTTCGTCTTTTTTATTTCTAATATAATTATACCAGATTATAAAGCGGGAAGCAAGAAAAATTTTCATTCACAAAATCTACATATTCTGCGCCGGCACGCGTTTGTGTAGATTTTATGAAGCTATTGACATATTCCAATAGATGAACTATAGTATATGTAGCGTTAAAGAGAAAGGATTTTGTCATGGCATGTAATATCTATTTCGTAGTTGCTTTTGCTCGTTTCACCAATGATATCATTACTCATTCAAACTTTAATACTCTGCGGGATGCCGAGAAAGAAGCTCGTTACTTTATCAAACATTCAAACGTTGGCCGCGTCGAGGTTCTTAAAAATGAATCACTATTTGAAGTGTTTGGTCGTGAAGAGGGCGACCGTCGAGCTATCAAGATTAAGGATGGTGTTATTACTACAATTAGATTATAATAGAAAGAGTGCGCAAGCACTCTTTTTGTTTAGAGATATAGTTAAATATTTGATACGGATCTGCCGGCACAGGACTTTAAAATATTTATGCAGCAAGATCACCGCAAGGATCTGCCGTGTAAAAAATTAAGCAGTTTAAAGACTTACTTAGGTCTGTTTGTTTAATAATGATAATCTACTGAAGTTTCTATGTTGATTTTTGAGACATGGTTTGTAAAAATAATTGTTTTATAAAATTGTAAATATGTGTTATGATTAATTTGCGAGAGACAATCATTAAGCATTTGATTAAATTGGTCATTAGAAAAGTCTTCTGACAGAGAAATTTCATCATAAAGAATCTTATCTCCATTGTCAAGATTTATAAAAATTTTTGCGATATAGGTGCTTTCCATGGTTTTACCTTTCTCTTGGATTTGCTTATATATCTATAATAACCTATCATATAGCCATTCTATTGGAGAATTGCATATCTGCACATATTCTCCATATAAGGGCGCCGGCATTAGAGCTAACGCCCTTATAGGGTAGACCCTAGCAGAGATTGCGTAGGGTTTTTTCATTGCAGAACGTGGCGCCCTCATGCTTATGTTGGAAAGCTATACCATTATCCTCTATATCGCCCGCCATTGTAAAAGGCACGCTATCTTTTTCCCACTTTTGTCCGAACAGCTGTTCGGTAACGAGCATTTCTGCCGTTTCGCCTTTGTTGTACTTATGACTTTTAACTAAAGAGTTGAAATATTCCACGCTGCACAGAGTATCGGCGCCCATAGCTACCAAATATTGCTTTATAGCATTGGTGGGACGAAAACGCAGACTGTAGCCCGCGCCACGCGATGCCTTATCAATTTTTGTAATATTCATCAGCTCGGCCGTATCGACATCAAACATCGTAACAGCATACACAACGCCCCTATAACTAAAAGTGAATATATAGTTATGAGTATAGGCATGGTTCTGGTAGGTGTTTGCAAGGTGGGCGTGCATGGTCAAGTTGGACATTTCAATTCCTTTCTTTCGTTGTTAATATATACTATACGCCTATTTAAAATGTTTGCAACCGAGAATCGTTAGTTGTGGACGTTTTGTGAAACAGCAGGTAAACATAGGTGTTTTTTAGCAGATAGTAAATATATATATGTTTGGTACATAACATTTGTAATGTTTTTTGTTAACTATCTGATATTTTAGGACTTTGTGAAGATTATGTGCATAAACTCGCATTTGCAAAATCTTCATTTGACTTTTACTAGCGCGGTGTGGTAAAATTTCGCCCAACCTCGATAATTTTTATGTGATATAGCTTTTATGTTGTTGGTTAATGTTTTGATATTCAATTGTTTAGTCTTTTATCATGAACTTATTAATTAATATTTTTATGTCCAATAGTAAAAGTAATTATTTAATTGTTTGATGTTAACAACTTTGTTGAAAAGCTTTTATATTCAATTTCAGGATACGAGTTTTTAACAAAATAGAGCGATTGTGAGACGTTTTAAACCCCGATGTTGAAAACTTTTTTCTGTCGGTTTTTTCTAGTCGCCTCCACAATTTTTTAGCGTTTGAGCCATTCTAAGCCATTCTAAGGGCCTATTTGCTTTTTTGCTTATTTTAATAAGTGCGATTGTCAGAATCGCTTAGAATTGGTTTAGTCTTTTATGTGCGTCAACATAAAAAAAAGAAGCCTTAAAAGGCTTCTTTTAATCAAGGATGAAAGTTTCAGGTGTGTAATTGTTGCTATTGTATTTCCATATTGTTAAACCGTTGTAAACTTGTTTGCACAGAGTAGAACCGTCGCACAATTCAAGAAACAAGGCCGCGCCACCTTCAAATACTTTAACAATATCATCAATGGTGTAACCGATAATGTCAAGCGCGCGAGAAACGAGGTCATTGTTGGTGTACTTGATAGTCATTGTTCTATCCTTTCTTTGTTGTATCCTTTAACTATCTAATACTATACGCTTACTAGCTGAATGTGTCAATGCTTTACCGTGAGCGGTAGTAAATTATGGATGAACGGTGAATGGTAGAATTGTAGACGTGAGCGGTAATTTGAATGTTTCTCTTGACAAACTCTGTGCCGGCGTGTTATAATTTTTCGCCCAACCTCGATACCATTTTTGTAATAACAATTTTATGCAATAAAAAAGGGCTCGTTTGAGCCCTTTTTTATTATTTATGATAAATGTTTAGTCGCAATCTATAAGAACCACATCAAACGTTTCGTCTATCTCTACTCTTCTAACTGGCCCATAGCCATAATCATCAACAGGAATATTAATTTCCTTATCTTGGGGCATTTCCTGAAGCTGCTTTATTAACTCTGCTACGGTCATTGTTCTGTCCTCTCTTTGTTGTATCCTTTAACTATCTAATACTATACTCTTGTGTTGCTAGTACGTCAAGCATCACGGATGAACGGTAGTAAAATGTGGGTGAATGGTGAACGGTAGAATTATAAATGTGAGTGGAAAAAATAAAATTCTCGCTTGACAGTCTTTGTGTGCGTGTGGTACAATTTCGCCCAACCACGATAACTTTTATGTGATATCTTCTTTTAGACATAAAAAAAGAGGTCTTTGTTAGACCTCTTTAAAATACTCACTAAAGACACTTTCATGTATTGTGAGATTGTGTTTGATACCATTTAAATCATAGAATTTTCCATACTTCCTGTTTTCCCTAATATTATCTACCTCAAACCTATCACCAACGTTTGCGAGTTTTTCATTAAGGCCGTTGGTCATATCCTTAATTGCTACTACGTTCTTCATTGTCCTATCCTCTCTGTTTGTTATCTTCTCTTTACTAATAATATACAGCATACGATAGCTAGAGTCAATAGTTACCGCGAACGGTAGAGAAATTGTGGTGAGCGGTCATAACGTTTTGATGCTATCTATGTTAATACATAAAAGATATAGGGGATCGACTTAGTATTTTGAAATATTATATAAGAATGGTAGTTAAAATTTTGATGTTGAGCTATAATAAAAAAGGAACCTTTTAGGTTCCTTTTTTTATGTCCAATCTCTTTGAAGTGTTTCATCCCACATTTTATCAATTTGGCTATTTTCAATCGGATATTTTGCCATTGCATAAAAAACTGAAACGATTGTGATAATTGCCATTGTGATTGAAATAGTTGCCATTTTTGTGTTCCTCTCTGCTGGAGTTTTTCTTTACGACTTAATAATAACACGCGCCTACAGACGAACAGCTGAGAAACACAATTCTTCACAATCTGCACACATTTATTTCTTAGAGTATTTTGTACAGTTACACATGATAACGGCACGCTATAGCATCGTGCGCCAATACATCGTGCGCTATCTAATAGGGCGGGTACATTCGGGCTATTACATAAAAGTATTAAGGGTGAGTCGGGGCCACGCACAAAAAATCTTCTAAATCATTTTTCAGTTTTTGATTATGAAATCCTATCCATTAATCTTTTATACAAATAAGCTGTTCTTGCATCAATAGTTTTATCTCTCCAACTTTTCCACATCTGATTTTCTAGGATATCATATAAAGCCTTCTCTTTTTTCGCATTTCCCTTACAATCTTTATAAAGTTCCTCAAACAATTTTTCGATCGCATTCGCATCGTCTGCAAGATCAGTAAATTTACTCATATATTCTTTCATATTTTTTCTCCTTTCTTTTAATTAAATTATACCATATATTTTTTAACTCGTCAAGAAATTTTAGGGCAAAAAGTAATAATTTTTTTCACAAAAATTTTATATAAAATATAAAAAAGTTCTTGACTTTTAATTAAAAAAATGTTAAAATATTTATATAAAAAAAGAAAGGAGGTGTGCGAACCTTGTTTTTAGATTATTCCTTACAAACCATCGAATCCCGCAAAGAATTTGTTGATAAACTTTTATCAAAATATACCCCAAACTCTAATGAACTTTCTCTGTTGGGGGATTATCTACTTTTTACCCGAGATAAAAATCAAACTAAAAAAGAACGTAAAGAAGATTATCCAATAACAACTCCCAATAGAGAACATACAATAGACAAAAGACAGATATCTTATGAAGGTTTAATTGATAGATTAGAAAATGGAGAAGATGGACTTTATTCTATCATGTGTGATAACAAAGAAATGAAACTTGACAATAAAGATCCTCTAACTAAAGAAGATATAAAAAATATTCCAGGCATAGCTGAAGGACTTAACGTAATAAAAAAATTAGAATGACAATATCAACACGCAACAGGTCAACGCCGCAAAAACTTAAAAAAAACTATTATAGAAACTTGAAAACAACTTTATCTAATAAAAAGTTCTCATAAAATGGCACTCAACATATCCACTAATAAAACACAATATTTAGCAAATATTGATATTCCAGAAACAGTTTACTGAAAAGATGGATACCCATATAGCGATGATCTACTCACTCTTTTAAATCCAGATCACGTATCTTTTCTTCTTCAATACTACCAACCACTAAAAGAAGAATCTTGATATCTTTTAGAAAGTGATATGCTTTGACACTTAATAGATTTAGAAGAGGTAGCATCCGCAGCTTTAGAACAAAAATACCCAATGCTTTGAGATATTTTAATTTGAAAAGTAGATGGACGCTCTAACAAACAAATTCAAGAATTAGTTTTAAAACATTATGGAGTTAATCATACAGAACAGTATTATTCTTCTATTTGAAGAAGACGCATTCCCAAATTAATCTCTAAAGAAGTACAAAAACGCTACATTTTAAAACATTACTTAAACAATTATAAAACAGATTCTTCTTTAAATTGGAAAACTTGTTCAAAGTGCGGGAAGGTCATGCCTGCACATCCTTTCTTCTTCCCTAAAAATTCCAATAAAGAAGGTTTTTATAGTCAATGTAGAGAGTGCCGCAATGGGAAGGAGGAAAAATAAATGACTGTAGCAAAGAAAAAATGTGAAAAGTGCGGGAGGTCATTAAGAGAAACAGAATTCTTTAAAATGAAATCAGGAGAACGTTATAAGCTTTGTAAAGATTGTTTAACTCAATATATAGATAATCGAGATAGAAGTACTTTCGACTGAATTCTAAAAGAATTTGATGTTCCTTACATTAAAGAAAAATGAGTAGAGCTTACAAATAAAATCTATATGCGGAATCCCGGTAAGTTTGGCCCAAAGTCTGTTATAGGTAATTATATACGAACAATGAATATGAAACAATATGAAGATATACGTTATGAACATTCAGCTGACACTTACGACGAAGCTCGGGCAAAATCGCAAGGAAAAGAATATAAACCTAAAGCACTCGCAGAAAAAGAAAACTTAAATAAAGAAGAACTAAAACGAAAATTAGACGCAGGTGAAATTTCAGAAGCAGAATACCGCACACTTACTGAACCTTCTTCTCTTGGAGAAAATATAGATTTTGTTGATATGGATATTCAAGAGGAAGAAGAAAAAGAAGAAAAACCTCCTTATGCAAAAGATGATACATATTGATCAAATCAATTAACTCAAGAAGATATTGATTATTTACTTTTAAAATGAGGAGTAATGTATAATCCTCAACAATGAATTACAATGGAAACAATGTATCAAAAATATGCGGAAGAGTATGATTTAAACTCTGACCGAGAAGAAGTTTTAAAGAAAATGTGCAAAACTTCTTTAAAGATGGATGAAGCTCTAGATACTGGAGATATAACAGCTTATAAAAATCTCGCAACCGTCTTTGATCAACTTCGTAAATCAGGTCGTTTTACAGAAGCACAAAAGAAAGAAGAAAAAAGAGAACTTCTTTCTACTATTGGAGAATTAGCTGCGCTTTGTGAAAAAAATGGAGGTATTATTGAAGCGTTGCCGCAATTTGATCCTAATCAGTATCCTCAAGATGTAATTGATTTTGAATTAAAAGATTTAAAAGCTTACACCTATCATCTCGCGGCAGATGAGCTACGACTTGGAGACTTAATTGAGTCTTATATTGCAAAGCTTGAAAAGCAAGAAGATGAATCTCTTGACGTAAATCTTGGTCTTGTCACATCTGCGGAAGAAGCTGAACAACAACGACTTAGAGAAGAAAAATATGAAAAAGATAGAGAAAAAAGTCCTGTTGAATATGAAAATGAAATTGAAGCAGAAGCAGAAGAATTGCTTCGGATGGTTGAGGCAGGTGAGATATAATGGCTTTAAAAGATATTATTAGACCATCAAGTAAAAAGAAGGATTGAGATCCTGACTCTTTAAAAGAACATATCATTAAAAATATTGAAGCGTATCGTAATTTAATTGCTTATTGAAGAGTTTATCCTGACAAACTTGTAGATTATTATCTCTCTCTTGGAAACCCTTATAATTTTCGATTTAGAGCATATCAAAGATTATTTTTACGTGCACTTTTTAGACATAAATATCTGTATGGAACTTTTGTGCGGGCTTGATCAAAATCTTTTATGAGTGTGATGGGCCTAATGTTAAAATGCATCCTGTACCCAGGAGCGACAATTGGTACTGCGGCGGGAGGTAAAGAACAGTCAGCTCAAATTGTAAGCTCTAAGGTTATGGAGATATGTAAATTGATTCCGGCTATGGGTAAAGAGATAATATGAGATACTAGAGGTATGGCAGCTAGGACTTCTCAAACAAAAGATTCAGTAACTTACGCTTTTGTGAATGGTTCAATTTTACGTAATATTGCCGCGAATGAAAATTCAAGAGGATCTCGTCTACAATCGTTACTTGTAGAAGAATGTGTGGGTGTAGATCAGGATATATATAATGAAGTTCTTAAACCAACTTTAAATGTTGACAGACAAGTTCAAGGAACTTCAGATCCAAGAGAACAATTAAATAAAAGTGAAATTTATGTAACAACTGCGGGATATAAAAATACAGTTTGATATGAAAAATTAATTCAAACTTTTTGTCAATCTGTTGCAAGACCAAATGAAGCAATTGTTTTAGGTGGTAGTTGAAGAGTTCCAATGATGGAAGGCTTATTTGATAAAGATTTCATTCGTACCTTAAAAATGGACGGGACATATAATGAAGCTTCATTTGAACGAGAATATGAATCTCATTGGACGGGAGATATAGAATCAGCATTCTTCTCTTCAGAACGTTTTGATAAACAAAGAAAAATTAATCAGGCAGAGTGAAAATTTAGCAATCGAACATCCAAAGATGGTTATTATATTATGGGTGTTGATGTTGGTCGTTTTAATTGTACAACTGAAGTTATTATTATAAAAGTCACTCCTGGAGCTGGAGATACCCCAAGAAAAAGAGTTGTTAATATTTATTCTTTTGATGAGGAACATTTTGGCATGCAAGCTCTTAAATTAAAAAGATTATTTAATCTTTATAAATGTCAAATTGCGGTAATAGACGGTAATGGTTTAGGTCAAGGTTTAGTTGATATGTTGACAATGGATACTATTGATCCTGATACTGGAGAAACCTTGTACAATTGAGGCGTTTACAATGATGATGATTTTAAATATAGAAATATGAAAACGGAAAATACAATTGAAAATGCAATGTATGTAATGAAAGCAAATGCTCCATTAAATTCTGAAATGTATGCTTACTGTCAAGCAGAAATAAATGCGGGTCGTATTAATTTCTTAGTAGATGAACAAATTGCTAAAAATAAATTAATGACACAAGCTCAAGGTAAAAAAATGAGTCCTAGTCAACGAGCAGAATATTTAATGCCTTTCGTAAAAACATCATCTCTTAAAGAAGAAATGATGAATCTTATTCAAGAGCATGAAGGAGCGAATATTATTTTAAAACGTTCAAGCAAAAAAATTCAAAAAGATAAATTTTCTGGACTCATTTATGGTTTATACTATTGTAAGCTCCAAGAGGACAGATCAACTAAGAGAAAAATGCGGGATTTATCTGGTTTCATGTTTTTTGACTAATAAAAAATTTTTAAAAAATTAGGGCAAAATTGAATAATTTGTTTTATCTAAATTTTATATACTTTAGAGTAATAGTGAGAAAGGAGTGCAATAGTATGTTATCATCAAAAATGGAAGTAAAGATACACAATATTTTAACAGACTATGACGTTCCTTTTGAAGAAGAGTATACATTCGATGATTTAGTCGCTTCAAGCGGAAGGCCATTGAGATTCGACTTCGCTGTATTTAATGACGATGGACAATTAGATTTTTTAATAGAAGCTCAAGGTAGACAGCATTATCAAGGAGTTTCTAAATTTGGTGGCGAAAAAGGAAAAAATAGGCAACAATATAATGATACTCAAAAAAAGAACTATTGCTTAAAGCATGGTATACAATTAATTACTATTCCTCATTATGATGAAAATAGAATCACTTATGATTATATTATGCATCAAGCGGGGTATTAAGGAGGTCGAGTTCAATGAATGATATTCGTTTGGTCTCTGCGACTGAACAACAGCGTCCTTCTTATGATTTTAACAAAATGAGAATTGGTGGTACTGCTTACAGAGATGAAGTTCTTTTAGACCTTAAAAAAGTTAATGAAAGACGAGCTCGAAAAAATGATTTGCGGCTTCGTTGAGAACGCGCAATTCAATCCAATAATTTAGAAGAGATGCGAGCAATTTCAAATTACTTTTTTACAGTAAGTGGTATTTATTCTCGACTTTGTAGATATATGGCGTATCTATATCGTTATGATTGATTCGTCACGCCTATCCGCATAGACGAAAAAATCAAAGATAATAAAATTATTGAAGGCTGAATGAAATCTGTTCTTCTCTTGGATAGGTGTAATTTAAAAAAATTATTTGGAGAAATTGCGCTTAAAGTAATAAAAAATGGTTGTTACTATGGTTATAAAGTAGGAAATGATACTATGATTTCTTTACAGGAGCTTCCTATTAAATATTCGCGCAGTAATTTTAAATTAAATGGTAATCCTATTATTGAATTTAATGTGCGTTTCTTCGATGATTGTTTTACAACTACAAAGAAAAGAATGAAAGTATTAAAAGCTTTTCCAAAAGAGTTCCAACAAGGATATATAAAATACAAAAAAGGCGCTCTTGAAGGAGAAGACACTAAGAATGATGGATGAATTGGTTTAGATGCTGAAAAAGCGGTAAAATTTAATTTAAATAATTCAGATACCCCATTTTTCTTTTCAATTGTTCCCAAGTTATTAGACTTAGAAGATGCTCAAGAGTTAGATAAAAAGAAAATGGAACAGCAACTTTTAAGATTAGTAGTTCAACAACTTCCTATGGATAAAAATAGTATTCCTGTTTTTGATATAGAAGAAGGTAAAGAATTACATAAAAATGCTGTTGCTATGCTTGGAGAAACAATTGGTGTTGATGTGTTAACTACGTTTGCGGACGTTGCTGTAGAAGATTTATCAGATCATTCTAATATGTCGGCCGCGGACCAGTTAGATAAAGTGGAAAGAACTGTATACAATGAAGCTGGCGCTAGTCAAATGTTGTTTAATACCACTGGCAACCTCGCTTTAGAGAAATCTATTGTGAATGACGAAGCCACAATGACTGATTTGCTACTTCAATTTGGAAGTTATGCAGAGAGTCTCTTGAAGCCTTTTAATAAAAATGTTAAAAAGCTTCGTTACACCGTGCAGATGTTACCAACTACCGGTTATAATTATAAAGATTTATCCAAAGTCTATAAAGAGCAAACTCAAATTGGTTTCTCTAAACTTTTACCTCAAGTTGCTCTTGGACAATCTCAAAGTGTTGTGTTATCAACCGCAATATTTGAGAATGATATTCTTCATTTAGATGAAGTATTTAGACCTCCTGCGTCTTCAACTACTACAGCTGGTACAGTAGGAGAATCTAAAACACAAACCGGTAATAAACCATCTGCGGGTAGTCAGGGCGGACGTCCTCCATTACCAGAGGATGAGCAGTCTGACAAAACAAGACGTAATAAAGAGTCCGAAAGTTAGGAAGGAGGTATAGATGGCGTTAAAAAATAGATCTGAGGTATCTACCATTGATAATCCAGAATTTATAAATCTTACACCTTCCGATCTTTCACCACTAATTTCAACTTGCGAAATTAAAGTTTTTTACCTTGGTCATAATAGAAATCATTCATATATTAATAAAGATACCGCTTTAAAAATGGCTAAAACTTTAAGAGGAACGCCAATAGTAGCGGCCTACAATGAAAAAAAAGAAGATTTTGGTGATCATGGTCATGTAATTCATATCGAAGATGGAGAAATTAGTTTTTCCTGTAAAACTGTTCCTTATGGCTTTGTAGCTCCTGATTCAAAAATTTGATTTCAAAATTTTACAGACACAGATGAATTTGATAATAAAGTTGAGCGAACTTATATGATGACAACTGGCTATTTATGAACTGGACAATTTCCAGAGCTTACAAAAGTTATTGAAGAAGGTCAGCCGCATTCAATGGAGCTTGACGGTGAATCATTAGAGGGTCACTGGGCAGAAGATAGAGAATTGGGTGTAGATTTCTTTATTATTAACGATGCAGTTTTTAGTAAACTATGTATTCTGGGAGATGACGTTGAGCCTTGCTATGAAGGAAGCTCTATTACATCTCCGCAAGTAAGTTCAAATTTTTCTAAAGAGAGTTTTGAAAATACTTTGTTTACGATGATGCAAGAGCTAAAAGAAACCTTAAATAGCAAAGGAGGGTTGAATATGTCTAATACTGAAGATCAAGAATTTGAGAATGAAGTAGCTCCTGAGCAGGTAGATGATACCGCAACTGAAGAGAGTACGGATTTTGAAAATACTACAGAAGAAATTGAAACTGTAGAAGATGAAGATGTTGATTCAGACGAAACAGAGGATGACGACAAGGACGATTCCATTGTTGAAGATGAAGAATATGTTCATGAAGAGTCTGAAGATAGTGATAATACAGATTCAGAATTTTCTGAAGAGCAATTTAATGCAATGAATAACGAACTTGAATCTCTTCGCGCAGAGGTTATGGAGTTACGTAATTTTAAGCTAAAAATTGAGAATCAACAGAAACAGTCTTTGATTGATAGCTATTTCATGCTTTCTGACGAAGATAAGCAAGAAATTGTTGATCACATGGCTGAATATTCTTACGACGATATTAAAGCTAAATTAGCTATTATGTACGTTGAACAGAATGTAGATTTTACCAAGGTAGATGGGCAGTCTGACGACGAGCCTTCCCCTGAAATGACTTTCTCCCTTGAGGATGAAACAACTACAGAGCAGCTAACAGATTTACAGCGTGCTCTTCGTAATGCAAGCAAATAATTAAATTAAGGAGTTAGATAAATGGCTATTACTTTTGATGGTAAACTAGGCTTCGCAGTTGTTGAGCCTAATCACCTTTCTGCTCCTCGCAACGGCCAAGTCTATGGTCAGCTTCCTGCGGCTGATGGGATTGATATCCTTGAGCAGGGCACCTTTGTAAAGTATGATTATGCTAACGGTGAAGTGAATTTCACTGGCGAAGGTCCTTGGATGATGGTCTTTAATGAGGAGAAGCTCTATGATGAGCGTCACCAGATGCATCGCGACTATGCTATGCAGGCTGCGGATTTCTACGATGGTAAGATGTATCCTCGTGTATTCGTAATGCACGCTGGTGATATTTTCACTACAAATAATGTTGCTAATGCTACCTACTCTGTTGGTCAGGTACTTACTCCTGGCGACGAGGGTATTCTTGAGGTTGGCACAGGCGATCTTGAGTGCACAATTGTTAAAGAGACAACTATGCCTGATGGTCAGCCCGGTCTTAAACTCCAAGTAACTAAGGCTTAATTGAAGGGAGGAAAATAGATATGCTAGATTTTAAAGATTTAGAAATGCTTGCTAAACAGGCAGTTCGTGCAGATAAAGGCACTTCTGTTAATTTCTCCTTTAATGGTAAGAATGAACAGTATTCTATTGAACAAGTGAATGAAGTTCTTGCAAAAGAGCTTTCTGAAAGACTTGGTTATAATGGCGGTAAAGTAGATTATTATACTTGGAAAGCTAATCGTGACGAGGTTTTTGCTCTAGTTTCTCATGTGCTTGAAGAGGTTATTCCTGCCCGTGTCGATAAAATGTATATGCAATTTGCTGATGTTGAGCATATTGCTCAGGGTGATCGTGCAGTATTTAAGATTCGTGTAACTGAAGCTTCTAAGCGTCGTGCTCGTACATTTGTTACCCGTGGCGCGCTTGCAGCTCGTTACGAGACATTCATGCTTGATGGTGCTGAGATGACAGTTGAGACTGGTGCTATCACCAGCGCAGTCCGCATTGGCTTCGAAGAAGTTCTTGACGGACGTTGGTCACTCGCTGATTATTCTCAGATTATCATGGAGGAGTTTGACTATTTCATTGCTCGTGAGGTAGCTGCGGCTCTTACTGCTATGATTGCCGACATTCCTGAGGTTAATAAAGCAACTGTCAATGGCTTTGACGAGGAAGTAATGGATGAGTTACTCGCTATTGCTGATCAGTATGGCCGTGCAACAATTTATTGTACACAAGCGTTTGCCAATAAGATGATTCCTTCTGAGGGTCGTTGGTCTGACGCTATGAAAGATCGTATGTGGGCAGATGGTTGGCTCGGTAATTATAAGGGTCATAATGTTGTAATTCTACAGCAGGGTCTTGTTGATGAGACAAATACTAATTTTGTCGTTAATCCTTCAACTGCTTATATTATTCCTACTGGCACAGAGAAGCCTGTTAAAATTGTCTTTGAGGGGCAACTTCTACTTCGTACCACTGATAACAATGAAGATTGGTCAACCGATGTTCAGATGTATCAGAAGGTAGGCGTTGGTACCGTCGCTCATATGGGTCAAATTAATTGGATTTGCGCTTACAAAGATTCTTCACTTGATGATACACGTACTCGCCGCAAGGAGATCGGTGATTAGGACGACCCGGTGGTAAATCCTGACGAGAATTATCAGGTAAGTTTTAATGCAGATAACTATTCTTTAACCTCTGCGTCAACTCCTTTGAAAATAACGCTTAGTCGCGCCGATGGAGAGCCTTTGACCGCAGAGGATAAAGAAGGTTGGTCATTAATTGATAACTCTGGTGTTTTAATACAATCAGGTAATACAAACTTTACTTCTAAAGGCGTAGGAACTTTAAATATAACTCGCGCCAATTCAACAGATCTTAGTGTAGGAACAACTATTATCAAACTTATAAAAGATAATGCTGTTTATGACACCGTTCCTGTTAATTATTCGCCTGCGGCAACTATTTTAACAGATAGCACAGATAAATTATTAACAGATGGTGCAGAAAAAATAACTACGTTAAAAATTAATAATAATATAGTTAATATTTCTGATTACATAATTACATCTAATAATCAAGATGCAGCGATAGTTGAAAAAATAGAAGATGATATTTTTATTACACCTTTACAGCCAGGTCAAGCAATTTTTAGAGTAAGTAAAGATGGAAAGTATGCGGAAGCTAAAATAACTTTTTATATTCCATCTGCCTCTATTAATGGAGTATATTATAAAACATTAGGAAATGCTTTTAAAGCAGCTCAAAATGGAGATACTATAGTTTTAAATAATGATACTACAGAGTCAATTTGATTTTCAGGTACAGCTCCAAGAGTGCAAGATTTTAAATTAACTTTTGACCTTAATGGACATACTCTTACAGGTTCTGCTTCTTCAAGTTATGCTTTAAGAGTAGATTATGGTGAGATAACTGTGAAGGATAGTGTCGGTACGGGTGCTATTGAATATGGTAGAGATTATGCGTTCTTAGTTGGTCACCTAGCAGGAGACTATCCTTCTAAGTTAATTCTTGAATCTGGTAATTTTACTGGTAAAACCAGTGTCTTACAAGCTGGACAACCAGGAGGGTCTGGAGCAAACTATAAATATTATGGCGGGGATGCCGTAATTAAAGGTGGAGTCTTTAATATAGTTCCTGATACCAACGAAACTTATGATTCAAATGGTAACTTTAAGTATGGTTTAAATATGCTTGACATGAATGAATCTGCTTACGCAGGTGGTATATATAGTCCTTCTAGTATTTTAGTTGAAGGCGGTAAGTTCTATAAATTTAACCCTGCCAACAATTTAGCAGAAGGAGCTAATACAAACTTTGTTGCGGATGGATTCAAGTCTGAAAAGAATGGCGACTGATATGAGGTAATACCAGAATAAAGGATTTACATCCGAACATTAATTTAATTAAAGGGGAGGATTTCTTCCTCCCCTATTTTATAAAATGGAGATTAAAAGGAGATTGAAAATGATTAAAGATGATATTACAGTTCGAGTCCGCAACCTAACAGACCAAATAGTAGCTTTTACAATTCCAGAACTACGAGTACGAAGAGTCTTTAGAGGTTTTGAAACAAAAGAGCTAACTGCCGCTGAATTGCGTCAACTTTGGTACCTTCCAGGAGGTTCAAAGCTATTACAAGATTATCTTGCAGTAGAGAATCAAGACCTCGCCGCAGAGTTTGGTATTTCAGAAGATCTTTTTACTCATGAGTACTCTTGGACTTTAAATGATGTTAAAAGAGTTTTACTTAATGGTTCTATTGATGAATTAGCAGATGCTTTGGATTTTGCTCCTATTGGAATTGTTGATACTATTGTAAGTCAAGCAGTAATTCTTCAAATTCCAGATATTAATAAGCATCGTTTAATTCAGCAAGAAACCGGTCATGATATTACAAAAATGATTAGTTATGCGGAAGAGCTAAATAGTTTAGTTGAAGATACTCCAACAGAGCGTAAAACTCGCCGAGTTGGTTCAAATAAAGAAGTGAAACCACAAGGACGCAGAGTCCAATAGAGACAAAGAAAAGGAGGGAGGAATATGGCAGAAGAATCACCTACCTCTTTTCAAGATATGTATGATTTTTTCCTTGCGGGAATTACTGATGACATGTACATGGAAATGACTGAAGAAGATACAAAAGAGGTTTTACAAGAATTATTAGTTGCAGCAATTAATAGTTTTGAGTTTCCTCGCTGAGAAACACCTTTTGTTTTTGATTTTGATAATCAATCTTTTACAGTTAAATTAACATCTACTGAAATGACTATTATTAGACTTTATATGATATGTGAATGGCTTGGGTATCAAATAGCTAATGTTGATCTCGTTAGACAAAAATACAGTGGATCAGATTTTAAGTTTACCAGTCAAGCAGCTCATATAAAACAATTAATAAGTCTAAAAGAATCTTATGAATTGAAGGCTCTTAAAATGCAACGTTTATACTCTAGACGTGAATACGATTCTGATGGACATGTTAGATCATCTATGTATAAAATTATGAACTATGACGCACCTGACAAACGATTTGAAAGGGTGTAACATGGAAACGATATATAATATTTCAATTGATAAAAATACAATTATCAACATTTTAAATAAACAACAAAAACTTACTTTTAAACTTCTCCCAATGTTAGAAGAAAATCAAGAGTGAGATAAACTTTTAGAAACTGTTATTATAGAATTTTTAGGTATGCAGGGTTGTTTTCCTAAACTTGAAAATTTAGTTTCTTTAATTTTTAAATTAAAAGGACTTGAACAACTTTCAGATGATTTTATGGCTTATCGTAGAACTATCTTTGAATGCTGTTCTTTGATTGATAAACTTAAAAAAGATATTGATTAGGAGGTGCGGCCTATGTCACGGAATAGTTTGGCAGCAAGACTTACAGCGTTAGGTGGAGATCAGCTTGGCCGCATTAATAAACAAAAATTAAAAAGTTTACAATGAGCATTAAAAAATGATTATAATTCTAGATTAATTAAAACTCCTTTGCATTCTGCTTGACCAGCTTTAATAACCACCGACTCTGGTGGATTAAAAGCAGATTATGATAAAAAATTTGTATCTGTTGAATTTGATTCTGGATTAGAATCTGGAGACGTTTTTGAAGTATTGGCAGATGGAACTCATTGAATGATTTATTTGCCAGTTTTGACAGAAACTGCTTACCTCAGATCTGAGATAATTCGTTGTAGATATACGTTAGAGATTGATGGAACATCATATTGAGTGTATTTTCAAGGACCAACTGAAACAGATCTTCGTTGGTTTATTAAGAATGCAATTAACGTGAATGAATTAAATCTATCTGGCACAATTTATATAAAATTAACTCCACAAACACGAGAATTTTTTAAGCGTTTTACACATATAAAAGTTGATAATCATATTTGGGAAGTTCAAGTAACAGACAGCATCTCTGTTCCTGGTATTCTTGAATTAGAGGTTCAGGAGTATTATGATAATCCAATAGCAGAATTGCCTGAAATTAAAAAAGAAACAGAGGATTCTGTCATTATTGGTGAAACAGTTGTATCGCAAGATTCGGAAGTAGGATATTATATTCCTAAATCATATTTAAAGAAAAAATATGAATGGAAGGTAACTGGTAATCCTAGAGTGCGAATACTTGAAGTCCTTAATAATGGAAATATGTGTAAAATTAAAGTTTTTGATGGTGCAGTAGGTAATTATACTATATCATATGGAGATTATAATTTAGAATGTACAATTGACTGACAGAGAAATTACATTGTTGGTCCTGATGTTATATATCCTTACAGTTTGGTTAGTTATAAAGGTACGGGAACTTATACGATTGATTCTGATTTAGTTAGAATTAATAGACAAGATGGTAAATCTTGTGACATTGAAGTATTGACTGGCCGTAAAGGTTCTTTTAATTTAACTTGTACAACAGATGAAGGTGAAATTTATACTTTACCTATTACTATTGGATCGTTCACAGGAGGTGGAAATGCGCAAGCAGTCGGTGTTGTTAGCTAATAACTTTAAATCTACTTTTCTTTCTTGTGAAGTTGATCAAGAGACTATTTGAAGAAAACTTTTTGTAGAGTCTCGCCCATATAGTGACAAATTAAAAAGACTTTTAGTAATTAATACTCCAAATTGTCTTGATGAATCTCAAGTTCAATTTCAAGAAATAATTGACAATATGAATCTCCAAGAGATGAAGAATTTACAATATATTAAAAATGTTCCTAAATTAGCCTTTGGAGAACATGAGGAAGTAAGAAGTTATATTCTTTTAGAATTTGATGATTTTCTTCCTAGCGCAAACGAGTATTATAGAAATTGCACTATTAGTTTTACAATTATTTCACATTTAGACTATTGAGAACTTGATGATTATAAGTTGAGACCTTATCAAATTGCAGGTTATATTGATGGTATGTTAAATGGAACAAAACTTTCAGGTATTGGCACTCTTAATTTTATGGGTGCGTCAGAAGTTATTCTTAATGAATATCTTGGAGGTATTGTTTTACGATATATAGCAACTCATGGAAATGCAGATGATAGTGAGAGAATTGATGATACTTTACCATCGCCGCAGGATTTAACAGGTAATGGTTGATAATTATGATACATGGAGATAAAAGGAAAGTTGGATTATTTTTAAGTGGCAGGTCTGTTTTAATTGAAGGATTAAATATTGCTATATCACCACCTACTATTGGAGAAATAGTAATGTTTGGTGAAGATGATTTTTTGTTTGCTACTCAATTAATAGTTCATACAGATGAATTTGTTGCTGAAATTAAACGGGGCAATTCTGAATTAGAAATATTTTCTAATTTTCAATTATTAATGACAATGATCAGAGAAGATAATACTGTTAGAAATATTTTAGTAAATTATTTTGAATTTATTTTCCCTGATTATAATATAGATTTTACAGATAATGAGATTATATTTTTTGTTGAGCAAGATGAAAAGAAAATAGTTGTTAGTAGAATAAATCCTTTTACATTTGATTTATTAAAAAATATGATTGAAAATCTTTTTATCGCTCAATCTTTAGAAGAAGAAGTTGAATATAATCCTGCTAATGATTTGGCTAAACAAATTGCTGATAAAATTAAAGCAGGACGGAAAAAAACTGCGCAATTAAGATCTGAACAGAGTAAAGATCAGTCAATGTTTGCACAAATAGCTTCTTCTTTAGCTATTGGATTGCAAATGGATATAAATATATTTTTTAATTATACTCCATTTCAATTATATGATGTTTATAGGAGATTTTTCCTTAAACAATCTTATGACCTTTATCAAAAAATTTCTATCACCCCTCTAATGGATAATTCTAAAATGGAAGTTCCTGAAGAGTGGACTAAATATATTTATTAACAATGTTATCGATGCCTTGATTGATAATTTGTTATATTAAGGATAATATTATATATGGAGCGCGAACCTATATAATATTTAAAAAGGAAACTTGTATACAGTTTTAATATTAGTTCCTAGGAAAAATTTTTTGAAGGAGGATGATAGCATGCGTATGGGTGTGCGCGAGGTAGCGAACGTTGTGTTCAAACCTCTAACTTCTGTCGATATCGGCAACCAGCACTTCGATGCAGGGCAGCCAGTCCTTTACATCGATACTGCTAAAACCTCTAATCTCGAAGGGGCAGCTACTACGGTATATGCCACTGGTGGACAAGGTAACCCACGTCTTATTGGTTGGGATGGAGAGAAAACTCTTACAGCCACTATTGAAGATGCTCTTATTAGTCCAGAATCTTTTGCTATCCTATCTGGAGCTGGTATCGTTAAAGGTACGGGCAAAGCAAACGAAACTGCTGGTAAGAAAGTTTACGTACATACTGTTTATGACTTAGTTATAGAAGGAACTGGCTCTAATCTCTATGCTAAACTTCCACATGATGTACGTGATGGAGATATTCTTGTAGTGACTAAGGAAGCTCCTGTTTATGCTACTACACTTGATAGCGCAGGTGCTCCTAAAAACTTCTTATCTGCTATTTCTCAAGCAGAGATTTTTACAGATGCAGCTTTAACAAATGCCGTTACAGTTGGTGATCGCGGTGTTATTAATATTGACGGTGTCACAGATCTTTTCTTTAAGATCGCTGTTTCTGGTGATCTTGTAGATTATACTGATCTTGGCGTTGTTGCTGGTGATACAGTTCGTATTGATTGCTATACTGTTCACGGTGGCGGCGCTCAGGAACTTGAGATTAGTGCAAACGAATTTGCTGGCTATTACTATATTGAGATGGATACTCTTTTCCGTGAAGAAGCTACTGGTCAGGATCTTCCTGCTCAGTTCGTTATTCCACGTGGTAAGATACAGTCCAACTTTACCTGTAAGGGTGGCTATACAGTAATGTATAGTTCTTACCTTTTGAATTGCTGGGACGTGCTACAAAAAGTAGCATAATCAGCAGCCAAGTAAACTTGACAAGATAAATCTTTTTTGGTATAATTAAAAATAATAAAAGTTTTTAATTAAAGGAGATTTATATGAAAAAAAGAAAAATAAATGATTTTATTCCAATTGTAAAAGATTATTATTGAATTTATGAAAATGGAGATGTTTATAGTGAATATTCCCATAGAAATTTAACAAAATTTTTAAAAAGAGGATATTATCAAGTTAATCTTATGAGATATGATGATGTCACTCCTAGTGAAAGTTATTCTATTCATCGTTTATTAATGATAGCTTTCAGACCGGTGGAAAACATGGAGAAGTTACAAGTAAATCATAAAGATGGGAATAAATTAAATAATAATTTTGATAATATGGAATGGGTTACTTTAGAAGAAAATATTAAACATGCTTGGAAAACTGGTCTTTTAAGTACCAGAAAAGGAGTAAAAAGTAATTTTTCTAAATTAACAGAAGATGATATAAAAAATATTTTTTCTTTAAGAGAACAAGGGTTTACTCAGCAAGCAATCGCTGATCAAGTAGGATGTACTCGTTCAAATATTTCTTATATTTTAAATAAGAAAACTTGGCAAGTTTAAAGGTTCAACGACTATTCCGAAAGGAAGTAGAGTCAAGCGACTCGAAGTGGAAGGCTCCTGTTTTATACCAGAATAGGATGAAGATATAGTCTGATCTGCATGTATATATAAAGATGCAGCTGTTCGTTATAGAACGAACGGGTTAAGAGTAGCGAACTTAACTGAACATGATGTTACGATGGCCAACTCAGGCGATCCGTCGACATTCTCATTTACTGTTGACTGCTTCCCAGCATATACTAAGTTTAATAAGACAAAGAAAGTTCTTGCTACACTTCAGATTCTTGACCCCGAAGATGCTAAGCATAATTATGCTAACAAAGACATTATCGGTCACAAGAATCGTACAGCTGATGACGATGAGTATTTCAGCGGTCTTTATGGTAAATCAGTCTTTGATCAAGTTACTGGTACACAATCTGGTGGTAGTACAACCGGTGGTAGTACAACTGGTGGCAACTAATCAATTGAGCCTTAATTTAGGATTTAAAGAGGGTGATTTTATATCGCCCTCTTTTTTTATATAGATTGGAGAGAATAAATGAGTTTACGAGTTAGTAGTGGAGGTCTATATCTTTATGCCAGAGATTTTTGAGCTAACGAAGATGTAAATTCTTTATTAACTCAAACAAAAGATAAAATTATACAAAATTATTTTCAAAGAATGATGCCGCAATTATTTTCTGCAAGAGCAGAAGCTTCTTTTGGAAATCAAGTTGACATTAATGATATTGATGATTTCTTTAGAGGTGGAAATGACACTAACTCTGGTTTTATTGCAAGTGTACAATCAGAAGTAGATAAATATTATAGTATTACTTTAAAAGAAGCAGAAGCTCTTTTTTCTTCAAAAATAAATAGTGCTTTAAATAGTTCAAAATCTGATATTGAAAAAGTTAATTCTTTAAATAATGGACAAATACAAGAATTAATTGCAATGATGGATGCGCAAGATAGAGTTCTTGATGCAATGTCCTCTTTAGCATCTTTATATAAACAATATGTCATTAATAGATGTTTAGATGCTGGATATAAAGCTCCAAGAGAATTACAAGAAAGTGGCCTTTTTTCTTTAGGGAATTTTAAAAATGAAGGTATTATAAAAATTATTAATGAATATAATTTAATTAAAAATAATTTAAATATTTTAAAAGAAGATTCAAAACAAGGACTACATAGTTTTACTTTTTTTAGAAAAACAGCTCATGATTTTCATGCATTATATGCGGAGTTTTTATTTACAGCTTGTAGCTATAATGTAATGAGAAATAAACAAAAATTATTTAAAGGAAGTGTTTTAGATGCAAACTGAACTGGTAATTCTAAATATACTATTGGTTCAGGAGACTTATCTGTAAATATTATTAAACATTTAGATAAGGAAATGCAAAATATTATAAATAATGCCGCACCTGATTTTACAAATAGAAAAATTACTGCTACTAGTGATACTTCAATTATAGCCTCTATCAATGGAATAACTGGTACATATGGAGGTACCGTTAAAGAATATAGTGATAAAAGTTTAAATAAATTAGGAGATTTTACTACAATAGCTTCAAGTGCTGGTTCTATATATTATGCCGCTCAAAGAGCAATTCAATATGGACTGCCTTCTCATATGGCTTCAGAAATATGAATTAAAAATTTAGCAGGAGCAATTGTAAATCCTTCTGAAAGAGGAATTGCTAAAAATTATTGAAGCACTTATAAACAATTAATAGGAAAATTATTAATTTTAGATGCTTTAATGGGAGCAATGGGAAATTTAACGGTATCAAGTAATGCAAATAATTTAGTATTTTTTGACAATGGAAAAACTTATTATATAGGAGATTTGATAAAAGTTATTTCAGAAGCGGATGTTCATGGCTTTACTGGGAATATGTTTTCTCAATGAAATCCATATGCTCAAGATAGCGTTGTAATAAATGCAAGTAAAGCTCACTGAGAAAATTTTATTAGTGGAGGAAGCGCGGAAGCTGGAGAAGCTGCGATTGATAATGTATTAAAAGGAATTCAAATAAAAATTTCTCTTAATATTAAAAGTCTTTTAAGTAAATTATAAATTAAACTTGACAACTCTATAAATATATGATATAATATATTTATTGAATATAAAGAAATAAAAGGAGGTTAAATGTTAGATTTAAATTTTGAAATTATTAGTCCACTTACAACTCAAGAGAGATATGAAATTATCAATTTTGCTTTAGATGCGGCTAATGATAATGGATTTCTTAATCAATATGTCTTTGAGCAGGCTTTTTGGTGTAAAGTAGCTGTTTATTTAGTAGATGATATTGATGATGAAATTGTAGATATGGTTAACCGCAATCCTATGGAAGCTTGGGATAAAATGATTAAAGAAGAGATTTTACAAACTTTATTTAATCAATATCAAGAATTAACTATAAATACCGCAGAAGGTGCAATGTCATATCTTGATTATTTAGGTAGTATAACTACACAATATTTCAATGACTATAAAGAATATCTTCTTTCTTTTGGAGGGGCTTTAAGTCAAACAGATATGATGAGTTCTGATAATTTAGATACTTTTACTAAAGAATTGCAAAGTTTTATGAATAATGATAATACTTTAAAAACTTTAAATGTTGCAGATGAATGAGGAATGAATAATAAAATTCAAGAAGAAAAAGAACCTAAAAAAATAGAATTACCAGAAGAAAGTTTATTTAATTAATTAGAATGCTCTTACGATTAAATTTGTAAGGGCATTTTTTTATTAGACAAGCAAAAGATTTTTTAAATATTTTAGGTGTAATTTTAAATAATTGATATTTTGTTATGGATTTAAAATAACATGCGTAGAGGAGGTACAAGGACATGGCGAAATATTCAAATACTATAGAATATTCTATATCAACTAAGCTTGATTCAAGTGGCTTAACGCAATTACAAACTCAAATTAGAGAAGTTGAAGCCTCTTTAAGAAGATTATCAGGCAACGATCTTAATGATAAATTAAATTTTAATGAACCAATTAGACAGCTACAAGAATTGAACAAAGCACTGTCTTCTTCTTTTAACTCTTCTCTTGGTATGTTAGATTTATCAAAATTTAAAGCACAAATACAGGCTGCGGGAGTTACAGCAAAAGATTTAGGGATAGCTTTTAAAAATAGCGGTGCTCAAGGGCAAGTTGCTATGAATAATCTTCTTGGCCAAATTGGTAAAATTGATACAGGATTAAAACGTAGCTCTACAACAGTAGATAAAATGTTTAATACTATATCTAATACTGTTAGATGAGGCGTAGTATCAAGTGGTTTTAGTGCTATGTTAAATTCTTTACATCAAAGTGTTGACTATGTTAAAGAATTGGATGATTCTTTAACTCAAATTATGTTAGTAACAGACTATTCTCGTGAACAGATGAATGAATATGCTAAAAGCGCTAATGAAGCTGCTAAGGCTTTAGGAGCAACTACGGTAGATGTTACACGAGGATCTCAAGTATTTGCTCAGCAAGGATTTGATCTTCAACAGTCAAGTCAATTAGCAGAATTATCAATTAAATTAGCTAATGCTTCAGAGCAAGATTCTGCGACTACCTCTGATCAAATTACTGCTTTAATGAATGCATATCATTTATCAGGAAGTATGGAGGAATTAGAAAAAGCACTTGATTCGTGAGCCATGGTAGCAAATGTATCAGCAGCAGACGTAGAAGAACTCGCAAAAGCTTCTCAAAAAGCAGCTTCTACCGCAGCAACTGTTGATGTTAGTCTTGAACAATTAAATGCTCAAATTGCAACTATAGAGTCTGTAACAAAAGAAGCTCCAGAACAAATCGGCAATGGTCTTAAAACTTTATATGCTAGATTTTCTGATTTAAAAGCTGGAGAAACTTTAGAAGACGGTGTTGATCTTGGCAAAGTTACCAGCGCCCTTCAAGGAATAGGAGTTGAAGTCCTTGACGCAGAAGGTAAAATGCGCAGTGTTGGTGATATGATAGAAGATATGATGGAGATCTGAAGTGATCTAGATTCTACTCAAAAAGCTGCGATAGCGCAAACTGTAGCAGGAAAATATCAATTAGGTCGTTTTGAAGCTTTAATGAATTCTCCTGAAATGTATGATCAATACGCAAAAGCTTCATTAAATGCAAGTGGTACTCTTGATCAAATGAATGAAGAATATATTAATTCAATGGCTGGGAGAACAGCAAAGCTTCAAGCAACATTAGAAGGATTATTTAATTCAGTTTTTAATCCAGATAATTTTTATCCAGCAGTGGATGCTTTAACTAGTTTTGTAGATTTAATTAAGAAATTAGTTGATTCTCTTGGTGGAGGACAAACTGTTTTAACAGGAGTAGTCGCTTTATTTGGTAAATTATTTAGTAACAATATGGCTCAAATGATTAATGATGCCAATATAAATCGTAAAATAGAACAAGCTAGAAAAGATAATGCTTTAAATGTTCCTGATACATTAAGACAACTTGGTTTTACTGATCCGACAACATTTCAAGGACAAGCTTCTAAAAATACTGTAGATTTTATTATGAAAGGACAAGAGGCTTTGCCTAATATGTCGGAGCAGCAAGCAGAACAATATAATAGAATTTTATTAGATATTACTAATAATTCTAATATGGTAGCACAAGAAACTGAAAAAATGGAAAAAGCTATACGAGCAGCCGGTATAGTTGGAGCCGCAGTACAGGATACTGCTTTGGGAAAAGATACGCAGGCTCTTGCAGAAATGTTAAGTCAGTTTTCTCAAGGAGAAAATTTAAAACAATATGTGCAAAATTTTAAAGATGGTAAAAGTGCTGCAATAGAGTTTAAAGAATCTTTATTAACTGTTATTCAAATGCAAAAAGATTTTAACTCTGGTACTTTAACAATGGATCAAAAGGCAGATAAATTAAAAAATGTTTTTAATGGTGCCAGTAATGCTTTACAAGATTTTAGAGAAGCTGGTGTTTTACAAACAGAAGAATTTAATCAAATGGCTGAACAGCTTGAAAATCTTGAAAATAAAATGATTAATTTTGAAGGTAGCGCTAATAAAAATGAAGAAGAGCTTAGAGAATTAACGCTGGAAGCTACTAAATTTATTGAATCTATTCAAGGTTTAACTTCTGGTAGAGTTAATATAGATAATTTATTGAGAACTTTAATGACCGGAGAATCTAGTCTTGCTCAAGGAAAAGCTATGAAACAACGTTCTGAAAGCGAAGCTAAAGCTTTTAATGAAGGATTAGATAATCAGAAACAAATAAAATCTATTATTGATACTACTGCTGCTGTTGGACAATTAGCTTTTGCTTGACAAAGTTTTCAAAATTTAGGAAGTATTTGATCTAATGAAGATTTAACAACTGGAGATAAAATTCTTCAGACAATAATGAATTTAAGTATGACTGTTCCTCAGTTAGTTACAGCTTTTGATACTTTAAAACAAAAAGATCTTTTGTCCATATTTTCAAACACATTCACGTCTTCATCAACAGACATAGTTGCAGAATTAAAAAAAATCGAAGATCAAGGAATTTTGGCTTATGATGAATTGATTGAGCATATTAGTAATGGCGGTAGCATGAATAATTATGCTAAAAACCTTGAAAATGTTTCAAATGCTGGAGCAGAAGCTACCAAAAAACTAAATGAACTTAAAAATGCAGCTCCTGGCGTTGAAAAAGGGATGGCAATGGTTGATATTGCTACAGAAGGATTAAACCAAAAAGCTGCGAAGTTACCAAGTATACTAGATTTAGTAAAAAATGGTTTTTCTTCTTTAAAAGCTGTTATTCTTGCTCATCCCTTTTTAGCTCTTGCAACTGCTATTGGAGTAGCAGTAGCAGCTTTTAATTCTTATGTAGAATCAGTAAAAGAGACAAGAAGAAAAAATAAAGAATTATTTGATGAATTAAAAACTGAAAGTGAAGATTTCAGTAATAAAATTGATAATTTTAATAAGCTATATGAATCTTTTAAAGAAAGCGGAAAAGTTTCTGATGAATTAAAGAATAGTGCGAAAGAGTTAGGTATAGAACTTGGTATAGCAGGTACTGATGCTATGATTGCCGCAAATAATTTTAATGGTCTGGCGAAGGCTATTGAAAATGCCAATCAAGCTAAATTAGATGATTTAATTAATGCGGCTGAACAAGTTAGAAAAGACAGTCTTGGAACAGAATGGTGAGAAGGCGGAGCTGCTGGCTCTAAACTTGGGCAAGCTGCAATAAATAGTGGAAGTGAATTATATAGAGGACGTTTTGGTATTGGTGGAACTAAAAGTCAAGAGATAAGAGACGTTCTTTCTTCTACAAATATCTTTGATTTATCTGATGATGTTGCAATTATTGGTACGATGGAAAACAGACTAGAAGAGTTTAAAAAGCTTCAAGAAGAAAGTAATAATGCTTCTAATGAAGAAAAAAGAACTAAAGCTTGAAAAGATACTAATGCTGAAATAGAGCGAGCAATTAAATTAACTCAAGATTTTTTAAATTCAGAAGATGCTCAAAATGCAAAAGATGCACAGCAGAGTGAATTTAATGCGAGATCGCAACAAAATGATTTCCAAGAGCAATTTGAAGATATAACAGATATATCAGAAATTTTAAATATTTTACAGTCAGATAATAATAATTTAGTTTCAAATTATTTTTCAGAAAATACTTTTTCTGAATTACAAAAAATACAACAAGCATTAAAGTTAATTACTGATGAGAGTGCTAAAGCAACTTTAGGTGTAAAAGAAGTTGAATTATCTCTTAGTGGACAAGGTAAAGATATTGATTTTTCTGAAATATTAAAAAATATTGATATTAAAGATCAATTTAAAATTGTTGGAGCAATTGATCAAGATAAAACAAGAGAAGAAATTGAAAGAGATTTAAGAAATATCGTTAATAGATTAAATAATGGAGAAAATTTAGAAGTTATATTAAAAACTGTCTTACAAGAGCCTTCCGAAGAAAATCTTAGTAAAATAGGTAGATATTCTCAAGAGAAGATAGAAGAGATTTTTAAGACAGCTAAAATGGAAGATGTACCTATTGACGATTACGTTGAGCGCTTTAAAGCAAGCGGTGGGGCTGGTGTTGATGAAGGAGAAATCAATACTTTAAGAGAAACTATAGACGAATTAACTAATTCTTATGAAGAAGCAAATAAAGCATTATCGAACATGTCTGAAGAAGCGCCTGATTTTGAAAAAACACAAAAAGAAGTAAAAAATTTAGCAAATTCCTTAGATAAAGCAAAAGAAGATTTAAAACAGTTTGCGGTTGAAGCGTTAGAAACAGCAAATGGAATGGATGAATTATCTGAAAAATGAGAAAATATCAATGATGCAATTTCAAATGGTTCACCTGGAGAAATAGCTTCTGCTTATACTGATTTACAAAATATATTAAGTCAAATTTTGAACGTTGATCCATCAGCAATTACCGATACTTTTTTACAAAGCGAAGATACGCTAAGAGCATTGGGAGAATTAGCAGAAGGCGATACTTCTGCTATTTATAGATTAAGAGAAGCCTTCGCTGATCCAATTAATTTACAAGCATATTTAGAGACTACTTCTTTAACAGAGCAACAAATTCCTCAATTAATAGAATGACTAAGTATAGCAGACGCAGCTTTACCTGATTTAGAAGTAGGTGCAACTCTAGATGATGCTCCATTCTTAGATGCTTTATCTGAGATGATGGCTGCCTCTCCAGAAGCTGCAGAAGTTATTAATAATGCTTTTGATGGAATAGGATATGAAGTTGAAATAAGTAATGCAACGATTCCTATGCCAATTATAGAAATGACAAATAATGTTGGATCTGCAATGGCAGATGTAGCTTCTAGTGTAGTAGGAGCTTTTGCAGGAGGCGCAGCAGGAGCAGCCATAGGATCTAGCGTAAAGTCAGCAATCAGTTTTGCTCAAACAGGTGTATCTAACATATCCGTTCCTCAAGTAACTCTCAGAAAGAAAGGTGGGAATTCTGGAGGGGGTACTTATCGTAAGAATACCGGTGGCTCTGGTGGAGGCAAAGGAGGAGGAGGCGGTGGAGGCGGTGGCGGCTCAGGAGATACTTATGAGCCAAAGACCAAAGACCCTATCGAAGAAGAAATAGATCTTTATGAAAAAGTTAATACTCAGTTGAATGATGTTGAAGAAACTCTTTCAGGAATTCAACAAGAAACTGATAGATTAATTGGCCCTGAAGGTCGCGCCAATATGAATAAGCAAATCACTTTGCTTGAAAAAGAGATTGACCTCCAAAAAGAAAAACTTGCTATCCAAGAAAAAGAAAGAAATGATTTAAGAAATCAACTTTCTCCTTTTGGAACGAAATTCGATTCAGAAGGATTTATTTCCAATTATCCTCAAGTCTTAAAATCTCTTGAAGGTAGAGTCAATGATTTAATTAATGAATATAATAATACCGCTACAGAAGAAGGTCAGGAAGATTTAGAACTTGCTATAGAAAATGCTCAAAAAGACCTGGATAAATTTAAAGATCTTTACCAACGTTATGATGAACTTCAAGGTAAAGAAATTAAAGAAACTCTAAATCAAATAGAAGAATTAAAAGACGCTATTGAAGATTTGCGGATTGAAGCATATAAAGCATCACAACAAGCAATAGATGATATTAAAGAACTCCGAGACAATGCTGCGGAACTTCTTGGTTTATTTACAGATTATAAATCAGATTCTCCATTTAGAGCAACTATAGTAGATGCAGAGAAGCTTAAAAATATTTTTGGTGGAACCAAGAAAGAAGCTATAGATTATTATCAAACATTAATTGACAAGAATGAAGAAATGGCTAGAAGAGCTACTGATGCAGAGAGTCGTGCTACGTATCAATCATATGCGGCATTCTTCCGACAGCAACAAGGAGCGGCTGCTAATAATCCTTTAGGGACTGGCGCGTTAGGCTTGGCAAGTCAAGATTTAGCTAGATTGCAAACTTGGATAGATAATCCAAATGCAGCTAATAATCCTTTCCAGCAAAATACCGCAGCTTTATATGAAGCATATGAAGATGCTTATAATAGAATGCGGGAGTTAGCTTTAGAGTCAGAAAAAGCTTGAGAACAACTTGAAGAAGATATCATAGATGGCTATGATGATATTGCTGAAAGAGAAGAAGAACAAATTGATCGTTATGATAGATTAACTGATAAACTTGAGACAATAGCTGATGTACGAGCTCTGGTATATGGAGAAGAAGAGTTTGGTAACATATCTAAACTTTATGACCAAATAGGTCGTACTACCTTACAGCAAGCCAGAGATCAAAAGTTAATCTATGAACAGTGAGTAGCAAGATATCAAGCGATTGAAGATAAAACTTCTGACATAGCAAAGCAAGTCCGCACTAATATGGAAGAAGCAGAAGATAGATTAATTGAAATTCAGAAAGAAGTTGCGGATGCTTGGCAAAAGGCTTTTGAAAATGCAATTAAAGAAATTACAGCGAAAGAAAATCAACGTTTATTTGGTACTCGTAATATAGATGATATATCTTCTGACTGAGAACGTGACAAAAATTATGCTGATAGATATTATGATGAAGTACAGAAAGCTAACTTAATAGAACAACTTAGACTTAAATATCTTGACTTCTTGGACGATGCTCAGGGTTCAAGCTTAGCTATTCAAAATCAAATTAGAGATGCAATGGAAGAGCAAGTGAAATATCTACAAGATCAAGAGCATCTTTCAGAGTTTAATGTAAAATATGCAAATGCTCAACTTGAAATTCTTCAAAAACAGATAGCATTAGAAGACGCTAGAAATAATAAAAATCAAATGCGTCTTCGCAGAGATACTCAAGGTAATTACAGATATGTTTATTCTGCTAATCAAAATGATGTAAGAGATAAAGAAGCTGATTTATTACAAACTGAGTTTGATGCTTATAATATGTCTACTGAAAACAGAATGAATACATACTCAGATTGGTTAAGTGCATATCAAAATTATATCCAACAAAGAGAAGCTTTGGTTCAAAGAGCTGAGCAAGGTGATAAAGATGCTGCGGATGCTCTTAAAAAACTCGAAGAGGATTTTGCAAGAGATATGGCTGCCTACTCAGAAGAGCTGGGTGATTCTTGAGAGGGTATGGTTGGTGCTCTTCAATGAATGACTGAAACTGGTACAGATAATATTAGAGACATGGCCGAACAAGCTATGACGGCTATCCAAGAAAAAACTGATGAGTCTCTTGGAGAAGTAGGTATTCAATGAAATGAAACTATAGACGGAGTTATCGAAGATATAGATACTCTAATGAATGTTAATAATCGAGCAAGCAATGATATACAAAATGAAGCTCAAAAATATCGCACTTTAATTGAAGATGAAGTAGCTCCAATAGTAACTAATGGTTTTAATAATATTGATGGTGCTATTATAGAAGCAACTAACTCAACTAAAGATTTAGCCGCGGCTACTCGTGAGCTAAATGATGCTTTAATGGGTGATAATGCTCAATTAGTTGAAGCTACAGAGCAGCTTGAAGAATATCGTAAGCAACTAGATGATGTTAAAAATTCAAGTGCGGTTACTGCTCAACAATTACGAAAAGCACAAGAAGATTTAGATCAATCTAAAGCTCAGAATTTAAATTATCAAACCATTCTTGATGATATTGCAGCTGGCCGTAGAGATAAATATGGGAATGTCCCTGAACCTCCTTCTATCTCAGGTAATGGAGACGGTGGCAGTAGAGGCGGCTTCCATGTTGGAGATATTGTAGGATTCAATGGTTGATACTACTATGACTCTTGGGGAGAAGACCCCGCAGGAAATTGGTATTCTGGACAGGCAAATGCGGTGAGAATTTCAGATTTTTCAGGTTCTTCTGTTGGAGGATATCAATATACCGGAGACTATTCTGTACACTTGGAAGATCCTGAAGATGGCGGATGGCTTGGGTGAGTAAAACCTGAACAGCTGTTCGATACAGGTGGTTATACTGGTGACTGAAATGGCGATGGAAGAATTGCAATGTTACATCAAAAAGAGTTGGTATTAAATTCTTCTGATACTGAAAATATTTTAAATGCGGTCAATATGGTAAGAAATATGGCTGACATGCTAAAAGTATTTAGCGGAATGTCTGTTAAAGGAACTGGATTTAATAAACTTGGGGGAGATACTATTAAACAGAGAGTTGAAATTACTGCTGAATTCCCCAATGTTCAAAGTTCTGGCGAAATTGAGCAAGCCCTGCTCAATATTGCTGATTCTGCTTATCAATATAGTTATAGAACTAGATAAAAATTTTAGGGCAAAATTCTATAATCTGTATACTTTAATTTTCAATTATTAAAGAGTGAGATTATAAAAGGATTTTATTTGCGGGAAGAGTATAATCTACTCTTCCCGTTTTTTTATTTAAAGATAAGGAGGCGTCGATGAGCAAAACCGATGATATAAGGAATAGCATTTTAGAAGCTATAGACACAATAGCGCAACGGCGCATCGATCAGTTACAATTAGATAAAACAATTGTAGCTATTATTAATTCCAAAGTTGGTGTTGCCAATAAAAGGAACATCTATAAAGTGGAATATGAAGGTGGCTTTTTTAATGCCACAGCTCAGAATGAAAACGACGCATATTTACCAAGAATGGCTGTATATGTACAAGTCCCGCAAGGAGATTTTTCTAAAGAAAAATTTATCTTAGGTCAAGCCAGTAAGTTAGCAACCAATGAACAGATTTCTGTTGTTTCAGCTTTATCTAATAACTATGGTATTATAGGAAAAAATATTTTAGAAAACAATGCACAAAAAGTTGGTTTGTATTCATATCACAGTCCGACAGAAGAAAGTATTAATGGAAATAAAATTAATAAAATTGATCATAGATATAATTTTTTATATGGCGGAGATACTGAATCAGAACTTACTCCTGCGCTGGGTGAATTATCTTTGTACAAAAAAGATGCTCAAGCAGTGATGTTCAGAGCAGATTTTATGACTCAATTAACCACAGAACAACAGAATAGAGCAACTGGTGAGTATGGATTAGTTTTTAATTTAGTTTTTAAAAATTTAGCTTCTGGAATTGGTGATACTCAAGGGGCTATATTTGACTATTATAAAGAAAAAATAGCAGCAAATTCTACAAGTTTAAAAACTTGTGATGAGCAATTAATATCAATTATAAAGAATAATTCCGTGGGAAATTTAATTAAATCGGATGGAAAATTTGATGAATTAATTAGTCAAATCCAAGAGCTGGAAAGAGTCTTTAAGAATAATAAAAAAGTTGAATATACTGCCGAAGTTGAAGATTTAATTTCAAAATATATAACGATGATTAATAATATGCGGACTGCCTCTACAACGCAAAATATGCTAGACTCTAGATTAGAGTGAAGAAACGTTCAGATAGGAGAACCCGCAGAAAAGAATGTATCATATTATTTAAGTTCAAATGATATGATTGGCAATCCTTTTTCTTTTTCCTCTTGGATGAGTCAATATGGAGTTTTTGAAATTGATTTAGAAAATCTTTTAAGAATAGATAGTATATTATTTTATAAAGAAGGCTTTATAGAAGATAGCGTTAAGGAATCAACTTGACGTGAAGGTGATCCAGATATTTGAGTAAGAAATGTTCAAATGTATTTAATGAAGCCTATCTCAGAAATTAGCTCAGGATATCAATTAAAGGTTGAAGCAACTGACACTGGAATGATTTTTGATAGTGAAGACGATGATCAAGAAATTATTGCGGAAGCTACTTTCTTAAAACAATATTATGAAGATTTGACTAAAAATTCAAAAACTAAGATATATTGATTTAAGCAGAGCGACTCCGTTACATCTCCCGCGAATGCAAATTATAATATATATGGTGGAATTGGTTGAAAAGAAATACAAAATAATTATTCTTATCAATTAACTTTAACTGCAAAAGATAATCTCTGTTATGAAAATCACTACAGGTGTACAGTGGTTTACTTAGGGGAAGAAACACCAATTATTTTAAGATACGATTTTATTGTATATAATAATGGCGGACAGGTATTTACATTAGAGTCGGATTTAGGTACTAATTTTACTTTTGATGCGGGTATACCAACTTTAACAATATACAAAGAAGAGGATGAAGAATTAGTTGAAATAATTGATAGTCCCCTTTATAACTTTAAATGAGCTTTAATTGATGGTAATAATCAAAAAGTATTTTTAGATGAAATTAATAAATTAGATTTAACTAATATTAGTATAAGTACATATAATAATTATACTAATTCAAGTAAATTATTAAAAAATATTAAATGATATTGCGGTGATAGAGATATAACGTCAGCCAGTAATAAAAGTAAAGCAACACGAATAAAATATCCAATGTCCAATATAGGAACTGCCGCGAATGTTACTTTTGAATGTTATATAGAATACAGAAAGAAAGAGACTGATAGTTTCTCTTCTATTGGAAAAACATCTATAACACTAGAGAACTTTAAATCTTTAAGTCCTAGTGATTTTAGAATTTTTATAGAGAATGGCGATCAAGTATTTCAATATGATGAATATGGTAATGCACCTAATGCAGCCAAGTATAAAGATCCGCAAGAAATTTTGCCATTGAGGGTACATTTATTTGCACCAAATAATATAGAAATTCAAAATACCAGTTATAGAGTAAAATGATACCTTCCTACATCAGATACTTTATTACAATATAGCAATGCTAAAATTGATCCTGCAACAAGTATTGCAAATATGTATGAAGGAAATGAATTAGTATTTGACATAAAATCTTTATATGATTATAATTCTATAGACAATCAAATAAGGTGTCAGGTTGATTTTAATGATACTACTCGGTATGCAAATACTAATTTAACTTTTACTAAAGTTGGAAACAACGGAACTAATGGTACAGATGTGGTTGCTAAAATTATTCCAAGAGTAGAAAATACTATTTATGCGGAGCAACCATTAACATTATATTATGGTACTGATAACAAAATTTTATTTACAGGCTCTAACGTTGCCAAAGATATTCCTTTTAATTTAACTGATAATAATGGAATTGTAATTCCTAAACTTTATCAAAAAAATCAAGAGGTAAATCCTGATAGCATTAGATGAAATATAGCAGGAAATACTAGCACAGCATCTAATAAATATGGACATAATATTCAAATAATTGATAACAATTTAATTTGAACAACAGGAGCAAAACAATATCGACAAAATATCTTAAAAGCAGAATTGAAATATGAATCTAAATCATATTATGCTTTCTTTAATTTGCCGTATATTAGATATAATAGTGCTGTTCCACGCTTTGATTCCAATAGAATAGCAATTAAAAATAATACATATCTTAAAGAGATTATTTATAATGCGGACGGCCGCGATCCTTTGTATAATCATAATCAAGGATTAGAATTAATTAATCTTCCAAAGAATTATAGAATTGATTGAAGAGCTAAAGGTGGATATGTTACGAATGAAACGAAACCTAATTTTTCGCTTCTATTGGAAAAAAATGGTAGTCCTAAAACAACTATTTCAAATTCTACTCAAACAAAAGTATTTGTTTTGCCAAATGATGAATTTAATGGCAGTGTAACTAATAATTATATTGAAGCTATTATTTATTCAAATAATACTTTATTTGCAACAGTATGTGCTCCAATTAGTATGTCTTTAAATACTTTTGGTTTGGCGTCTTTAAATGCTTGAGATGGAAATTCTATTACTATTGATGAAGATGAAGGTTATATCATGGCTCCGCAAATTGGGGCTGGCTATAAAGATACTTCTACAAATCTTTTTACTGGTGTTGTAATGGGGCAAGCTGATGATTACAGCTCTGGAGAAGAGCATCTATATACTGGATTATTAGGATATAAAAATGGTATGCGTTCATTCTTTATTGACGCTGAGACAGGAGATGCTACTTTCGGTTATCCTTCTTTAAATACTGATGAAAAAAAGGTTAGAAAATTTATTAATGGTAAATGAGTCGAGATTGACAATTATAATGAAGGCGAAATTCAATTACGCCCAGGCGATGTTAGTATCATTGGTGGATGAAGATTAGGAAGACGTTCATTGTTTTATTCTATTAATAATGATAATGATCAAGTTGAAAATACTTTAGGAAATGCATATTCCGTGGATGGGACAGACCATACAAAGGATATAGCTGGCGGTAGTCGAGGAATTTTACTTTCTGCCGACAAACCTTATATATATGTAAAAAGTAGAACTATTACCGACGATGATTTAAGTGGGGGAGATGCCAGTGTTAGTCAAATTAAAGAAGGCGATTCTATTGGTGTACAATTAGACCCACAAAATTATAGAGCATTTGGAATTTATAGACATTATAAAGAAAATAATAATTGAACAAGAGTCCTTCTTAGTGGTATTAATAATCAAGGAGAATTAGTTGCAAATAAGGTACAGTCTGCTCCATCTTCTTCTACTAATCCAACAACTACAACTATGGGAGTTAATTTACTTAAAGCTTTTGGAAGTCCTAATCCAACTTATGTTGGTTTAAATTTGTCAGTTTCAAAAGGTAGAGGAATTGACCAAATTGGTACATCTTTCTTTAAAGCTTTTATAGATAATACAGATAATAATACTTCTGGGCAATTGTATATCACAGCGGGGTATAATAATAATAGTGATTATGTAAGGCCGATTAGTATACACGGAAAAAGTATTGATTTATATGCAGATAATAATAATTCTCATGCAAAAACTTCTGATTCTTATATAAAAATTAGTGAGAATAATTTTTCTGGAAAAGTAGGGAATACAAATATAGATTTTAATAGAAGTACAGCTAGTTCTATTACAACATTTGAAGCATTTACTATTAATTCAGGTTTATCAAGTGCTAGGAAAAATTTCACATTGTCTAGTGCCGCTCAAACTTTCAGCGCTTCAGGAGCAATAGGAATAAATTCTGGGGGAACTTATACTATTAATTCAGTAGGTGCTATTAATATTAATACAACAGGAAATAATAATATTAAGTTAACTAGACAGAATGGTAGTAATGTTGAACTTCAAACAGAATGAACGTACTTAAGAACTGGAAATAATAACAATAATATGTTAGCTATTACGAATAATACTGGACAAACTACTCAATTAAAGTCTGATGCAGCTATTAGTGTTACATCAAATAAAAGACTAACATTAACAGGAAAAGGAAATAATGATGCTGGTGATTATGGCATTATTTTAATATCAAACGATACAGCAAATAAAAGTGTTTCGTTGAAACTACGTCCGCACTATAGCGGAGGCTCAAGTCACCCATTTGATTTAGCTCTTGGAAATGCTGGTAATGTTTGAGTAGAATTTGAACCAAGCAATAGCATTGCTAAATGATACACCGGTATGAATCAAGAAATTGCAATGGGGTTAAAGATTAATGGTAATTTTTTAGGCAATGATTATGGTTTAAAAGTAGATAATAATATTACATGTGATAATAATATTAATGCAGCTACCTTTAGTGGTGATGGCTCTAATATTTCTAATACTGCTGGTGGTACTGGAATCTCAGGTGGAGATGTTATAGTAGAAGGTGTTGGCGGCAGCGATTGAATAACTGTACCATTAATAGATTTAACTAATGGTAGACCATTTTTTGGAACAAGAACTTTAACAGTAAACATGCCTACATCTTGAGAAATATGAAATGCAATATCTGGAGAAGTTTCTAGTGCTATTAATAGTGCTTTATCAAATTATGTAACAGAGAGTGAATTAAATGACTATGCTAAATCAAGTGATTTAGACAATTATCTAAAGAAAGATGTTAATTATACTATTAATAATCCAGATGGTGGTTATGTAAGAAATGTTGTTTATAATTCAGAAGGAAAGGTTACTGGTGTTGATAAATCAGTTACTTTTTCTGCAAGTTAAGAGAGAAAAGGAGATTAAAAATGAATACATTACAAACACGTTTAGAGTTACAAGGAGCTGTCCAGCAATGGATTGACTCTTTCATGCAAGAATACAATGTATCACCTGCGATGATGGATGATGCTTTGTCAAAAGCGCTGCTTAATATTAAAGAATTAGTTATTCAAGAGTATTTAATTGCGGCTCAGATGGCATCTTCCAATCAACAAGAAGATGTAGAGGAGGTACCAGATGAGCAGGATAACACAAATACAGCAGAACGGTAGTACCGATAAATATGACATAGGTGCAACTTTTGAAAATGTTACTTATGATTACAATAATGGAACAAAACGTTTTACACTTAAAGATCTATATGAATATCTAAAAAGATTTTTTAATAATGGCACATTTGTAAAGTATTCAAATGCGGAACCGCAAGATGAAAGAATAAAAATTTGATATGATACAACAGTAGAATCAGAATAGGAGGTATAATATGGCTACTATAGTAAGTACACTATATCCTCCTTTAATTGATACTTTCATGTCGGCTTTTCAATATGAAGGGCCGGCTCCCGTTTCCTTTTCTTTTTCTCCTTATAATAGTTTAGGAGATATTAAAAAAATACATGTGTCTTTAGTTAATCAAAGAACTAACCAAAGTGCTTTTGAAAATAATTCAAAAGCTTTACCTGCTAGTGTTGATCAAATTTTACTTGATAACATTTGAATCATTCCTTTTAATATAAACGGTACAAGTGTTTTAACAGTAGATGCCGTTAATAATGTTTGTACTATTGATATTCCAAGAGAACTTCTCAAGGGAGATAAAGATGGTTTTGTGGTAGATAGTTATTACAAAGTACAAATTAGATTAGATAGCTCTACAACTACTCCTACATCTACAACATATTTACAAGAAAATAGACAATATTTTTCTGAATGGTCAAGTGTTTGTTTAATAAAAGCTATTCCAAATATACAAATTGGAATGGTAGATTTTGATGATGAATTTGATAATATCCAAAGCGGAAATGTGATATCTAAAGTTAGAACAGTACAGCCTGGTATCGTTCCAATAGTAGGAAGTGTCATATTTTCTTATAAAGAAATTTTATCTACTAAAAACGCGGAAACTCTGCAAAGATATCGTATAACGATTATTTCAGACGACAATAACGAAATAATTGATGAAACTGATGATTGAGTATATACAACAAACAATACTGATCCTAATAGAATTTATTGACTTGCGGATATAACAAATGCAGACCCTGATAAACTTTTTACAGTTAAAATAGAAGTTATTACAAAAAATCAATTCTATTTTAGCAAAAATTATCAACTAAAAACTGCAAATTTTGATGCGCTATCTTTTACTCCTACTTTTGAATTTAAGAAAATAGCATTAGATAAATATGAGTCTGTTGAGAATAAAATTGTGACAGAAGAAGATGGTATGGTTGAGTTTACTATTACAACTACACAAGAACTTCCGCAAGGTTTCCTTTATGTAAAGAGAGCAACTAGTTTAGATAATTATAAAAATTGAGAGTTGATTAGCTGTACTGAAAATATTGGACAAGTAAATGAAACAATTATTGATCCAACCGTTGGAAGTTTAACTACGTATAAATATGCTTGTCAATATAGATTAAAGAAAAATAATGCTTGGACAAAAACCTATATTAGTCAAATTGTTTATCCAGATTTTTATGATATGTTAATCTACAGACAAGGTAAACAAATAGCTTTAAGATATAATACTCAAATAACTAGCTATTCCGCAGTTGTTAATAGACAAGTAATTAATACTTTAGGAAGTAAGTATCCTAAATTTGCAGAGAATGCTCAAATGAATTATAAAAAATTTACAATATCTGGTTTAATAACATCTGAATCTGACTTTAATAGAAAGTTTTTGAATGATAGAGATTTTGCTTCTGAAATGAATGACTATGACAGATTCATGGATGGTAAGTATGAAGTTAGAAATGATACTATTGCAGATAATGTTTTTACATACAATCATGATATAGCGACAAATGAATATACTCAAGAAGCAACTGAACATTTATTAACAACTCGACATGACTTAGCTCCTAAAGATAATTGATGGTTTGAAAGACTATTTAGAGAAGAAGCTTTAAGTTGATTAAATGATGGAGAACCAAAACTTCTACGTTCAATGTCAGAAGGAAATTTAGTTGTTATGTTAACTGATATATCATTAACTCCAAACGCACAAATAGGGCGCCGCACTTATAATATATCAATGACAGCTTATGAAGTTGGAGATGGATATTCTTTAGATGTTCTTTCTTCTCTTGGAATTATAGATATTCCAGATGAGTATAGTGAATATATTAATGCAGGCTCTGGATCATCTTCTGAAGAAGAAAGCGGAGATGATTCTGAAGGAGCAATTGAAGAAAAAGTTATTTCTCAAATATATAAGAAATCAGGAACTAATGATGCGTTAATTTTTGATAATGTAGATTTAATTGAAAAGCCAAGTGTAGAGTCATATACTTTAGATAATTACTATAATGGTTTATTTTATCAGGGTGCATATAGTAATTATAAAGTAATTGCAGGAACATACAGATTAAAGGATTTACATATACAATTTACATCAACTCCTCAATGATATGATGTAAGTTCTAAAGAATTAATGACTAGTACATCTAATGTAAATAATTTAATTTATGGTTATAAAGTTGGTTTAAAAATTTACGTTGAATCTAAAAAATTAGAAAATGAAGTAATAATTTTTGTAGAAGAAAAAGGGTATTATCAAGTACCAAGTAATTTAGAAATTACTGATGTAATTTTATACGATAATGCTGTAGCTACTTTAGATTTTAAATTAAATTATAAGAGACAGTATGATGAAAGTTCTGTTCCAAGCGCATCAGAAATTGCTCAAAAAATTGTTGGTCAATTGTCTGGTAAGTGAATAAAAGGACAGACAATCGCAGATGAAATTAAAAATAAATATGAATATTATAGAACGACAACAGAGAAAAAAGGTTTTAACGGTCTATTGGAGAAACAATATCTTGATAAAATTACTGCTTTTGGTTTTGATGGAACTTCTTATACTATGTTAGGAATTTTATTTGAAAATGAAGAACAATATAGTCAATATTTAGTTGGTCGAACTGGTGTATATAATTTAATGACTGATTTTCCAATAGAAGATGTAGTTTTTCTTGGACGAAGAATGTTTAGAAAAGATAACGAAGATTATAATGATCAAAAAATGGACAATTTTATCTTTGATAAATCAACTGCGGGTTACCAAGCTACTCCAATTGACTCATTGGGGTGATATAGTATTGATTCAGGAGAAGCTTTAGATGTTTTAGTTGTATTTAATGATAGAATGAGTACGCCAGAAAGAAACCAGATCGTAAGAAATTTTATTGGTGAAGATAGTTATCCATATGATTCTATTGATCAGATAGTAAATCCAAGTATTAATACAATTTATGGTGTTTATAAAGATAATGACGTTGTATTAATGCTTTATACTTCAGAAAAAGAGTGGATTCAAGTAGAACTTGTAAACGATGGTTCACACACTGTTATTGGTTTAGACGGATATGATAAAACTTTACACTCTAAAAAGAAAAGATTTTTCCTGGAAGAATGAGAATTTTCATTAGATGAGTCTGTAGAAGGTCAATCTGAAGATTTGCTTTGGTATAAAACTTTTGTTGGTCAAACCGATACAAGGGTTGTAATTAATGGAACAACAGATATCAGCAACTATATTGTAGATATTAATGATGATATTGTTATTCCAGCAATAGATGGTTACTTATCAACTGATAATATTAGAAATCCTGAATATAATACAATATATGGATTTAAAAATGGAGATTCTAAAAAATATAAAATATATTATATTGATCAAAGTTGATATGACGTAACTTTTTTAGATGAAAAAAATAAAACATTAATATTGGCGGATGTTCCAGTTTATGGCATGGTAAATTATCGTGGCAACATTGTCAATATTAAATATGAATAGAAGATAAGGAGCAAAAAATGAGAAAACAATATCCATATCTTCAAGAACAATATGTTTATAATTTAAATGAGGAACAAAATAAAAGAAATTTTTTAAAACAACTAGATAATTTTGTGAATCAACGGCAATATATACAAATTACTTTATTGGATTGAGAAGAAAATCCTTTAAAAGATGTTCAAGGTATTATTTCAGGAGGCTCTTTATCAAAAGATGGAGCCTCTCCTGTTAGAGTTACTGGCAGTCTTTCTTGTACCGTTAGCGCAGAAGAATATAATATTGATTCATTAAATATGGATTTTTCTTTAAATAAAAAAGTTTTTATTGAAATTGGTGTAAAGAATGAAACTGATCAATATTTAGATTGACCGATATTATGATTCCCTCAAGGTATATTTTTAATATCAGATTTTTCTTTAAATTCTTCCAGTACTTCTGCAATTAATTTAAATATTTCTCTAAAAGATAAAATGTGTCTTTTAAATGGAGATATAGGTGGAAAACTTCCTGCTTCAGTTAGATTTGATATGATGGATACTCAGTTACCAAGTGGAGAATGAACTCAACAAAAAGTTTTAATTTATAATATTATTCTTGAGTTGGTTAATCATTATGGCGGAATCGATATTGCTAACATTATCATTCAAGATGTTCCTTTAAGAATACGTCAAGTGATGAAATGGACAGGAAAAAATAACTTATATGGAAAAAATATTAGCGCAGAGACAGAGACGGACAATTGGATATATACAACAGATAATCATCCAGGAGATCATTCATGACAAGAATATACAACAGGAGAAGATGTCGGTTATATATATAAAGATTTTGTGGTATTAGATGAGTTAGTAGGAGCTGCTGGTAATACAATAACATCTATATTGGATCAAATAAAAAATATCTTAGGAAATTATGAATATTTTTTTAATGAGTTTGGTGTTTTTATTTTTAGAGAAATTAAAAATTATTTAAATATTACTCAAGCACAAATCATAGAAGAAGAAATGCAGAACCCCGGAAGAAGAATAAAATTTGGTGGGGGCAATTTTCTGTTAGATGAGCAATCTGAAAATCAATATTTAATAGAGGTAACAAATGAAAAAACCTTGTACTCTTTTACTGACGATGTTAATGTAACTTCTATCACAGTAACTCCGCAATATCAAAATATTAAAAATGATTATATTATAGAAGGATTGCGGCAAGGGACTAGCTCTGATATAAAATATACTGTTAGATATCATTTAGCAATTGACGACAAGCCGCAGATTATAGATGTAGATAATAAAGGTGCATATTACGGTGTGCATGAAAATGTTGTTTATTACACAGATACTAGAGAAAATGATATTAAGCAAGTAAACAAACTAGGTATTGTGCAATATATGAATAAATTACCAGATGTAGGTAATTTTGATAAATTATATTATGTTAATAATATTGTTTATTATTGGGATGGGACTACTTATAAAAAACTAGTTTTTATAAATGAGGATAAAGAGTCTAAACTAGTTTCTCCAATAAAATATTATTCAAGAGATTGAAGAACAGAACTATATTTACAAGGATTAGAAGCTGAGAACAATGGTGTGGACGCTGGCTATTACTATCAAGAACTTAATGCTTTTTGACCATTAGAATATTGTTTAGATCCTAATAATCAACATTTCTTTGGAGAAGATGATAAAATTATTAGATATGGTTTGACAGAGGGCAATTATTTCTTAGATTTTATTGATGCTAACTCTGCTGCTCTTGGAGAGTATAGTATACAAGCGATTGGCCGCAGACAAGATATTGTAGTAGATGATAAAGTTAATTGTCTCTTTATTCCAGAGATTCCAAATGTTATTTTTTTAAATAAAGATAATCCAGAGGAGAATTGGACAGAAAATACTGCGGGTCTACTTACTGAAAGTGAACTCAATAATAAATATAGAGAAGTTTTTGGCGGGCAACCAGAGAAATTAACTAAAGAGACAAAGTTATTAGCTTTACAAAGACATGAATGTATTTTAAATACTCAACCGTGAACACAAGTTGGTAATGAGATATATTCTAATCTTGATATTGGGGGATATAAGAACAGTGCATATGAAGCTATTAGGTATGAACTTTTTTGTCACACAAGATATCAAAAGACAGTTTCTATTACGTCTATCCCAGTGTTTTATTTAGCTCCTAATAGTAGAGTTGAATTAAGCAGTAATAGTACAAATACCTATGGAGACTTCATGATTCAAAATATTAATTTATCTTTTGGTCCTGGTGCTAATATGTCAGTAGTATTAAATGAAGTCGCGGAAAGATTATAAAAGGAGGTGCCAATGGCGAGTACAGTTTCTTACAATATGGGTCAAATTAGATATTCAGATCCTTATTCTAAATATATGAATGATTTAAGTTTTACACCTCATTCGGTTGTAACACCTAGTTTATCAAGCACTATTAATTATCAAGATATAGTATTGTATGGAGATTTAAATAATCCTTTTTCATTAAATGAGTCATACTATTTAAGGCTTGGTATACCACGTAATCTTTCCTTCAATATGACTTTTGATTTAAAGTTATTAAGAGGATTAGACTCTGAAAATTTTTATTTTGTAAATAGAAATCAATATCAAGAAGTAAAACGTTTTGTTGTTCCAAGAGACTCATCTGGAAGTTTAAGTTTTAGTAGAGTAATATTATATCCGACCGGAGGGCTTGATAAAGAAGCAGAGCCAATTGCAGTTGTGGTAAAAGACAGCAGGTCAGAGACACAAAATAATGGTGTTTATTATAAAGATGGGAATTACTATATTAAAAAATCAGATGATAATGATATAGAAATTTTATACAGAAATGACATTCTATTAAATCATACTTGAAAAGATAATGAAAGTGATGATTTAGTTTACTTTGATTTTGTTTTTTCTAACAAAGTCTCTGGTGAAGCTTTTAATTCTATTTTAGTAGAATTAAATAGAAATTCATATGACGATGATGTATCATATGAAGGCGAAGATGGACAACAATATAAAGGTTTGTACATTGATCCAACTAAAGTTGATGTTCAATGTTATAGATTAGTTAATATGGTTAATAATATTAACTTCGGAACAAACGATATTTCTTCTTTTAGCAATATTGGAGTATGATCTCACGCCGACTCTATTATGGCTATAAATGGAGAAGAAATTCGGGTCGGTCAAAGTGGTTATTATGAATTAAACGATTTTGATATAACTAATTTTTGTATGGTCGTAAAAAGTGCTAAAGATAGATTTTCTTTAGATTATCAATATAAAACGAGTTAACGAGGGGGTAAAAAATGTCTTTAGAAAGTTTTTATGGTGGTAAACAAGGCGTTTCCCCAGTTGTTAAAGCAAGATTTAAATATGTAGACACTAATGATCCTGCATATCAAAAAGCAGTAAATGATGGGATAGCAGATAATGTCTTAAAAGAACAAACAATGGAGAGATGCTTTGCAGATAGTTCATATGAGCAAGTTTGATATGGACAACTAGCTATTATTGATACAACGAATAAAAGGAATCCTAATAATGGCAAGCTTTTCCGCAGAGTTCTTCCAAGAGAAGAATCAGAAATTCAAATAGATGGCGGAACTTTACATGGAGAATATATAGGTAGAATTGTAGGACCATCCGAAGGGTATCCTCGTGTAGAGATTGGTTCTCTTGGAAGTATGATTACAAGAGTAAAAAATTCTTACACTAAAGCTGGAGATTCAGAATATATTTATCCTATTAATGAAGATGGCGCATCTCAAGATGATACATATGTAGAAGACATAAATGAATTAAATTATAAAGATAATGGCGGTAATATTCAAAAGCTGTTAGCTAAAAAAGATAATGGTCTTGTCCCTGGATATGACACTGAAACAGGCGAATATCAAACAGGAATAAAATATTCTTGAGTAAATGTAAGAAATAACATTGATGGGGAAGACCAAGAAACTTATGTATATTTAGGATTTGAAGTTCCTTATACAATCTTTGATTTTAATTTTTCAGATATTGATTGAAAAGAAAATACTTTATATACTAACTTTATTAATGAAAATGAATTTTTAGATGGTAGACAGCCTTTTTATCAAAAATGGAATATTGGTATTCCAAGAGGAACAAAAGGTAACCAAGTCGGTTTTATAAGAAGAGTTTCTTTTGGAGATTTTATTAATGCAAACTCTGAAAAAACAGAAATTCTTTATGATTATAAAGATTTATATAATAGTGAAACAGGTCAGTTTGATATTAGAGATTATCAAGGTGATTATCCGCAATTTGAAGAAGATAATTTAAGTGCGGACAGCTCTATTCTTGTTTATACTTTTTACATGTATGATAAAGATTATGATACAGATAATAAAACTAAAATAGTTACTTGTTATCTTGGTAAAATTACTGACATACAAAATATTAAATTGGAAGATGATGGTTCTTTTAATATTGAATATTCATCTGGGAATAGTGAAACTCTTAATACTTTAAAATGAATTAATAAAACAGAAATGTTTTCTAGTAAAGAAAATAATGTTTTAGACTCTTTTAAGATTACTTATAATACTGGGGAAGAGAAGAACTTTTCTCCTTTAAGATTTTTAGAGTCTCTTCAAATTGTTAATAATTCTGACTATACTGAAAAAATGTTACAAGCAAGATATACAGATGAGACACGTCCTAAAGATATACCAGGGTTTTCATTATTTCATATAGATGGGATTGCTATAGATGAAGAAACTAAAGAAATTAAATATCATACAGATCCTGTTAATGCAATTCTTGAACCCTATATGAATCAATCTAAAGAAGAGTATAGAAGTTTTGAAAATCCTACTTTCTTAAATTTTATTGAAGATATGTTTGTAGGAAATGATGGACATTTATATGTTTTATATTCTTCTTCCGAATATCGTTATATAGGTAATGCAGATAATGAAGGAGAATTTTATATTCAAAATATTAGATATATTCATATCGAAGAAGATGGAGCTGTTTGATATAAAGGTGGAGACTTACCTGACTCTATTGGAACTGAAGAAGAAGATTGATCTTGGTGACAGGATTTAGGGGTCGTAAAGCAGACGGTTAATGGAGTTAGAGTTGCTTCTGAATTAAATACTTCTAGACACGATGCATATAGAATTGCTATTGGAGAAAATCCTTTAGATTGAGATAATCTTAATATTGAACAAATTTTAGATATTTTAAATAGCAGTTGAATAGTTAATGATAAAGAAAAAAATCCATATATGAACGGACATATTTTTATTTATCAAATCGGAGAAGCCGATGATTTAAATGCTATTCCAATAGAAGATAGAATGGGACAAATTATTTTCCATAAAGGTGATTCTTATTTTTATGATTTCCAAGGACAATCAAATGGAACTAGTGAAAATAGACGTGGATGAAAATATGCGGGCTCTTGGTCAAGCAGTGATGCTTCTATGCAATTAAAGGTTAAAGAGAATGGACAAGAAATTCCGTCAGATTATGCTATACATAGAAAAGGATTTTATTTTGAAGTTAGTCCAAATAAAAACTCTGAAATGGAATTGGTTGATGTTTGGAGATAACTTATGAGAGTTAAACAATTAATTTATCCTTTTCTTGAAACAGCTGTATCAGCTAAATATTTACAAATTGGTATAGAACGTCCGCATAATATACCTATAGAATTGCCATATGAACCATATCAGATAGCTGTAAGAATTAATTCAAATACTTATTCTATTACAGATAAAGAAATATTAGAATTTAGTGATATAAGTGGAACATCCACTGTACAAGTATTAGATACAAATAATCCGTATTTAATAATTGATTTAGCTTATGAAACTGCGGATTAAGGAGGTAAATAAATGGCTAATGTAATTTTAAAAGAAAAAATTCGTAATCCGCAGAATGAAGAAATTTGGATTACACCTTTTTATGTAACAGATGATAATAAAATTCATATAAATGGTTTTTTAGAAACAGAAGGAGCTGTAAAAACTCAAAATCTTCAAGATAATGCAATTATAACAGAAAAAATTGTGAATGAGGCAGTTACGACAGATAAAATTCAAGATGATGCAATTACAAATGAGAAAATTAAGCCAGGAGAAGTAACTCAAGATTCTCTTGCAAGTAATTCCATATCAACTGCAAAAATTATTGATTCCGCAGTTGACACTAATAAAATTGCTTATCAAGCTATTGAAACTGATAAAATAGCAGATGAAGCTGTAACTAAAAATAAAATTGCAAATAATTCTATTTCTCCAGAAAAACTTGAATCAGATATTGGAACTATTATGAATCCATTAGATCCAGATGGAACTGGAAGATATAATGGAAGTTATAGATTAACATTCAATTATTAAAAATCTTAGGGCAAAATTGAATAATTTTGCCCTTTATTTTTTTATATATATTTGGAGACAAGAGAAAAAAATGTGCTTTTAGTTCTTTAAAGCAACATTGGCGATATAGTTTTAAAGCTAATTACCTCCTTACTCCAAAAGAATACAAGAAATATCTAATAAGCGGTTATCAAGAATTAAGATTGATTTATTATATTTTTATCATTAGAGCGTAAACACTTGTATTAAAACAGAAAAGAAAGTTAAAGAACTGTTTTATAGTCGAGAGGAGGTGTAACATATGGCTGATGAGTTAAAAACTACTGTTATTAATATGAAATCTTTAAGCCAGAATATACCTGACCCAGTTATTGTAGGCGCGGGAGACGCAAATGGTCGTACATTAAGAATTATTTTTACACAAGAAGCCGCAGCACAACTAACCGAGGATACAAAGGTATATCTTTCTTGGTATCATCAAGAAGTTGATATAAAAGGCTATAATGTTTTTACTCATATTATAAATGACGATGATGAAGATTTTCCTCCTACTTGAGAGATAAAATTTCCTAAATCAATGTTATATGAAGGAAATGTTTTAGCTTGTATTCAATTAGTTGATAGTGTAAGTATTGCAACTTCTACTAATTTTATGATACATGTATTGATGAATCCTAATGATGGTTCAAGATATACTGCAACAGATGATTTTTCAGAGTTCCAAAAAGCTGTTATATCTTTAACAACTCTTTCTGATGAAATGAAACGTCAAATGGCAAATCAGAAGATTGAATTTGAAGATATGCAATTGGAGTTTATGGATGTGCGGCGTATAGCTCAAAATTCTGAGGATGTCTCTACTCAGGCTCGCGAGATTGCCGAACAAGCTTTAACAACTGCTAGAGAAGCTCTAAATACAATTGTTGATTTAACAGATGTAGCTAGAGATGCTAGAGATATCGCTCAAGAAGCTAAAGATGATGTTGCACAAGCGAATCAAGAAATTGAAGAACTGAAAGAAAGGATGGATCGCGAAGAAAATGTGGTTGCGGCAATTGACAGAGTCGCGCAGAGTGCTTTAGAAATCGCAGAGGCAATTGAAGAACATCAATGTCAATGCGGAGTAACTGAAGAACAAATGAATGAAGCAATAAGCGCCGCAATCCAAGAGCAAGATGAAAATATAGACGCGGTTCGTCAAGAGTTAGTCGATGCTATTGGACAAGTTGAAGATAATGTAAAAACTTGACATACAAATGACTTAGCTAAAATGTTAACTATTAAAGAATTTATTTAAAGGAGTGGTAAATGGCTACAGTACAATTTGTTTATACCACTTCTGCAAAGATGAATGATTTGCCTGTAGAAGATGGTCAAATTATTTTCGTTCCAGAATTATCCACAATTGCAATGGATTTATATGGGCAAAGATTCTATTATCAAATGATTAAAAGTTTCGACACAGATGCTCAAAGAGCTGCGACTCCTTTTCCAATAATTGGCTTCTATTGGGTAGAAGAAACTGAGACTCTTTGAAGATGGAATCAACGCTGAACTAAAGTTTCGTCCTCTAAAAATAGTTCAGTAGTAGAAGCGGAAAAAGAAGAAGATTTTCCGCAAGAGGGTATAGGTAATACTTTGTATTATACTGATGATGGTATTTATAGATGAAAAAATTCATCTGATAAATATAATCTAATTGCAAATGCTAATACTTGAGAAAGTATTAGCGATTAGAAGAAAGGACATTAAAATATGGCTACTAATTTAGTTAAATTTGTCTATGTTCCTGGTACAGTAACAGCCGAGCAAATTGCAGCTTTTGATGCTAATACAATTTATTTTATTGCTGGTACGCATCAGATCTATAAGGGTACAGTTCTTTATGACGGTGGCTCTTCAAGTGCTGCTGCTGATCTTGCTCTCCTTCGTGAGCAGATTGGTACACTCCCTGTAGATGCTGGGTATACTGATCTTATTGATTACATTGATAAGTCAATTGCGGCTGGTGATGAAACAGTTACAGGTCTTGTTGAAACACTTGACAATTCTCTTGCTGCTGTAGCTAAAAGCGGTACTGCCGCAGATGTAGCTGTTGTTGATACTGCTGGCAATCTTGACTCTACTAACGTAGAAGCTGCTCTTGCTGAAATTGTTGGTAAAATTGGTACCGCACAGAGTGCTTCTGCTGTAACTGTTACTAAAACAACTGGTGGTACAAATGATGATTTTGCTACTCGTTATACTTTTAGTCAAGGTGGCGTTGCTATTACCAATGGTACAATTGATATCTCTAAAGATATGGTTGCTACTAATGGTGAGCTTGTTAATGAAGACGGTCAGGGTAATGCAGGCACATTCATTAAGATGACCATTGCAAATGGTACACCTTTCTACATCCCTGTTGCTGACCTAATTGAGTATAATGCTGTTCAGAGCACAGATGAAATCACTCTAACTGATACAAACCATACAATCTCTGCTACTGTTGGAGAGATTGCGGCTTCCAAGATTGTTTATCGTGCTGAGTCTGGTACTCCTGGTGAGGATGGGTACGTTGCTAAGCAGACAGTAGCTCAAGCTATCAATGCTCTTGAGACTGCCGCTTCCACCGGTGTCGATGGTAAAATTGCCGCGGCCATTGGTGCTCTTGATGCTGATGTTGATGCTACTGCTGGTTCAGTAATTACTGGTATCACCGAGGTTGACGGTGTTATTACTGGCGTTGACGAAGTTGCTCTTACTGCTGCTAATGTAGCTTATGGTCAGACAACAGCAGCTGCTGCGCTTGATACTATTGGCGCTATTCCTGGTACTTCTCAAGCTACAACTGTCGTTGGTTATGTAGATGAGAAAGTTGGCGATGGCGTTGGCTCACTTAATGCTGATGTTGATGCTGCTCTTGGTGCTGGTGATACAGATGCTGAAGCTGTTGCAGTAGTTACTGGCGTAACAGAGGTTGCTGGTATCATCACTGGTGTTGATAGTGTTGCTGCCGATGCTGCCGGTGCAGCTACTCGTGCTAAAGCTGCTGTAATTGGCGCTAGCACTGATGCGGCTTCTGCTAATACTATCTATGGTGCTAAAGCTTATGCTGACGATGCTGTTACCACAGCTGTTGAAGCTCTTGATGCAGATCTTGATGCAGCCCTTAGTGTTGCTGATACGGATACTAATGCCGTTGCTGTTGTAACTGGTGTTACTCAAGTTGATGGTGAAATTACTGCAATTGATAGTGTTGCCGTTGACGCTGCTGGTTCTGCTACTGCTGCGGAAGCTAATGCTAAAGCTTACACCGATGCAGCATTACAGTGGGGCAGCTTAGCTTAATTTTATTTGTAATATCTTGGGAGGAGAAAAAATTTTTTCCTCCCTTCTTAGTTTATTTATTTAAAAGGAGGTTATATGCCAAGTCAAGTTAAATTCTTTCGCGGCTCTGAATCCTCCTTACCTCAAGAACAACATGATGGCGCCATTTACGTCGTTGACACAGGAGAAGCTGCCGTTAACGGCCTAACTAGAGGAGAGTTATATGTAGACTCTGGTATTAAACGTCTGCGGATAGGCGCCCAACCAACTTATATTTATACAGAATCTCAAATGTCAGCCTTAATAGGAATAGTTTCTAAAAGAGGTGCTATTTATATAGTAACAGATTCTAATGGAGATCAAGTTGGTGTAAAAATTGGTGATGGAAGTGCTTATATAATTGATTTACCAATGGTAGATTTTTTAAGTATTCAAAGACATGTTAAAGCATATGCTGCACCAATAGTAGATGAAATTAATTCTGGTTCTGGAGAGGTAAGACTTATACTTGCCGCAGACGTGGTTTATTCTAATTAATAAAGGAGGTCGAATAACATGGCAGATATTTCTCAAATTACGCTCCCTAGTGGATCGACTTATACAATTAAAGACGCTCAAGCACGTCAAGATATCGAAACTTTAACAGGTTCCTTGAGTGGTGCACTGCATTTTCTTGGTGTAACTACAAGCGACATTGCAGATGGCAGTACAACTAATCCAATTGTAATTGATTCTCAAAATGTTACTGCTGTCGCAGGTGATGTAGCAATTAAAGGTGATAAAGAATTTGTATTTTCTGATATTGATAATAAATGGCATGAGTTTGGTGATTTAGGTTCTCTTGGAGCTTTAGCTTTTAAGAGTTCTGCGACAGGTAGCTTTACACCTTCTGGCACTGTATCTCAACCCACTTTTACTGGCACAGCTAATACTGGTTTAGAAGTTAGCGCAGGTTCTGGTGATGCCACATATACTCCTGCGGGTACAGTTTCTCAACCCACCTTTACTGGAGCAACAAGTACAGGAAGTGCTTCCTATACCCCTGCTGGTAATGTTTCTATTGGAACTGGTACTGGCGCTGCTAATTATACTCCTGCTGGTACAGTAACTCAGCCTTCGTTCTCAGGTACAGAAGCTACAATCGCAGTTTCTGGCGGAGCTGGTACTGCTACTTACACTCCCGCAGGTAGCGTTTCTAAGCCAGATATTACAGTAACTCCTTCTACAACTTCTGTTACTCCAATTGCTAGTGTAGGAACTCTTCCTGAATTAACAACAACTGTTGCCAATGAAACTCTTACTATTGGGTTTAGTCAAGGTACTCTTCCAACTGCTGGAACAGCTACTACAGTAATGACAAGTGCTTCTGCTGAGCTTGCTAGTACTCCAGCGTTTACCGGCACTGGTACTCGTCTAACTGCTACTTACACTCCTGCCGGTAGTGTATCACAACCTACCTTTAGTGGTACAGGCGTTGAACTTACAGGTGCATTTGCAGGCACTACCGCAACAATTGAGACGGATTTTGTTCCTGAAGGCACAGTTTCTCAACCTACCTTTACAGGTACAGGGGCTCACCTTGAAACAGAAGGATTTACTCCTGCTGGTACAGTATCACAGCCTACATTTACTGGCACTGCTGGAACTGTTACAGTTGAATAATCTTCTTTATCTTTTTAAAAGATAGGTGAAAGGAGGTTAAATGGCTGATATTTCAAAAATTACTATTCCAAATGGTAATAGTACTGCAACTTACAATTTAAAAGATAATGCAGCCCTTCATGAGATTACTCCATCAACAAAGACTATCATTCCTATTACTGGATTAGAAACATATTCATCTACGACATTAGGTAGTAATGAATTAACTTCTTTAGGTACTGTTACTATAGGTAGCAATACAGTAACAAATTATAAATTAAATTTAACAGGAGTGATTAATAGTTTAACAGCTACTGGACAAACGGCTGCTACAATTTCAGATTTGACCTCTAGTGGTCAAACTGTTGTTACAGGCATTACAGCCTCTTAATGATTTAAATAGGGGCTTGATAAAAGCCCCTATTATATTGGATTTGGAGGTTTATAATGGCAAATAATATAAAATTTTATCATTCCGTTGCAGAATTACCTGCGACGATAGAAGAAGGAGCTATCTATTTTGTTTTACAAGAAAATAATATAGCTTCTTTAAAAGTAGATTTAAATAATAATAGATACACAGTTACTCCTGTAATTCCAGAAGCTACTTCTGAAAATTCAGGATTGATGACTGCGGAGGATAAAAAGAAATTAATTCCTATTACTGTTGAAAAATTTAGTAATAGCGATGTAAAGATAAATGCAGAAAATGATTTTAATTTTCTAAAAAATATAAAAATTGACAATAAAAAAGTTTTAACAGAAGATTCTATTGCAGGCGTTGAGGTTATTCCAGTAGAGAGTGACGACCCCATCCAAGAGAGTAGAGTAGAAATAGTTGAAACTTTAAATAATAAATTTAAATTAATATTATATTTAAACATTCCTCAAGGTAAAACTGGTAATGTTGGCCCTATTGGTCCAAGAGGTAAAGATAGTAAAATTGGAGAAGTGCGGGCCACCGTGGTAGAGGACGGCGGAGAACCTAACGTAGAAGTCATTATGGGCGATACTGTAGAAGATGAAGATTTCTTTACTACAGATATTGATTTTGTTTTTTCTAATTTTAAAGGAGAACAAGGCGATCAAGGTGGAATAGGACCTGTAGGACCGCGAGGGGCTCAAGGCAAAGTCGCAAATGTTGATTTTAAGTTTAAATCAGGAAATTCCGTAGAAGTTGAAAAGATAGATGAATTCGATGAAGAAGATTCTGAGGTTATCAAAAAGACAACTTACATAGTTACTATTCCACAAGGAGAAAAAGGAGATAAAGGAGATTCTTTTAGAATTTCAAGAACTTTTAACTCTAAAGAAGAGATGTATGCGGCTTTAGATGAAGAAATCGTTGAAGATGAAGAAAATCCATCTGGAATTCCTCTAGGTACTTTTGTTTTATTAATTCTTTCTCAATCTGATCCCACTAATGGTGAATTATATTACAGACCATTAGAATTAATTGATTCATCTTTAGGAAATGATAGGTTAATATTTATCACTGATATGTCTCCAACTCAACCAGAGTTTGTAGTTGAAAAAAATGTGTCAATAATTCCTTGAAATCAAACAGGTGAAGTTAGCATAGATAATACACAATTAGATCATCCTAAATTAAGTTTTACTTTACCTCGGGGAAAGCCTATGGATTTTGGAACACATTCTGCTACAATAGATAAAAAATATGGAGTTCCGCAAGTAAATATTGATACAGAAAATATTGATGATGGATCTGATACTCGTAAACAAAATTTAACTTTTAATTTTAAAAATATGGGAGTTGTTATTGATAGCGCGGATGGGACAGTAGATAATACAGTAGGTAATCCTAGAGTTACGATAACACCATCAGTTTATGATAATAATACTAAACAAAAGTTACATTTTGATTTTAAAGGGATCAAAGGTGAACAAGGCATTCAAGGTCCGATGCCGCAATTAAGACCAGAAGTTAATTTAACTGTAACACCTGGTGATGTATCTTCCGACCCGACTGGATCAGCGAGTTGATCAGATGAAGATGGTAAGAAAGTTTTAAATCTTTCTTTAACCAATATTAAAGGTCAAGATGGCAATATTGCTTCTATAATTCAATCTGGTTCAGGAAATGCAGTCTCTGACTTAACTTATGTAAATAGAGTATTAACTGTTAAAAAAGATTATCAATTTGCAACAGAAACATATGTAAATAATATTGCTAATCAAACAGTTCAGGTTTCTAAAGGTGGAACCGGACAAACTTCATTTGCGTTAGATAATATACTTTTAGGCAATGGAACTGATCCAGTAAAAACTGTTAGTGTATTACCTATTACTCTTGGAGGAACTGGTCAAATTGGATTCACTAGAAATCAGATTCTTTTAGGTCAAGGTCAAAATAATAGCATTGGTAGCATTGAAACTATTTCAGGAGCTTTATATGCTACTAACTCAACAGATGCTCCGCATTTTGGCACATTGCCAGTTCAACAAGGTGGTACTGGGAAAACAGGTTTTGTAAATAATGCTATTGTAGTTGGTAATCAAGATAATGGCTTAAAACAAATTAGCAGTTCCAAAGGAGCCTTTTATTCTACTGGTAGTAATATAGAACCACAATTTGGAATCTTACCTATTTCTCTTGGAGGGACTGGTGGTACAACTGCTGAAGAAGTTAGAGTTAATATTGGCGCTCCAAGAGCAGAAATATCTATTAATACTATTCAACCAACTTCTCAACCTGCGGGAACCACTGATTATGTTTTAAGTTTTAGTAATGTTGTTAGTCCTGTTTAGGACTTTAGGAAATAAAATGATATAGAAGGAACCATTGTGTCTCCTTCTATTTAATATAAAAAGTATATTAAAATGAAAGGAGATAAGATATGGCAAATAATACTATATCTCAAGTAACAGTAAATGGTACAACTTATGATTTATTAGACGCTAACACCTTATCCGCAGTATCGGCACTCAATACGCGTGTGACAGCTTTAGAGTCTTCGGTGGCTAGTAAAGCTTCTACTTCTGATAGTATAAAAAATATAACAAGAAGTGGAACTACTTTTACGGCAACTAGAGCTAACGGTACAACTTTTACGTTCACTCAACAGGATAACAATAGTACATATCCAGATGCAATAAAAAGTATTACTCGTTCAGGCACTACTTTTACTGCTACCAGATATTCTGGTGGCAAATTTACTTTTACCCAACAAGATAATAATACTACTTATAATATGGGGGTCTCATCTGGAAATGGAACTTTGCATGGTAGTTATATTAGTAGTGGAGCTACCCTTGCTTGAAGAAAACAAAACTGTAATAGTTATGCTATTGTTCAAGTTACTTATGATTTTAATTTTAAAAGTAAATATTCATCTAATAACACAGCTGTAATTGGAACCAATTTTCCTAAAGCTTTAGTCGGTGGAACTATTGTTTTAGCAAATGGAAATGCTGATACAGTATTAGCTAATATAAATTTTGGCACAGATGGGAAAGCTATGCCTTGATATTGCGGGAATGTTTGAGGACATTGGTATGGACAAGCAACTTATTTAGCATCAATATAATTCGGTGGATAAGTTTGGTGTCACCTCCACAACAACGAATCCGATTAGTGCCCATTTTACTGCTAGTAACGGTGTTATACTGCTTTTTACATTGAGAGCAGATAATAAACTTGTCGCTGATATTTACATGGATGGAAAGTGGAAAGGTCAAAAGGATATTGCAGGTTGGAATAGTTTATAATATAAGACTCCTTCGTATACAGCAATATCTGGAGTCACTGTGCGTCCAGGTACCAAATGGACTCGCATAGGAAATCTGGTTATTTTTACTGTACAAATAACCATTCCTAACGCAACCAATGGTGCTGTTCTCGCAACATTTTCTAATATACCTACGCCATTGAAAGACGAGAACTTTTTCACTGTATCTAATTCAAATAATCACCGTGGACTTTCTTTATCCAACGACAAAACCCTTAGAGCTAATGGAGACATCTCTTTAGCTGGTTGGTTGGGTGGCACATGTATATATGCAACTAATGAATTTATATAACAACATAAGTCTTTATATTAGATAGATTTATTATAAGCAATCCAAAAGGATCTCATGAGACAATGTAAAAGTTAATAAAATTTAAAATTTTAAGCTTCTTTAAAAAATTTCTAGGGCAATTTTTTATAATTTTCTTTAGCTAATTTTTATATAATAATAGAGAGGGTCAAAAAAAGAAAACTCTCTAAATATTATTGGTAAAACTAGGAAAAAGAAAGGAGAGTATAGGAATTGGATGAAGAGATTTTAAATGAAGTTACTGAAGATAGTGAATTTTCTTATGAAGATCCTACTATAAATCAAAATAATGAAGAGACTTCAAACGAAGACCCTGCTATAAATCAAGATGATGAAGAAATTTCAAATGAAGATTCTGTTATAGATCAAAACAATGAAGAGATTTCAAATAAAGTTACTCAAAATAGTGGATTTTCTTATGAATATCCTGTTATAGATCAGAACAATGAAGAAATTCTTAATCCTGATTTAGATTTAGGATATTTAAGAAAAGAAGTATTTACAGTACATCATCCTTCAGTGCCTGAAGAATGGCACTACAAGATTGTATCTTTTGACTTCTCTAATGGTGAAATTTATGTTCCTGAGTCTGAAGATGATCCACATATTCGAGTAATTGATGCCAAAAAAGGCATTTTTGAATATATAAATCTTGACGGCGAAGAAGTGCATATTGTAACAGGACAAACAATTACATCTGTTGTTGATCAACAGGCTATTCCAGCTTATGATGAACAAACTATCTTCTATCGTTATGTTCTTTTTACAGAAAAAGAACTTGCGGATAGAGAGTTTATGGCAAATGGTCCTGCTAAATTAGCAGAAGCCCAAGAGACAATCGAAGATCTACTTCTTATGCTTGCGGAGCTAGTTGGCGGCGAGGAAGAAGAGGTGTAGTTATGGTTACAAATACTGCTTACAAAATTATTAAAAAAGCTGTAATCGTTCGCCTAAAGAAAGGTGAAAATATAGAGGATATTCTTGATTCATATCCTAAACTTTCCGCGGGTCAACGTGCACAAATGATTGAAGAACTAATTCAAGAAGGCTACATTGTAGGAGAATAATTATGGATTTAGAAGTTTTTACTAGTTTAATTTCTCCAATAATTGTAATAGCTTGTTTAATGATAGGATATATTTTAAAGAACATTTATCCAGATGATAGAATCAATCGTTTTATCCCATTAATCGTAGCTATTCTTGGAATAATTTTCAATGCGTGGGGTTTACACACTTTTGATTTTAATACAGTAATGATAGGTATGGCTAGTGGTTTAGCTTCCACTGGTGCATACGAAGCATTCAAAAATTTAATAGAAAAATAAATAATTTGAGATAAAAGGAGGAAAAGATATGTATGAAAATTCTTTCGCGGGACAAATGCCGCAACCTGCTAACAACTTATGGGTGGGGAATAATTATTCTTCCGGTTATTCTCAAATGTCAAGAAATAATTATCCTCAAATGCAGCAAAATCCGCAGATGCAAAATCAAAGACAACCAATTAATAATGTTTTAGAGGTTATGGGACCTGAAAGCGCACAGGCATATCAAGTTGGACCCAACTCTAGAGTAATTTTAATGGATACTAACAGACCTGTTTTTTATTTTAAACAAAGCGATGATTCAGGTTATTCAGAGACCAAAGCATTTAAATTTGAAGAAATTCCTTTAATGCAAAGAGAAATTATTCAAACTCAAGCACAGGACGTTAGTGATTTTGTAACGAAGACTGAGTTCAATGAATTTAAACAATTAATGGAAGACTTGGTGATGAAGAATGAGTAATCCTATTTTTTCTTCTTTTAATAAGCAGTCAGTAGCTCCGCATTCTAACTCTCTATTGGATTTAATGAAACAGATAAAAAATTCTTCTAATCCAACAGAAGCTATGGAAAAAATGTTAACAAATAATCCTAATTTTCAAGGTATAGTAAATTATATAAATCAAAATGGTGGAGATGCTAAGACTGCTTTCTATAATTTGGCTGCTCAAAAAGGAGTAGATCCAAATACTATTTTAAACCAATTAAAATAAAAGAAGAGAGGGGTACATCATGGCTGATATGAATGGTGGGCTCACTGCAAGTGATGTTGCGTTAATGGCAAGAAATGAAGATGGCTGGGGAAATGGTATGGGCTTTATGTGGATTTTTGCTCTACTTATTCTTGCTAATGGTGGTTTTGGTTTTGGTGGAAATGGCTTCGCTAATGCTATTGGTTATGAAAATTTAGCTACTTCTAATGAAGTTCAGCGTGGTTTTGATAATCAAAATTCTATGGCTAATGAAAGAGAAATTTTAGCAGCTATTAATAGTAATTCTCTTCAAGGTATGCAAAATGCTAATCAAAATACTCAATATCTAATGAATGCTTTTAATGATAAATATAATGAACTTCAACGTGATATTAGTGGAATTGCTTTAATAGATCAACAGATAATTTCCAATCAGCAAGAATGCTGTTGTAATACTTTAAGAGCTATTGATGGTGTTAACTTCAATGCTGCTATGAATACTGCGGCTATTAATGCTAATACTACTGAACAAACTCAAAGAATTCTTGATGCTATTACTTCCAATAGAATGGATGATATGCAAAATAGAATTAATCAGTTAGAGCTTCAAAATGCGGTAGCTGGTGTTGTGCGTTATCCTAATTCTACTGCTTATAACGCTGGCCCAAATCCCTTCTGTCCTAATGGGTGCGGCTGCAATTTCTAATTTAAAGTAGATAGGAGGACTTATAATGATTGAACTCTCTAATTCAATTGCTCAAACATTAGCTCCTGGTCAATCAGCAGTTTTTGATACAGTTATTTTACATGTCGGCTGTACAGAATGTCATAGAAACAACTCTGGTTCTATAAATCTAAACCAAAACAATGTTGTTTATGAAGTTTCCTTTAATGGTAATATTGGAGGGACAGCTGCTGGTGACGCTACTATTGGTATTACTTTAGATGGTGCGCCTCTTCCTGAAACAAATAGTACAGTTGTAACTGCCGCAGCAGGTGATTTACAAAATGTTTCCGCTTCTACGTTTGTTAAAACATGTTGTTGCGGAAATGGTGATACTGTTCTATTGACAAACACCGGGACTACAGAGATTAATCTTGGAGCAAACCCAAGACTTTCAGTAAAAATGTTTAGAAATTAAAAAAGAAAGGAAAGAGGTGGTACCATTGGATTCAACGGTGACCGCAGTCCTTAACTTGCTTGAAATCTTTTTAGTGCCACTGATTATCTTTTTAATGCAAAGAGGCATGGGTAGAAAATTGGATGACTTTGATAATAAAAGAGAACAGGCACGTGAAGAACAGAAAAAAAATCGTGAACTTGATACTGAATGACATGATTCAATGACTGCCGGAATGCGAGCAATGTTAAGAGCTGAGCTAATTTCTGAATACAGAAAAGCTAAACAAAATAAATATGCTTCAACGACTACAAAAGAATATGTAGAAAAAATTGAAACTGCATATGCAAAACTTGGAGGGAATGGTTTAGGTAAAGCAATGTATGAAGAAATAATGTCTTTACCAAGTGAACCATTAACAATTACCAATGATAATTAAAAAAGCCCCTTGACTTGAGTGATAAGTCAAGGGGTTTATTTTTTTAGCCTTCGGTGGAATATAAATCGCAGAATATTAGTGAACATTCAATACACGTACAGCGATTTGGACGAATTGTCAATATTAACGTTGTTTGGTCAAAGGAGGATTTAACTGCGAATACAGGAAAGAAACTGTGAGATATTGTTCCTAGTTGGGCAAAACCTATCGATGGTACATACGCAATATCAGCGTTATTCTCAGGCACTGCCGTAATTGGGTATTTTAGCGTGCATACTACATTTTTTGAATTTTTCTCAACAATTAACATACAGTATGTAGACAGCTCTGTTACATATACATGTGCGGAATAATGATAATGTAAAGATTACCAATTTAATAAAGCTGGTGAAATTAATATTCGGTGGATAGAATTGTATATGAAGGATGAACATATGCTTTTGTTGTAAACAGTGCAGATGATTTATTACAACTACAATTTTTAGCACCTCAAACCTCAAAAGCTTATTATCTAAATTTTTCAGATACAACTATTGAACTACGAAGAAAACTGCAAGGTGAAAATAGTTCAAAACAAATCTGGGTCAAATAAGATTCGGTGGTTCCGATGAATTTATCTCAAGTATATAGAAAAGCAGAAAACTTTACAACTGGTAACAGTGGAAATATATATTTACCTGAAACTAATGATGGATATACATATATTTTAGCACCATTTGTATTAGGTCAAAATTATTTTGTTAAAGCGTGAGTAGCAGCAGAAAGTAATGCATGATTTTTAACTGTTACAAATCCGAATACTGGGGCAACAATTAATAATGCAACATTTGATATTCGTTATATAGTATTAAAAATAAAAAGAATATAAATAAAAATAAAACCCTACTTTCAATTAAGAAAGTAGGGTTCTTTTTTTATTTAAATTTTATTAAAAAGATGCAGCAACATCAATTAATTCATCTTCTCTAGGTTTAGTATACCATCTAACAGTGGTAGAAACATCTGTATGACCCATATATCTACTAACTTTACTAACTGGAACTCCTTCTCCAATTAACATTGTGCACCAAGAGGTCCGTAGATTAGACATGGGAACATATGGAAGTCCTCTAGAAATGCAAGCTCTTCTATATCTTCCAGCTACTTGAGAAGGATTTAAATCACCAATGATATATCCTTCTTCTTTTCTAATAGGTAAAAGTCTAACGATACAATCTTGCGGCATTGGTAATTTGCGATTACTCATAACAGTCTTTGTAGGGCCAACAACAATATGCCCATTTACAAATTGCATACCTCTCTGAATATGGACAACATTAGTTCTCCAATTAAAATCTTCCCAACGAAGTCCGCAAGATTCTTCTCTACGAAGTCCCATCGTTGCAGAACAAACAATTGCCGCGTAATATGGAACATCAGTAAGACCATCTAACATTTGTTGCATCTCAATTCTATTTAGAGTTGGAGGATTTGGTGTCCCTCTTGGAGGAGCATCTAGAACCTTATCACACGGATCAGTAGGAATTAATTCAAGTTTATATGCCACTCTAATCATTGCTTTGAAAATTTTCCAAGTAGAAGCTTTAATATTACCTTCTTTAAACCAATGGTCTAAATATCTAGGAGTAATTTCAGTAAGATATTTATCTTTCATAAAAGGGGCAATATGTAGTCTATATGCACTATCATATCCTACTTGCGTACATTCTCTTAAATTTTTTAAACAACGTGGCCACCAAATTTCATCATGGAACTCTTGGACTGTCATTTTTTCAGACATTTGACAACCTTCTTTCTACTAAAATTTTTTTCTTTTTCTTTTATTAATTAAATTTTAATATAAAACTAATTGGTTGTCAAATTTTATTTTTTAATTCCAATGAAATATTTTTAATATTTGATGGAATTTAATAAATAACATGGATTTTAAAGCAAAATCTCTTATAATTTGTGTCTGATAATATTATAATTTTTAATATAACTTTTCCAAATTCAGAGACAATTTTCTTATTTTTTAATATAAGAACAGGCATTACTACGCCGTTAATGTTAAAATGTATTTTCAATCTTACAGCGGAAGTCCAATCAGTTGAAGTTATTAAAATAAAATTACAACAACAGCATAATTAGTTTAAACCAATTGCCCACTTATTTTCATTCAAGAGCCTCAAACAGCTCCTCCATATCTTCTAAAATAAATAGTCTGAGGTTCAGCGCTTGTTCCTATAATTACTTGTTGTGTACTTCCAGATTCAGCAGCTCTAAAAATAATAAATAATCCTCACTGAGTGTTAACTCCAGAAGGAGAAGCTGTATAATTCTTCGCTGATAAAGTATACATCCCAGGAATTTTATAATCATTCATATTTGCATTAGTAAGTAAAGTTCCGCGACCGACTAATGTATCTTTTTGAGAGGTATTTCTTAAATTGTATACTGTGGTTCCTAATGGTGCAATATCACTATTGACGTTGCCCACCGAATACAAATCACAGAGACGAACTACTTGTCATATATGCAAAGCTGGCGGCATAGGTTCCGCCTTGCGTATACCCAGTAGCCTTATAAACTTGCAGAGTGAGTTTTCCATCAGAAGTATTATTAACCCAAAACGCAGCCATATCACCAGTGGAGCTATTTCTTGCTATGAAAGGAAACTGTGCTAATGCTGGTGGCGCTCCTAAGCCCGTCACGCCAGAAACAACCAGGTCAAGTGATATAACAACAAGTCGTCCAAGTTGTATGAATTTGACACCGCTTGTTGGAGTCACCACATTTTCCACCGAATATTAAAATAAAAAAAGCTACGAACATTTTTTTTTGTTCGCAGCTTTTTATCTTACTCTTTTGTTTCTTGTTGTAAATTAATTAAAGGCATACTATTTTCTGGTACAACATAAACATTTTGTCCATTTTTTAAAGCATCAATATATTGTTGTTCAAGAATTTCTGGAGTTAATGATTTTGATCTAATTTCATTAGCTTCAGCTTCTTTCTGAGCTTTCATTACCTCTGTATCCATTTTAATTTTTTCAGCTTCTTGCTGATTTTGTGCTTCAACTTTGCTAATTTCTGTTTTCTGAGCTGAATTATATGCACCAATAATTTCTTGATTATATCTAATATCTTGAACATTAACTTCTTCAACATGAAGTCCAAGTTCATCCCAATCTTTTACTAATTTATCATAGATTGCTTTTGCATAATCTTCTCTACTTGTTAGCATTTGAATGGTTGAAAATTGACCTGAAACATTTCTTGCAGCGTCTCGTACATTATTCACCGCTACAATTTGTACAAAGTTAGATTGTTCTTGATATTTAGTATATAACTCTATAGCAGCATCCGCATCCAAACTATAAATAACTTGAACATCTACGTTTGCTTGAGCTCCAGATTTATCATATACTGTTACCTCTGAACCAGATGCCTTTCCATTATCATAACTGTATTCATCTTCTCTATATAAATTAATAATGTTATTTCTTACATCATATTCAATTGTATTTTGCCAAGGCGTCTTTATATGAAAACCAGCAGCTTCTGTATACCCCGCAAGTTCTCCTCCCAGATTTCTTAATACTACAACTTCACCTACGTCTTGCGTATATATGCAAAAAGATAATAAAATTAATAAAGTACCTAAAATTGCTCCAATGATTTTATAAATTTTATTAAAATTTATTATAAAAAGTAATACAATTATTATTATTCCAAAAAAAAGTACCGCAACAGAAACAGGATTCATTTAAAGAACCTCCTTTTTCTCTTTATCAATAATATATTTTAAAATTTCTTTGTAATCTTCTTTTGTAAAATCTTCATCTATTGGAATATTGGTAGTTATTGTTTGAGTCCAACTATAACTATTACTATTATTAAAACAATGTTTACATGCTTTAGTCCCAGCTAAGGTACAACAACAAATCATTTTACCTCCTACACACCAGTACTTCCTAGACCTTTTCTTGAAATAGAATTTAAATAATCTGATTCAATAAATTTAATTTTAGGCTGTTCTTTTTGAATTCTGAATTGACAAATTCTTGTACCTTTTGGAATTACTACATCTTTAGTTGCTAATGCAGGATACATCCATATATCGTCTGTTCCACAATAAGAATTATCTATTATTGCAATTGCATTGGTTTGTAATAGTCCCCAACGTTTAAAAGTAGAACTCCTAGAAACCATTAAGGCTTCATATCCTTCTGGAAGTTGCATACTAACTCCTAAAGAAATATATTTTCTTTGTCCAGCCTTTAAAGTGGTATCTTCATAAACATATAAATCAATCCAAGAGCCAATATCTGTTTTTTCTAAATGCGGAGAACCTTGTAAATAATGAATTTTAATATCTACTTCATTACTCATATTGACCTCCCATATTGTATTCAATATCTTTTAGAGGAATTTCTGGCTCTTTAGGATCGTTGAATACTAACGTATATTTACAAATTACCCAGCTATCAATTACTTCTCCTTTTGACTTTTTCTCTTTTAAAGTTTGAGTCCAAGAGTAAAGAGTAAAATTATTGGAATGCGCAAACTCTTCAATCTCTTTATGTAAAGTGTTAGCATCTTCTTCAGTAAGCACAAAAATTTCATTAGTTGTCTTTAGTAAATATTTAATCATCCTTTTATCTCCTTTATATCTTTAAGCAAGTGTAAAATTAACTGTTTTAAAAGTTGCTTTTAAGTCTTTAACTAATTTTTCAGTATAATTTTGCGGACCTGCTACTACAATTTCATTAATATCAAATTCATTAGAAACTCCAAGCATATAGTTTTTAATATCATCTATAGCTATTTGACGTGGAGGATAAATTTGATTACCAATCCCATCATAATAAGTAATACTACTTAGTCTCTCTGGACTTGCATCTATTACTACCTTCATTATATCACCTTCTTAAATTTCAATTACCATTGGATCGCATTCAAATAACATATACATATGAACTTCTTTGTTAAAGAAATCTTTAATCCAAATCTCCCAAGCATCTTCTGTTGCTTTATTAATTGACATTAAGATGCCTCTATTTTTAATACATTTTTCTAACTCTTTGATGGCTTTAATAGACATTTTTCTTATAAACTCTAAAAACACATCTGGAATATCTTTACCGTTAAAGTTAAATAAAGTATAATCTGCTTTTTCTCGACAAAGTAGCATAAAATACTTTCCTTTAGATTCGGCAAACCATTTTTGTATTTTAGTTAACTGTTCTTGAATCTGCTCTTGCGGCATCTCTGGCAATTGACTAATCACTTGTTTATTTAAATCATACAGCGTGCCAACCTCAATTTTTTTATCTTTTTCCATTAGCCTATCCTTTCCGCATATTGATTATCACTTGCTAAATTCACTCCTAGTACTTCATCATAGTGCGGAGTTTGATTAGGAATATATCTTCCATATTTTATGATAATATTTTTATAATCCCATAACATAGCTACATATGTAGGAATTTCATCTCAATAATATCCAGTGTATATAACTATATCATCCTTAGTGTATTTTCTAAATTCTTCAATTAATAGAAATAAATCATGCGGACTATCAAAGGGTTCCATGCCCTGAAAGCAAATGGCTTCTGATAAAGGATTGTTTAAATATCTTTTAACAATGGCCGCATAGCTTATCTCTATATCTTTCATCTTTACTATTGGACTGTTTTGACAAAGTTCTTTTCCACATTTGAGGTCACAGTGAGGGAAACCTATTGTCATACAAGTTTTTTTATAATTAATAAAATCTTCATCTATAATATATTTAATTAACATTAGCCCATTCTCTCATAGCAAATTCTTGTTTTCTAGTTTGGCTCCAAGTCTGGATGGGGACAAAGAAACCCACAATCCTGGCATATTGTGTTTTTACAGGTTTGCCGCATATAGGACATATATCTCCATAAAAACCATGATTATTTTCACAAGCATTAATTTTACCAGTAAAAGCAAAATATTTAACCCCAGCTTGCGCGACATAGTTTAACATTTTCCATGCTTTATCAAATGAATCAAATGGCGCATCTACGTTTATGTGTAAGATGTCACCTCCTGAGCAATATTCGCTAAAGGCGGCAGCTATTTTTACTCTCTCTTGGATGGTAGTTTTTATTCCAAGTCCAATCCATTGATTAGCATATAGCGGCAAATCTTTAATTACTTGATCTGGATAAAGCATTTCATCTGCATGCTGAAATCTGGCAGCCATTGTCTCTCCAGGAATTGCTTCAAGATTCATATGATAATCTTTATCTGCAAGGAAAGCATCTTTTACTGCATGAATAATTTTAAATATTTTTCTTCCGAAGTCATATGCTTCATCTTTATAGTAAGTATTACCTAATTCATCTTCATAGGTATAACCAAAATATTTCATTGTTTCATAACAACCTAAAATTCCATGTGAAGAATAAAGATATTTCATTTCAACCATTTTTGTATCAAAATTATGCAAAAGTCCTTTTTCAATGTTTCTTTGAATAATATGTCTTTGAACATCAAGAATCTTACAATTAGTTTCAACTGTATCTTTAAGTAACGCTAAATATTCTTGCTCATTTTGACTTTGATAAGCTATTCTTGCAAGATTAATAGTAGAAACTTTCACGCTACCAACTTTTAAAGCTGCCCCGCCAATACTATTAGTATAGCCAAGCTCCTGAATATCATTACGAAGTCTACAGCAGGATGACAAAGAAGTTACTGAACTATCTGCAAACCAATTACTATCATTCCATTTTCTATTATGCTCACAAGCCCATTTTGCAAAATCTTCATCTACAAAGTTTCCATTAATGTCAGTGAGAAGTGAAATGGTGTTCACAGGAAAAGTCATCATATTTTGACTTCTAATGTCGCTCATTTCTGTTAAGAATATTTTTTGAAATTCTATAATCTCTTCTTCACTATCTATCATAAAAGAACCATCTGGGAAAATTGCTCCACCAAAAATAGCTTCAAAATATGGATGATCAAATATACTTGTATTAGTAAAAGCACTTTGAATTGAGTTACGGAGAAATGGCTGATTTAATGAGTATATTAATCTTTGAATTTGCTGCTTCGCAAAATCTTCTGCATATTCTTCTGTAATTCCCATATAATGATTTTCTATATCTTTTTTCCAAAAGTAATAGAAGTAAGGAATTAAATTTGGGTAGGCTACTGCGCCAGCACTTCTATTAGATGCGTAAGAACAATGCTCTTTTACAAAATCAACAAAAGTTGCTAAATGTTGCGGAGGTTCTGCATTAAAGTTTTCAATAAAATATAGACCTTTTTCTGCCAAGTCTTTTAAATCATAGGCGAAGCAATAGCTTGTTTCTGTACTTGAATGCGCGTCATGCATACCAAGTGCTTTAGTCCATTCAAGCTCTAACCATTTATTTGCTTCTTTAAATCCATATTTTTTTTGCATTTCATAATATAATTTATTAAATGCAAGTAACTTCTGATGAGCTTTAGGCATTTCGTTAATCATAGTTACAATATCTTTATGACCCACATTCGCATTACCATCTACAGAAACGTCTGCAACGGTATCTTCATCTACAAAATTATCAATAAAATTTGTAAAATCTAAATCGCTTTCACTTAAGCCATTTAGTTTTGCAAAATCTTCACCATATTTTTCGTTAAGACGATTTAATTGTGTTTGAAAATTTTTACTTAATTTTACATTAATTTTCATTATTGATTGTTCACCCACTTAATTGCAGTTCCAAAGTCCATATATTCATCATCAACTTTAAGAACTGGAACGGACATAAATCCTTTTATCATAATTTCATCAATATTATTACTGATTGAATAACTGATGTTTGCGGCATCCAGCTTTTGCGTCAGAACTTTACAGCGAGGACAACCTGTTGAATATAAAGTAATCATATAAACCTCCTATACTATATTTTGTATTTTTTACCTCTATTAATATATATAAAATCAATATATAGTATTAATTCATTTTTGCCCTATGATTTTTTAATTTTTAGATTTTCTTTTTACCATGTTTTTAATTTTCTCATAACATTCTCTACAAATATCTTTACTAATTGAATTATAAATATTGTCATTTTTACTCAAAGTCAATTTATACAGATGCTCTTTTATAAATACTTCTTTTTCGCACATATCACAATAATATTTTACCATTGGCACCGCCGCTTTCATTCTTTTAAAATTTGTATATAAATTAAAAACTACTCCTATTTTATTGTCACAGTAGCACAAACCGTCTCCATCATATAAATATATAGGAGATGTAGACATTGTTGTTCGATGAAATTCATAACAATTTGATACGGGAGTGGGATGATGTATCAATAATCCTCTATCAATTAAATCTTGTACTCATTGTGATTTAAAATTATCATTTATGCACCAATATTCCATATATCTCCTTTCTTTTTACTATATAATTATATCATATTTTTTTATTTTTGTCAAATAAAAATTTATAAAAAACTAAATAAAAAAAGAGCTATCCTATAAAAGGATAACTCTTTATTCTTCACCGTACCTCTGCCAAACAGTTTCTATTGTATTATCATCATTTATATTTATAATTTTATAGACTTGATGACTATTTTGATTCTTATAGCTTTTACTGAAAAACATTCCGCCACGAGCGAATCCATTTATCATTAACATTGTCCCGCGAGTAAACCAAGATTTTTCCATGACTTTTTTCTTACCATCAGCTTGCATTTCAGAAATTTGTTTATTAAGTCTTGCATAATAATCTCTACTCATTTTAACAGTAACTACGCCAGATTTAACTGTTAATAAACTAATACAAGATTTAGTATCATCTTTAGCAATTACTGTCCCTACGATTCTACAAGTTTCAAACGTATGAAACACTTTTTCCCCACGTCTGAAAGTTTTTGCAATTTTGGGACTAGAAGGTAGTTCATTATATTCTTTAATATTATATTCATATTTTTTAATATGAGCAAGAGGATGCTCATGATAATAGAAAGCTAAACTATCCATTTCCCAATCTGCTAAATTCCCTAAAGCATACTTATCATATATTTCTTGAAATAATGTATTATTTAAACTATCTAACAATTCTTGTTGATGTTCTTTAAAATAATCTCTAGCTTTATCCATCCCATTACTATAAAGTTTTTGCCAAATTTTTTGCGAAATTCCTATAGTATCGCCGCATGGCTCCAATAAATCTATATCAAAAAATTGTTCATAAAAATCATAATAGTTATCTTGAATTATATAATAATTTGTAACTTTGCAATTTTTCCGCAATGCTTTATTAAAGACAAATAATCTTTTCTCCCAATTTAATGATTCAGGAATTAAATTCCTTTCCATCAAACCATTAAAATTTTGGAGAGTAATTCTTTTTTTAGGTTCACATTGAGTCCAAATATATTCTTTCATTACTTCTTCTCTTGGAGCAAATTGATCAAAAGCCCCAGATTTAATTAATGAAATCATTACTTTTTTATTTGCTTTTACTTTCTTTTGGAAATCTGCTAAACTTGTATATGGTCTATTATTTATAATCTCTTCAATAATATCTCCATTTACATTAGACAATGCTTTTAGACTATATAAAATTGTATTATTTTCTAAATCTGGCTCAAACATATATTCAGATTTATTAATATCAATTAATGATACTGAAATTCCTCTATGGATAATATTACCTACAGCTTTTGCAATTTTTCCATAATTACTTGAAGTATCATCTTCAAGTCCTGCGTCAACTCTTAAGCAAGCAGTATTCCAAAAGATAGATGGAAAGTATGTCGCAAGATACGCACATTGAACGCCAATAAGACTATAGCTATATGTATGCTCGGCATTAAACGCATAACCAAGTTCTTGTGAAAATAAAACGTCCCATATATATCTTCCTACTTCAGGAGTTTTTGCTTTTTGTAGAACTTTATTTCTTAATTCTGGAATTTTATCCATAAGTTTTTTGCCGATTATTTTTCTCGCTGAATTGGTAGTTTCAAGATCAAAGCCAAATAATCTTTCATCCATCATCATTAACATTAAATCATCTTGTAATGGTAAAGTCCCATAAGTATGTCCGCAATATTCTTTAATTATTTTTTGATACTCTAGTGGAACACTTGCTTTGTTCATTTCTTCGTCCCATTGTTCTGGATGATGTTTAATTCTATAATAACGATCAACAGGAGTCTCAGATCCCTTTTCCTGAGCCATTAATCGAATTAAAGCATTAATAGCAGATAATTCTTTTACATTTTGTGGTTTTAATTTTTTAACAGCTTGAGATCCAACTTGAGTATCAAATTGAAAAAGGGATAATACTTCAACATTATCAATAGCTTTCCAAATAGATGGATCATCAATTGGCAGAATATCAGGATGAATATATTTATCATATAATTCTTTTAATGATAAATCTTGTTCAATTTTATTTTTATCTTGTAATAGTAAAAGACATTGAGTAATTTTTTCCATAATATCTGTAACAAGTGCATCGACCTTAACAAAACCTGCCGCTTCTGCATCATGTAATGACCATTGAGTAATTAATGTTCCGTCTGGAGCAGTCATAATAGCTCCTTTATCAAATTCATGCCCAGGATCATTAAATACACAACCACTAGCATGTATAGATCTGCTTGATACAGTTCCCTCTAATTTTTTAATAATATCTAATAAACCTTCATACTTATTTACTTCATTTATAAAAATTTTATTTGGTTGTATACCTTTTTCTTTATTACCCTCAATCATGTCTTTAATTGAATAGGTAAAACCTCGCTGGCTTCCAACTAATGAAGTTAAATACTGCGCAGTATCCACATCAATTCCATTAGGATAATCTTCACTTCTATATCCTCTACAGCTTGATAAAATCGCTGCACGGCTTGACATAGTAGAAAAAGTACAGACTTGGATTAATCCTAGCGAACCTCTTTCTTCTCTAATTTTCTGAAACCATTTTGGACGAACAGTTGGAGGCAAATCAAAATCTAAATCAGGAAGCTCAAATCTATTTTCATTTAAGTATCTAAAATAATTATTAACTCCTGCTTTAATAGGATCATATTGCGTCAAGTTCATTAAATAATTATCAAGACCTGCAGAAGATGATCCGCGTCCAGTTCCAATACAGCCTCCGCATTCCCAGATTAAATCAAAGTAATGTTGCAAGAAGATTGGATATGAAAAAATACAAGTATTTAATTTTTCTCCAACAACTTTTTGAATTCTAGCTTCATTATCAAGCTCTGAAAGATATGTTTCGTTATAAATATCTTTTTCTTTCATTTTATCAAGACAAAAATTAACCCAATATCGCTCTTGTTGATTATCGCTTTCCAATAGAGAATCTAAATGTTGATATCCTGTGTTACCTTTTACTTTTGGAAAATCTGGTACTGAAACTTGCGGCACTTGTTGATTATGTAATAATGAATACATCTCTACTTTATCATATATTTCCATACTATTTGCAAACAATTCGTCAACATTACAGCCTACTGGCTCTAAATGCTTTCTAATATCATCATATGATTGTAAATATGTAAAACCATAAAAGGATTCGATACTTTCCCTTTCACCTTGCTTACTATTCAAAAGAGCTTTATGAGCGATAAAATCTTTTTGAGTTAATCTATGACTATCATCTTGAACAGTGGCTTTTACATCAAAAACTTTGCATAGTTCTAAAGTTTTTTTATTAACATAAATTTGATCTTGATAAGTTGCTGGAGCTATTTCAAAATAAAAATCATCGTCAAACCATTCTTTACAAAATAGGACATGTTGAACAATTTTATCATGCGCTTCTTTGCGACCATTTATATCTCCAACTGTTTCAGCTTTTTTCATAGCAAGAATTTGTTGTCCAATGATCGAACCGATACATGCGGAAGATGCAATAAGATTTCCTTTTCCATATTTTTTAATAATCTCTGCAAGCTCTTCATATAACAAAGGAACTCGTTGCAGCCCTCGATCAAAATATCCATTAAGCCATGCTACGGAAGATGCTTCACGCAACATTTGATGCCCTTGAGCATTTTTTGCTCCTAGTAAAAAGTGATAATATTTTTGTCCTTTATCTCGATTTTCTGTTAAATAGATTTCATTACATAACATAGTCTTAAAATCAGGATGCTGTTCTTGGAGTTTTAATCCATATTTATTTACTCTAATATGACTTGACAAAGATTCGTGCTCACTAATCCCAATCATATTAATACCAAGTTCTAAAGCCTTGTCCATTATAGATTCTGGAGATGGAAGAGCATCAAGTAAACGTAGATTGCTGTACCTAATAATATGAATGATTATGTAGACTTACACGATTATCACTCATAAAATAGCACCACTTCCTTTCTTTTTTAATATTGTTTTAATATATTTTCAATAAAAAAATCTGATTGAGTATTAGTATTTTTTTTAAAAAGCTGCCACTCGTCCCAAGTCATATCTCTTTTACATAAATTCTCAAACACTGTTAAAACTTGTAAATTAGAATAATCATTGCTTCCACCTTTACTTTTTGGTATAATATGATCTAAACTAGGTTTAGCTAAATCATAAAAAGTAGAAGTTCTATCTTGTTTTTTCCAAAAGTTATAAACCGCATTAAACTGTTTATCTTTATCTAAAGATAAAATAGCTTGTTCATATTCTTCAATCGGACAAGAAGTAAAATATTTTTCTGTAACAGAGGTTGTTAAAAATTTATGTAAAAATAAGTAATGTTCAAAATTATCTCTAAATTGAATTAAAAACTCTTCACGTATATCTTGCCTTGCAGAAGCTAGAAATGCTCTTTCTTTCCTCCCACAACCACAAGTTGTCTGTTGATAATTACCATTTCCAGATAAATATGAAAATCTTACCTGAATATTTTTTGATTTTCCGCATCTTAAACAATCGCAATACATTAAAGTTCCAATATAATTTTCTTTATACTCTTCTTTTGGAACAATACTTTTAATTAATAAATCTCCACATCGTTTTCCGATAAAATCTTCTGGCTTTAATTTTGAAGCTCTAATTTTCTTTTTATATTCATCACTTAAAATTAATTGTTCAAAACTCTCTAAATCATAGTTATAAAAATTACCTTCCTTAACAGCTTTTATTTTTCCTTCCTTTTTCCATTTTGATAAAGTAGAAGAAGGAAAATCTTTGTGATAATATTTTTGGTATATATTGTTAATTTCTTGTCGAGTTCCCATAAGCACTCCTTTATTTAATTTAATCTCTTTTATTTCTCTATATAATTAATAAAAGATTGAATAAATAAATTATAATATTTTGCCCTAATTTTCTATAATATTATATCATAAAAAATAAAGGTTGTCAAGCCTTACACTCAACAACCTATTTAAAAAATCCATTCTTGTTTAATATCGTATGCATCACACATAATCTGCGCAGTTATTCTTCCGCACCATTCATTTTTATTAGCCGTTCCAATAATAGTGACCATAGTATTAGGCTCAGTTAATTTCATGTACTCTTCCTCTGAGCTGCGAAACTTCATGATGTCAACTCCATTATTTAAGTGAATCTTCACCGTAGGATTTTTATCCTTGCTTAATAACTGAACATTATCCACTCCTATCGGAATATCTTTTAGACAAAAAGATGGTTCTTGAAGATCTTGACCCCACCATTCTTTTTTTGAAGCAACGTCTAAAATCATTTGAGGATCCACTTGATTTTGATTCCAAATAAAGTCTACAATATAAGTAGGTTCACTGGATGCTTCATCAAAGTTTTCATTAAACCAGTCTTGAAATTCATCAATCTTAGATGCGGCAATGTTACAACCAAAGGCAGAGTTATGACCTTGGGCGAGTTCTGTTAAACCGCTATCTTCACAAGCCTGTCTTAAATCTTCAATATCAGACAACCCATAGTTTCTTGCAGATCCTCTATATACCGGTTCTTTATCATCCTTAGTCTTAGAATAAATTAAAACCATTACTGGTCGTTGATACTTAGCCATCAATTTATTTGCCACCAACCCTGCGAGATTTTTTTCAACGTCTCCAGGTTGACATTTAAAGATTAGGATATCATTTTTTAACATATCCTCTTCCTCAATCTTCTTTTCTAAAAGTTCCATAGTGGCATCTTGCAATCGAGTCTGCCTTGCCTTAACATTGCCGATTACTCTAACAGCTTCTTCTACAAGATCGACCATTTCTCCTTTATGCCCACGTTTCTCAGATGGAATTTTATCAAAAGCATACATCTGTAACATAGATTTAAAAACTAAATTTTTTTCTTCAATTGTTCCTGATCTAACAACAGAATTAATGAATGGTGTTACGTAGAAAGCCATAGACATATAATTTATACCACCACGTTTATCTATACTAAATTTATTTTTGTCACACATATAATACATAAATGGATTCTTAATATTCTCTAGTCCCATCCTGATAATAGCTCTGTTTTCTGTAGATGTATAGGGCTCCATATCCGACAAAATCCCCAATGCCGCAAGGTCAATTAAATCTTTTGAGAAGTCTAATCCATAAATTTCATCATATGCTCGACATATTTGCCACGTTACGCCCGCGCCTGATAAATCTTTATTAGGATATTCTGTAATTTGATTGTTAATTACAATTACATTTTCATCTTCATAAGTCTCACCCGCATGATGGTGATCCATTACTAAAACTTTTATTCCTCTCTTGGAAAGTTTCTCAAGCTCTTCTACATCATTTGAAGCTGCATCCGGAATAACAACTAATTGAACATCTTCTGGAATTTTATCATATGTATCGCTTAGACCATGGCCCTTTCCAGCATGTAAAATATATGTTAGTTTATCTTGACATTTCTCTTTTGAAAGATTCCATCCATATAATTTATACAGGAAATTAATAATTATTGCACTGGACGTAAAACCGTCAGCATCGGCGTCTACAATGGTGCAAATTTTCCAATGATTCTTTGTAGCATCTGCTAATAGATCCACAGCTTTATAAACTCTCGCTCCAAAAGTAAAAGGTGAATTAATCTCATTCCATCCAGCATTCTTCCATTTATCTACATCGTTAATTCCTCTACTTTTAAGAATATCATCTATATTATTTATTTGAATATTTTCATTATATAATTTATATTTCATCTATAGTTAACTCCTTTGGCTCATAGAATTTACAAAAACATCCTTGATATCCAAGACTCCATTCAGTTGATAAAAGTTTTTCTTTTCAAGGACAATAAAAAATCCAATCTACACTTTTTGCTAATAGATAAGTAATTTTTCTTTTATTTTCTCTATATTTACAATATTTACATCTTTTATGTTTTAGTCTTTGTTTCATTCTATATTCTAAAATTTTTTGTTTTTCTTCATTAGTCATCTAAATTCTCCAGTTCAAAATAGTCGCAGAAACAACCGCAGTATTTCCAATCAAAAAATCTTATTATTTCATCCTTTAAATCACATTTATGAATCCAAATATTAAGATATTTTGGAGCATTTAATAAATAACTATATTTACAATATCTACATCTAGGATGATTCTTTCTATATTTTATAAGTTTATTCATTATTTTCCTTTTCTTGATAATATAAACAAAATATTCCTTTGGTAATTGGAATATAATAATTTATATATGAGCATATATCTTTTTTAGGTTTTTTATAAAATCATAATTCACGTGGTACATAAGTATATGTAAAATTACTATTTTTATTTATTTTATATTTACATTCATTACATGGAAAAATAAACATTATAATATCACCCGGTTTCGCCATAGATATAAAAATATATCCTTCCCGGCGTCAGTTGGGCTGAATTTGTAATCCAATAAATCTTCTTTATCAAATAAAAAACTAATATTTGCATAAGTAGAGTATTTTTGATAAAGTTTTTCTAATTTATTAACTAATGTTTTAAAATCATCATCACCATTTTCATGAAAATCTTTATCTAATCCTATACATATCTCTTTAGCTCCATTATCCAATAGAAGCTGAAATTGATATTTAGATAATTGACTACCAGATATTGCAACAGCTATAGTCCCTTCAATACCTAAATAATTCATTATTTGTAGAGCGGCCTTCTCTGATTCAACTACTATAGCAGTTCCCGCACGTTTAATATTCTCTTTAGAAATATTTAATCCATATAAGTTAAAAGATAAAGGATGATTACACAAATGACCATCAATTCTTGCAGGTCGATATTTACCAAATTCTTCATTCTCTTGGATTAAGGTTCTTTGACGTATACCAACTAATCTATTATTTTCATCTTTGTGCGGGATTAATATATTTCCATTAACAGGATCATATTTTATTCCCATATAATCCATTATTTCCTTTGAAATATATTCTCTTTCCCAAGCAGGAAAATTAAAGGAAGGATAATGTTCTATATAATTTGGAATTTCTGGCAAAATTACTTTATCTTTATTAACACTTAAATCATTTATTTTGTCATATCTTTTAAAGATTTTCCAATCTTCTGCGGTTTCTGTTAAATCTGATTCTTCTAAATAACTTTGAAGATTGAAAAAATTTACTACAAAATAAATTGCTTTATTTAAATCTTCTATACTTTCAACTTTTTGAACTAATTCAAATATATCAAATGTTCCGCAATCGCTAGTCCAACATCTAAATAATCCGGTGTTGTCATAATAATAAAGTTTACGACTTCCTTCTCCTACTCCATTGTGACAAATTGTTTTAGCAACTATATAGTCTCCAAATATTTGCGGCTCCGCGGAATAAAAATCTAATAAATTATATACATCTTCTATACTAATTTGTTCTTTAACTTCTTCCTTTGAGTAGCTCATTATCCCTCCTTTCTACACCATTGTATCTATGTTTAACTCTTCTATTGGAATTAATTCATAGTTCCAGTCAGTTAAAAATAGTCCATTAAATCTTGCAGTACCTTTATCAGCATACATCCAAAGAAAACAATTTGAATATTTTCCTCTACGATTTTTATATATTGACATTTTTACATTTGGAGTAATCGATCCTTGGTCTGTTAAAACTGTTTCCAATTTATCTAAATCATCTTGTGAAACAGGCAATAAAATAGCTCCCCAGTCAATTTTATCTGCAATCGCTTTTGATCCTCTTAATAGATTTTGATCAGGAATACTGTCCGTTTTATATGACATATTTAATTGAGTAGCTGTCATAATAAAAACTCCAAAAGATGTAGCAATTTCTTTTAATTTAACTGATAAAAGAAATAATATTAAATCTTCTCTTAATTTCATTCCGCCAGACGCTCTAGCTATATCTGAAATAATTTTCATTGAGCTATGTAAGTAATCATAAAAAATCCAACGAACTTTTCGTGTTCTGATATTTCTTTTAATCAGGTTCTCAATATCTTTAACACCAAAATCTGGCACCACATATATGTATGCTGGAGCATTTTGAAAAATTTCAATTGCTTTAGCTACTCTTTGAGTTTCATCAAAATCTAATTCACCCGTTAAAATCTTATGCTCTTCTACATCAGCTAAAAAAGCTACAGCTAATGTTTGAAGTTCATCAATTTCTAGTTCTGTACTAATAAACATACTTGGAAGAGCTGGACCATTATCTATCCATTGACCATCTTTCCAAATTTTATTACATGCAGCATTGCAAAAATCTGCCATCATTGTTCTGCTTTTACCAAGTCCAGTAGGTGCCGACCGAAGATAAAATTTACCGAGCCTCATTCCACGAGTAATTGGATTAATTAAATCTCCAAACATTGGATATCCTACGTCAGGAACTCTTCCAAGAGACTGTATTAAATTCATCATCCCATCTCCTAATAAAGTTCCATCTTCAATGCTATTATCTACATATGTAGATCGTATATCAAGTATTTTATTTTCAAGTTTATCAGCTACTTCTTCCAAGGATAGGTTATCAAAATATTCTAATTGTTTTTGCTTTTTTTCTAAGTTAGTAATATTATCCATATCCAAGAGCCAAGATACATCTAGACCAACTCTAATATAACCTCTTAATAAAGTCATTTTTTTAACTCTATTATAGTAATAATCAAAATTAGCTAAATCTGCATTATCTGCGGCTTGCATCAACCATTGCGCCCCATTACCTTGTTTAAATGTAGCATAACTTTGAGGTCTATCTTTAAGATAACTATCAACAGTTTTTACATCTATATGAGTAGCTCCCATGATATAAAGATTATATATCGCACCAAAAATTACTTTATGAAATTCAGATGTAAAATCTTCTTCATTATAAAAATAAGCACCATCATCATCCATTAATGACGGGTCTTGCATTGCGCATCCAATTATTTGAACACATGATTCGGAGTCAACATATTTTCCTTCATTCAAATTTGTTTACCTCCTTTATTTTAATTATTACTGAGGGTATAAATAATAAGTAGCATATGTAATGAAAGAACTATTATAGCTATAAAAAAAACAATATTACTTGCATCACTCATATTTTACCTCAATTCAAAAAAATTCATACCTCTAGGTTTTTTAATTGGAGGAATTGAAAATATTACATTTCTACCTTTTTTATTTACATAATCTTCAATCTTTTTACCTTTATTAATTCTCTTTTTTAATTCTTGATTTTTTTTATATGCTCTATATTCTGGTAGAATAAATGGAATAATACCTATACCGCCCCTAGAAGCAGATGGATCAGTCTCTTTATGTGTTTGAATATTATACCAATAATCAGTTGCTTCATATATATCTTCTAAAGTCATACCTTGTGATAAAAAATCTTTAATATTTCTATTTACTACCGCTTCGATATAATAATCACCTAATACTTGCTTAGCTAACCATTGTATCTTTTCAACTCCAACCGCACATTTTCTATGTGCATACCTTCGATATTGCGGCGTCACATAATCTGTATTTTCTTTGTAAAATGGTTTGCCGCAATATAAACATTTTACTTGATTTGGCAAACTATACCTCTTTTCTTTAAAACATTTTTATTCTTATATTAAATTATATCATAATTTTTTAATTTTGTCAAGATATAAATATAGCCGACCCGCAATAAGCGGATCGGCTTAAATAATTATATGGCGGAGCATGAAAGATTTGAACTTCCGGAACGCGATTATCATTCTACTGCTTTCTAGGCAGTTGCCTTCAACCACTCGGCCAATACTCCATATGGCGGAATAGCTCGGTTACGATCCGAATAGATAATTAAATATCTACGATGAGATTAGCAGTCTCTCCTAGTTCCCTACTAGTTGCCTATTCCATAAAAGAATTTATTTTTTCTTTAATTTTATTAAATGATATTGGAGTATAGTCAATTCTATCTGCACTTACACAATAACTTTGCGGGCTATAATCTTTATAAATAGGATTACCATGAACATGCCCAAAAATATTTACATATGGCATATATTCATTTAAATATATTGGTTTATGACTTAAAATCCAAAAATTTTTAAATATAATTGGATAACTAATTACTTCTGAAAAATACTGTTTAAAATTTTCATTTAAATAATTTTCAAAATCATGATTTCCTTTTATAAGAATTTTATCTCCATTGAGTTTAGATAAAATATTGCCAAAGTTAATTCCAACATCTCCTAAATGATATACAGTATCTTCTGTAGAAACTGTATTATTCCATCTAGTTATAATAGTTTGATTCATTTCTTCAATATTACAAAAAGGTCTTTTACTCCAAAATAAAATATTTTTTTCATTAAAATGGGTATCAGCTATAAAATATATCATTTTTTACTCCCAGTAATGCACATACATACTTAACTTTCGTACATTTTCTTCTGAATAATTATCTTCCAATTTATTACATCCTAAATCAGAAAATATTTTAGCAATACTTAATTTATTTGAATCTAAGAATACTCTACAAAGCCATCTGCCAAAGCTATCTGTTTTTGGTTCTTTAATCTCTTCTTCTGACTTTAATAGAATTTCTTTATTTAAAAAATAAAATTCTGCATATTCTTTACAGATACGTCCAAAGTTTTTTTCTTCTCCACGGCACTCAGGTGTATCTAAATTTAATACTCTAATTCTTTCATGTATATGAATATGAAAACCTAAATCAATGTCTACATCGTAAGTATCTCCATCAATTACATTAGTAATAACTCCTTTATAAGTATACATATTAGTCCCCTCCTTACTAATATATGTTTACAGTCCCTAACCCAGACCTGGCTCAACTACGGGAGTTCTGTAAACGCCATTTACATTAATATCTTGATTGCACTTTAAATGTAATTTCTACATCACCATCATCCATATAACCTTCCACTCTTGGAAAATCATCTGGATAAATACTTGCACTTTGACAATAGAAATTATGTTGTTTACAAAAATCTTCTAATTCTTCTAATGTTTTACAATATTTTGCTTGAGCCAATTCATTGCTTATATTCATTATATAGTTATTTATCATTTTTATCCTCATAACAATATTTCATATAATTTACAGGGATAGAAGTATCTATCGCAATAGGCCCGCAATTATAGGTATCATACATTTTAGTATTAATAGATGATGATCCTTTTGCTATTTTATCTTTTTCCTTATTAATGGCATGATTAAGATAAAACAATGCTTTTTCCAAGTCTTCTATTTTATTATCTTTGCGGCCTGCCCTAGAAATATATTTAACAACATTGCCTAAATCAAAGTCAAGTTGCCAATCATTAATCACTTCTATTGGCTCGAATAAACGTCCCTCACAATAGTGTGAAGGACGACTAACATCATTAAATTCCATTACCAACCTGCTCAGTTAAATCATCAACAATTAAAACTAATTGTTCAACTTGATCTCTGGTCATATCATTTACTTTTTTACCCTTCCCAAGATATCGTTCCACAGTTTCCATAATTCTCGGTGCCCAATTAATAGCAAAAGCAGAACCTGTTGCTTCTTGAAGTTTGGATACTAATGTTTTAAACGTATCCATTAATTCATCGAAATCATAGTCTGGAGAAGGATTGTGAGCTGTAGTAGGTTCATCAGTTACATATTTTCCATTAAACTCTATAGCTTGCTTATCAATTGCATCACCAATAGCATCTACAAGATTTTGATAACTAAATTCAATCCAATCTGGAGTATATTTAAATCTTGAGCCAGCTACAAATCGAGGAGTGCCACGCATATAACCGATAGTATGTACACGGCCTTCATCATCCTCAACTGGATGAGCATAAAGAATAATATCAGACATTCTATCTACTACAAGTCTTGGTTGATTAGCAAGAGTAGGAACAATTTGCTGATATTCGTCTCCATTTTCATCTTTAAAAGTTTTGTCTTGAGCGTGACTGATCATTACAAGACCATATCCCATCTGCGGAATTTTTCTAAGAGCTTCATCAAATTCCTTCTTAGCAAGATTATAACCTTTCCCATAAGACAGATCACCGATTGAAGACACTCCGTTAGCTGAGCAAATATATTTTTCACAGAGATCATAAGCAATATCAACAGTATCTACAATAACATTTTTATAGGTTTGATGACCTTGTTCTGAATCTAACTGTTTGATAATTTGTCTAAATTCAGACCAGCGATTAACTGGTTGTGCCTTGACATTTGGTAACGTAAGATACCCAGCCTCAAAGGCACATAATAGGGCATCCTCAAATTGCGATGCTATCGTAGTCTTACCTGTCTTCGGCTGACCATACAGAAGTACTGTATACCCACACAGATTCCTTGAAACTTTATGTGGCTGAATATTAAAAATATCAATATCAATAGCCATATAGATTCCTTTCTCTAATTAATCCAATATTAAAAGAAGCCTATATTTTAAAATTGAAAATCACTTGCAGAACCGAATGTTTTCTTAGGAGTATTATTCTGTTTAGGAGCGTTGAAAGCATTGCCAGCATTCTGCTTATCATCATAACGCTTTTGAGCTGCTGCAATTACATTTTCGTGATTATTAAGACACTCAACAAGTTCGTCCTCAGTAATAATAGCTTCGTCTCCAAACTCACCTGGATCCATCGCAGCTCCAGTTACAACCCACTCACGCTGAGTAGAAGTTGTGTAAGTAATCTGTGGAGCACCAAATGCACTCTCAACCTCTTGCTCACGACGAATAGTAGTAGAAACAATATTGCCCCAAACTGTTTGGAATACTGGGTTAGCAGTAGAAGCATCAAGTCCTTCAAAATATGAAATAGCTTCAGGCATACGTACTACAAGTGAAACAGGAGTAGCTTCCTTACGATAAGAATCAAAGACATAACCATTAATTACGCCATAATCGTCTCCATCTTCAACTTCACGCATTGCAAAGTTTACTATAACCATATCAAACTTAAAAGTATTACGTTGATTCTCATTAAAACCATTATTAGCAGGATGCGAAAAATTAACGTTAATTGATGGACGATCAACCATCTTACCATCCTGACCAACAAAAGGATTAGAACTTGCAGAACAAGTTAGACGAATCTTATAAGCTCCTTCTTTACCTTGAGCTTCCCAGGTTTTATCTCCATCCTCAATATCATTAAGTACGGCCCAAGCAGGATTCTCTTTACCACTCTTGCCATATTTCTCGGTTACAAAATTAAAACGTACAGGAACTACATTGGCACCATCTTCATCTGTTGCTACATTAATAGTACCATTAATATATTCGACACCATTCATTTTTGATTCAACATTATTTACAGTATTATGAAAAAGTCCATTCCCGCTAATTGAAAAAACGTATCCTTGTAAATCAATCTGATTTGTCATTTGTTTCATAAACAAAATCTCCTTTTCTCCATGCGTTTTATCTAACAATTATATTATAATATATTTTTTTAAATTTGTCAAGTGTTGTTTTTAACTTATCTTTAATAAATTAGAGATATAATCTAAATTAAGCTTATCAAAATCTGTATATTTTATTTCTAAAAATTTTATATTATTTTTTTGACAATATTCTTTTTTTCTAAAATCTCTTTCTTGACATTTTTGAAAACCTTCTTCTCCACCAAAATAATCAACTGCTCTATAGTGCTGTTCTCCTTGATATTCAATACAACAATTATAGTCAGGAAGATAAAAATCAAATCTTTGATTATTTTCTATTTTATATTCTTGCTCAAATGGAATATTTAATTTTTCTAAAATTGTTTTTACTTTTAATTCTCCTGCTGATATTTTTCTACAACCACAAGAAATTGTTAAACCACCAACTAATGGATGATAAGATATATCTTTTTCCTTTCCACAGTCACATTTGCATGTTCATAAACTTGTAGTATGTCCATCACTATATCTTTTACTTCCATTTCTTTTTAAAACAGTTAAAAGACCAAAACGCTGGTTAGTTATATCTTTTATTTGATAATTCCCTGCTTGTTCAAGAGCATAACATCCACAAGATTTTGTATAATTTTTTTCAGATAAGTGTTCACTACTTACAATTGTTTCATTTCCACACTCACACAAACATTTCCATTTTACTCTTTCTCCTATTTTATGAGGAACCTGCTCTATTACAGTTAATCTTCCAAATTTTTTCCCTGTTAAATCTTTTATTTTACCTGGTCTATAATTGGACTTTGCGCATCCGCAACTTTTTTGATAACCACATTTTATTGAATTAATTTGAGCTTCAAAAGCTCTAATTCCACATCTTCCACATAGAAATAAAGCCCTTCTTGCACTACTCTTTTGTTTAGGTCTTTCTTTTATGTATAAGCATTTATAAGGACCTACTTCTTCTCATTTTTTATATTCAATCCTTTTTGGCATTTTTACTCCAATCTATATAATGATTAATAGATTGACGCACAAAGTCACTAAAAGATTTAAAACCATTTTTAGTAGCAAAATTGCGCCAAGTATCCAGTTCACTCTGTTTAAAAGCCATAGAAGTTCGAGCTGTTTTTGGCTCTTCAACTTTATGTCTGGTCATAATATACTCCTTTCTTAATAATTATTAACTTTATACTATATAAAATAAAAATTAATAATTATTACTAACACAATTTTGCCCAATTAATCCCAAATATTCATTATTAATTCTTTACCTAATGGTAAAGTTTTTATCCATTCTGTGAAATCAATTCTCCATTGAGGAAGTCTATGATTTTTTCTTTGATTATACATGTTTCTTAAAACTTGATAGTTGAGATTTACCATCCTCGTCTGCAGGAACGACTCAGGAAGAAAAGCTTTTGCCGCAATAAAATATTTTTCTTTTTCCTCTTGGGTAAGATTTTCATTATGATAAATATCAATGATAGTATTAACAGTATTAATATTTCCTATCATTTCGTCGTCCATCCATTTGTCAAAACCCCACTCATAATTTAAATCATCACGTGAAATGCCATCTTTCATAAGTCTGTGCATAGTACTTTCACTATTAGTAGTTGTTCCTACTTTATATGTATCAAATTCCTGCCACCATCCACGATCAGCACGAATATCAACCCATACTTGAATCATCCTAAGAAATTTATTATGCGCGGGATTATTTTCTTTTTCAGCAGCTTGACAAAGCCTACGCATTAAGTCTAAATCATTTTCACCAACAATAAAATCATCTAAATCTGGATCAAAATAACTATCTGACTTATAATGTGATTTTAATGGATGCCGCATTCCATGAATTGCTGCTCTCCAACCTGCAATTTCTAAAGTTTTAAAAGAAGTCAATCTTACTCCTTTCAATACAAAATAAGCGAGGATACAAACACCCTCGCTTCTCCTTTTACTTCCTAACTATTTTAATTCTCAGGTAGATCATCATCTACATTGAATGCAAGACCCGCAGCAGTAGCGCGAATTAAATTGGGCTCCTTACCCTCAGTCTCAATACGCTCTGCAAATCCTCGCTTCTGAAGTCCAGTTACTGTACCTGTAACACTGCGTGGTGAAAGACCAGTATCCTCAGCAATCACTTTATGATTGAACTCTTCACCATCATGATCTTTTAGATAGGTTAAAACGATTTTTGCATTATCAGAAAGTTTAGCCATTATATTTTCTCCTTTTCTCTCTTGTTTTTAACTTTCTTAATTATATTATATATTATTTTATTTAGTTTGTCAAGATTTAATTTTCATTAAACCATGTAATATAAAATTTTTCTATAGGTGTTTTTTCTGACTTTGTAGTATAAGAAGTACTAGTAGTAGTATAAGAAGTATTATCAATAACACCAGTTATTGATGATGTATAACTTATAGACATTTTTTGTTTAAACATCTTATCATGTGGGATAGATTCTGAAAAACCAAATCCGCACCAATCACAGAAATATCTTTTAATAAGTCTCATTTCTTTTGGAGAGTAATCATTAATATTAATTTCAAACCAAGTTTGCATTGGGTTCTTTTCAACTTGTTTTAGAATTTTTTTATAAACTTTTAAAATAAGTTTTTGATTTTTTTCATTTGCCATTAAATATTCAATAGCTTTTTCTTCTAGCTCAAAACAAAAACAATTAGTAATTATATCATTATTCAAAATTCCTCCTCTCATTTTATTTTACTTTTAAATATATTATAATATATTTTTATAAATTAGTCAAGTATTTTTTTAACATCTTCTAATATATTTTTTAAAAAAAGACATTCTTGTTTAGTTAAATATATTCCAGTAGAAAAAAATCTATCACCCTTTATAGTTAAATCATCGGGGAAAAATCCACTGTTTAATTTAGAATCTATTTGTTCTAAAATATTTTCTAACATGCAAAAATCTCCTCCCAAAGACATTCTTCTGGATTTTTATCATCTCTTACTTGCTTAAAACATGGATGTCTCAAAGTTCCTTCTTTAGGATCTACTGACATACAACTTACTTGAATAACTTTATTAAGATAGTTTTCTGGATGCTCGGCCATATCCTGTCGCATAGCATCAGTCAAGCCAGATGCAACTTTTCCAATATAAACAACTTTCCCATCTTTATAGCATCCAAGAGAGAGAGAATTTTTCCATCCATAGAAAGCTGGTTTCGTTACTGGTTTATATATGAGCGGATTTCGTTTGTAGTCATTGTAATATTGACCCTCTGAAGGATACCATAACTCTTCTTTATCAACAGATTCCGCACGTTCCATCCAGTAAGGCCAAGTTTCAATTTCTTTACCCGTATATTCAAATATTGGATCTTCTAAACCTATACAAATTAAATCAACACTGTCTAGGTTTTGTTTCCACTTAAACATTTGAGATGATGTAGAGCGTTTCCCAGCACGATATGGACATGACTTATTTTTAAAAACAATACCTTCTCCTCCTTCATTGAAGATTCTTTGAAGATGTTCTTCAAAATTATTATAAAAGGTTTCCGCACGCTCTATATACTTTTGATCTGCAAAGGTATATTCAAGACTTTCATTATAAAGATAGTTTTCAATTCTGTCCAAAGTCCCTTTCTCTTGGATATCTTCACCACGATAACGGATTATATCAAAAATATAGTAATGTGCTTTTCCAATATACTCTGGATCAGTTCTATCAAATTGTCTCTTATATGCTTTAGTCGGAAGGCATCCAGAAAGTTTTGTAACAGTATTTGAATGACCGCCTGGAATATAAATCTCTCCAATAAAAATAGTACCATTAGGGACAAACATTTCTGCCCACTCTTTGATATGCGGGAAGTTTTTAGATTTTTCTACAAGCTCACCAGTTTTTCTTGATTTTGTTCTAGAAAAAAGATAGACGTATCCAGAATCAGTTTTCTCTAGAACGTACAAAGCTCCATCTTTTTTCTCTTGACCGATCCAATCTCCACTTTCAAAGGCTCGTTTAGCCGCTGCGTCAGAAGCTTTAGAGCAATATTTCATAGGTGGAACTTGCCATGATTCAGGATAAAGTGTTTCCATTAAATCTCCTTAATATTAGAGTTTTATATTTTTTCTCCAATTGTCAATTGTTTCTTCGGCTTTTTCATGTTCTGTAGCAAATTTAGCAGCAATACATTTTTTACAAAATATATTTTTATACATTTCAAAAGCTTCGTCTGCATCAAAATTTATATCACAAAATAAGTCAAGAGCTTTCTCTTGACATAATTTACACCCATATGAATATAATAAAAGATTTTTAAGAGTTAAATTTATTTTATCCATTAAATAAAGACTCCTTTCTATATTATTTTAAACAAAATATAGTATCTCCGTATTTAATTTTACTTAATAGATAAATCTCTTTTATTTCATACTCATCTTTTTCGTCAAATTCTTTATAAAATTTTTCAACTGCTTTGTTTTTATTTTTTGCTTTACAAACAAAAAATTTAATATAACGATAATGAAATTTCTTTTCTTTAATTTTAATGCTGTAATATTTTTTACTCAATATTAACTCCTTTTCCACCGCGATTGCGAACAGGAATCTTTTTATCTTCTAAAGTATTAATGATAACATTCTTTACAGATTGTCCATCATTAAATTTCATAGCAATTACACCAGTAGAAGTTTTGCCAGTAGCATTAATAGAATCAAGTTTAAATTGTAATGCTTTATTATCAGTAGATATAATAGTAATATAATCTCCATTAGTTTCTGCGATTTTTACAAAATAATCTTCTTCTACTAAACCAGCGCACTTTAATCCATTTTTATTTTGAGTAGAACCAAAGTAAATAGTTTTATCACTTTTCTTAATTTTACCATTTTTAGAAACAAAAGTAATAAATGGATGCTTATCATCTACATTCATAGAAGTGATATAAAGAATAGATTCATCATTATCAAGGTTTATTATTGAACCAATAGCAGAACCCTTATCTTTAACTCCACATTGCTTAATTTCACTAACTTTTAGACGATAACATTTCCCAAGAGTAGAAAACAATAAAATCATTTCATCTGTGCGGGCTTTAAATGTAAAGATATCATCAAAAGACTTGCGATACATTTTTACAGGAATACTCTTTATATATCCTTTTTGATTAAATGTAATGACTACATCTTCAACAATTTTTTCTTTAGCTTTTTTAGAATTTGGTTTAATGATTTCTTTCTGAATTACTTCAGTACGACGTTTATCACCAAACTTTTTAACTAACTCCCGCAATCTGTTTTTTAGAATATCAACTTGTTTATCTTCAGATTCTAAAATGTTTTCTAATTCAAGACACTTTTCTTTCTTTTCTTGGAGTTCATTATTAATTGCTATTCTCTCCATATTAGCTAATCTATTTAATTTCATATTAAGTATAGCATTAACTTGAGATTCTGTCAAATCATATTTTTTTACAAGATTAGATTTAGCTTCTGCTGAATTTTTAGATTCTTTAATAATCCTAATTACATTATCAATATTTTCAAGTGCCTTTGATAATCCTTCAAGAATTTCAATTCTATCTTGAAGTTTTTTAATATCAAAAGTTATTTCTTTTTTAATGCAATCAATATTATGATTTTTATATACCTCTAAATATTTAGACAAATTAATCATAATAGGAGTTTTTGAAATAATACCATTTTGATTTACATTAATTTGTTTACGTAGGTTTGTCTCTTGAAATAGTTGTTCTACAACTTTTTCTGGTTCAAAACCATTTGCAACAGTTACAACTAGAGAGATTCGTCTTTTATCAGACTTATTAAAAATCTCTTCAATTCCAGTAACTTTTTCTTCTTCAATAGCTTTTTTAATTTCATCAATAACTGGTTCTATATATATTTGATATGGAAGTTCATAAAAATTAATTTCTTGTTTATTAATTGTATATTTACTTTCAATTACAATTTTACCTTTACCAGTTTTGTTAATTTGCGATAAATCATTTTTATTTACAATAACGCCGCCAGTTGGAAAGTCTGGATAATAATTTTCATTATCAACTGTCCCATCTTCAAGATATTTTTCAATAACTTGTGCGGTTTCTGTAAAATTATGCAATCCCCAATAATTAGATAAAGAGACGCCAATACCTTGTGCTCCATTAACAAGTAGCCGAGGAAAAACCGCAGGTAAAACTTTAGGCCATTTTTCATCTTCACTAAAATTTAGAATCATTGGAACGGTATCTTTTTCTACACTTTTTAACATTCCTTCTTCTACTATTGGAGAAAGTCTTGCTTCAGTATAACGATCAGCTGCAATTGCATCTCCGCCAAGAATAATATTACCATTTGCACCATGAAAATCTACCTCTGGAATATTATTAATAAAAGTCTGCGACATTCTTGCAAAAGTTTCGTATATTGCAGTTGTTCCGTGCGGCCACCATAAGGCTGCTACACCACCTGAAATCTTTGCAGATTTAACATGCGGTTTTTTACTATTGTATTTCTTTGTATACATTTCCCACAGGCATGCTCTTTGTCCAGGTTTCAGACCGTCCCGAATATCTGGGAATGCACGATTGGTATTAACATCATATGAACTATCAATAAAGTTCTGTTGAACTTCCTGTATAATATCTATACTACTCAACACGCGCCTCCTCTAAATGTTCTGCCAAGAATGTTACTCTTGGACCAACTGCCTTACCATAAAGATTATTAAACATTTCATCTGTTTTATCTCTATCTGTTACTTTTAATTGTAACACATTTCTAGTCTTTTTGTCAAGTAGACAATAGGCAAGCTCGTCAGAATCGCACTCACCCAAGCCTTTCATTCTACCAATAGTTTGGATATTGTTTGGATTTTGTTTTTTATATTCTTCTAATGCTTTTTCATCTTTAAGATATACATATTCATTCTTTTTTGTAGTTACTCGAAATAACGGAGGAACCGCAGAATAAACATGTCCATTTAAAATTAGTTCTGGACACATATACCATAAAATATTAAACAAAAGATTTTCTATAGCAAATCCATCAAAATCTGCATCAGCACATGCTATTATTTTTCCGTAACGTAATTTTGATTTGTCATACTTTAATTTACATGTAGAAGGCTCAACTTCAAGTCCAAGAGCTTGAACAAGATTATTAATTTCTTGATTTTTATAAATATTAGCAGGTGAAGTTTTTAACACTGATAACATTTTGCCACGAACACCATATACAGCCTGTGTCTCTGAATCTCTAGCAGCCACTAGACCGCTCGCGGCTGACTTACCTTCTGATACAAGTAATTCACAAGATAACCTATCTTTACTCCAACAGTCTGTAAGAGTAGTAGGAAGTTGAATATTTTTCTTTTTAGTATTAGCCGCAGCTTTATTTCTAACTCTTTCACGAGCACGTTTAGCAGCTTCCGCAGCCTTTCTAGAAACTAATGCTTTTTCAATAATAGCTTTTCCATCATCAGGATTATTATCAAGCCAAATTTCTAACTGCTCTCCAAGAGTAGAAGAAATAAAAGAAGTGTCTATTTTTGCAACGTGATCTTTAATCTGAGCATTATATGCTACTTCATCTGCGGTAATATCTGCAATAAAAATCATACCTTCTTGTAAAGAATTTCCATCAAGATTTTTATCTTTGGACTTTAAGATACCTTGCTCTTTAGCCCATTTATTTAAAATTCTTGTGATAGTTGACTTAATAGATGTGATGTGCGGGCCTGCTGTAGTAATTCCGCAATTAACATATGGAATAATTGTAGAACTATTTTTACCGCTATATGTCATAGCAACTTTAAGTGATTGTTTATCTTTCTTCTTTTGGAAGATAAAACGATTATCAATAATTTCTATATCACTTAAATTTTTTTCAAGTAAATCTTGAATACCATTTTTATGTTCTAAACAATCTCCATTAACAACAATTGCTAATCCTTCGCATAAACAAGTAATATCATCACAAAAATTCTTTAATTTTTTAATATCAATTTTTGTTGATGTAAAAAATTCTTCACTTGGTTTGAAAGTTACTCTAGTCCCAGAATGAGCCGTTACATTTTCTACAATTCTTCCTTGAAATTCGCCTTCTTTAAAAAAGACAGTCTCTTTAATACCATCTCTTGTAGATTCTACTATCATCTCATGTGATAAGAAGTTCGCGATTTTCGATCCTTGGCCGTGCAAACCAAGCGCTGAACCTTCATACACGCCATCTGATGAAAATTTTCCTGATGTATTTAGAGTATCAAATGACGCTTGCAGAATAGATTTACCATCTTCTCTGTAAGAATCAACAATAAATCCTTGAGCTTCATCTTGACAAGAAATTCTTCCATCATCTGTAATATCTAAGATGATAACTTTTCCGTTACCAATACGGTATTCATCAATTGCATTGCTTAAAATTTCAATAACTAATTGATACGGAGTATCTGTAGCTCCGATATACATTGATGGCCTAGTACGAACGTGTTCTAACGGACTTAAAGATTGAATACTATCTTCATTATATAAATTATTAGACAATTAAATTCACCTACTTTCTTTATCATTTATATAATTATAGCATAAAAAATAAAGCTTGTCAATACAAAGTATCAACAAGCTTTAAAATTAAATTCTATGTATTCCTAATGGCTCTTTTATATTAGCATCAAATAATATATAATCTCCATTAGTAAGTTTCCAATAGACAGAAACTTTATTTTTAAAGGCTATTTTCCTAAAAGAATTTAGACTATTCAAATCTTTAAAATAATATCCTCCAATAGTAGAAAAAATTAATTGTTCTTCTATCTCTTCAATCACTATCAGAAACTTTTTAGGACAGTCTATTCCTCTTGCAGGAAGATACATACCAGTATATTTCTTAACATTATGTTCTCTTGCAAATCTATCAACATCTTCCGTATGTGCAAAAGGAATTATTACAACATAATCCATATTAATTCATATGATATTTTAGAGTAACTTTGTTTCGATCTCTATCATGAATAATGCGGACTTTGTTACCGTGAAGTGCAGAAACGATATATTTAATATGTTTTCCATTCTCCGATACTAGAGCGCAATGATAAAGATAATCATTATCACCCCAACGCACTACACTTTTGTTTTCAATTAGATTAGGCATTTTAATTTGTTTACGCATTTTAATCCTTTCTTCTCCAACTATCTGTATCAGGGCTCAATCTTTCATGAAATCCTGGTTGACTATAGAGTAAAGGGAGATTTATTTTATTAAAAGTCTCGACTATATCCTTTATCATATAGAGTCCCATTAGTCTATTAGCCGCATCAACAATCATAACTTGTTCATCATATTCAAGTTTGTTTCAATTATTAGGCATTAAATCTCCTTTCTCTTTTATAAAATTATAACATATAGAATTATGTTTGTCAAGAAAATTATTGACCAACATCTGTATAATCTAAAAGATTATTAATTTGTTCTATAACTTCTGCGGAGCTATCATCTTCATTATTATATGTTTCTGCATCTATTTTAGTTGCAAGAATCCATTCTCCATTATCTCCCCACTTTTCAACCATAATACCAAGTGTTGCATAAGCATTTTTAGCACCTGTTAAACCTGTTAATGTGTGTTGGTATAAACGTAAATCTTTTTCTTCTGTCTCTTCAAAATATTTGCGATAATAACGTTCACACAAATCTTGCATTCCACGCATATAACTAAGAATTTTAATTTGTTCTTCTGATGATAACCAACTATAATCATCTGGATATTTATCTATATCTTGAATATTAATAGTTTTCAATTAATCCTCCTTAAATTAATAAATCTTCTAATTCTTCAACCGAATATTTTATATAACCTATTCTTCCTCCATGTATAGTGTTAATAATATTAATTTGAATTCCATTTGTATCTTTTGGAATAAAATATATTTCATATTCAATACCATTTTTACATAATATTGTAATTATATTTGTTTTATTATAAGGATCACTTTTAAAAATATATTTATTAATTAATAAAAAAATTTCTTCAAAATATGTAATTTCAGAAACTATATATGTTGGAACTACTTTATTAAATTGAATTCCGTTAGTTATTAATCCAATACATTCTAAATAACTTAATTTTCTACAGTCATCGACATATATAACTTCTTTTTCTTTAAAAATATCTGACATAAAATTCTCCTTTCTATTTTTCTTAATAATATTATAATATATATTTTTTAATTTTGTCAAGTGTATTTTTTTTAGATGTGAAAAATTATCTATTGACAAAATTAAATAAATAAAATATAATTTATATAGACATAAAATTCAAATTAAGGAGAAATAATGTGGATTAATTATGAAAATGGTAATTATACTGTTTTATTAAATAAAAGAACTGGTACTAAAATTAGATATAATGATAAAGATATTTTTATTCCAGATAGACCAGAATCAATTGATGTAAAAATTACAAATCAATGTGACCATGGATGCTTATTTTGTCATGAAGCAAGTATACCAAGTGGTAAACAAGCCAGTTATGAAGCCATTGATAAGTTTGTAAAATCACTACCTCCGCATATAGAATTATCTTTAGGTGGTGGTAATCTAATGGTTAATATTGAACATACTGAATATATGTTACATAAATTAAAAATGGTAGATGCTATTCCATCAATCACTATTCATCAAAAAGATTTTTTAAAATATATTGAAACAATTAAAGATTGGTTTTTAAAAGGACTTATCTATGGGATTGGAGTTAGTTTATCTGATCCAAAAGATGAAAGACTTTATAAAGAACTACAATGTTTACCGACTTCTGTACTTCATGTTATTGCAGGGATTTTTTCTGATGAAAATTATAGATATTTAAAAGATAAAAATTTAAAAATTTTAATTCTTGGGTATAAACATTTTAGAAGAGGTAATACATATTATAACGGATTTAAAAAATCAATCCAAAAAAATATTGATTGGTTATCTAATAATGTAGTTGATTTTTCTAATCATTTCTCTGTTATAGCTTTTGATAATCTTGCATTAGAACAACTTGATATGAAGAATAAATTATCAGAAGATTTATGGAGACGTTTTTACATGGGAGACGATGGTAATTATACTTTTTATGTTGATTTAGTAGAAGAAACATATGCAACTAATTCAACTTCAATTGTAAGATTCCCAATCACAGATTTTAATGTTCAAACAATGTTTAAAGATATTGTTTCATATAAGGAAGGAAAGTATAATGATTCAAATTAGAAATTCAATATTTGAAACTAATTCTTCTTCAACTCATGCACTCTGTATATCAATGAATGATTTTTATCGTTTAGAAATTCCAGAATACAAACAATGGAGAAAACATGCTAAACCATTACATATAATTGGCGGAGAGTATGGAAGAAGTCCGCAAAAGTCATTAGTGGAATTAGAAGAAAAAGCTAATTATCTTTGAACAGCAGTTTTAGATTATTATGGTAAATTTCATTGGGACGATGAAAATAATAAAAGTTATTATATATGCACCAATAAAGAAAAACTTGAATGGTGGAAAGAACAAATCTTAAATGAGCTTCCAGAAAACTCTACTTTAAAAGACGATTATTATGATGAATATAATGCAATAGATTTTCCATGGATTGACCATGCCGCACAAATGGAAAATTTTATAAAGATTTGTGAGAATGATCCAAGATATATTCATTGTCTATTGGATGATGAGAGTTTTATTGAAATAACCGGAGACGAATATCCTAATTTTATTACAGCTTTTCTTCCTTATAATGAAGAACAAATTATTCGTATGCCAGGACGTTATGCCATATATGTGAAAGGAAATTAAATGATTCAAATTAGACAAGATGTATTTGAGACTAATTCAAGTTCAGTTCATACTTTAACTATTTGTAAAAAATCTGAATATCAAGATTGGTTAAATAATAAAGTATTATTAATTGAAGATTATCCTTATGATTTACCAAATGATATAAAAGAAAAGTATTTAAATAATAAATCTTTTATAACAGAAGAAGATGCAAAAAAAGTTTATGAATATTGTCCTGATTATTGGGATTTTAATGAGATGTTTGTATCAATTAATGATTATAATAATGATTATGATTTATATAATTATGAAGAAGAAGTAAATATTGAAAATAATGATTATATTATATTTGGTAAACATGGATATATGGGTTAGGAGTATATGCATGAACAATCAACCACAATTATGTTGCCCTAAATGCGGCAGTCTAAATGTTTATCCAGGGATGCCTGATGTTAATATTAATAAAATGCCTATATTTTGTGAAAATTGCAAAAATACTTCTGAAGTAAATATTAAAATAGATGGGATAACAGATGATGGAAAATTAAAAGTTACATACATTCCATCTTTAATTGGTATAGATCACGATAAAGACCGCATTAAAAATTTCTTTTAAAATTTTTCTTGACAATCATGTTTTTATATGATATAATTTTCTTATAAAGAAAGGAAAATTATGGAATTTATTAAAAATCATTTTTATAAAGATACTGAAACTAAAAGAATTTTAGTATTTGATAATATGTTAAAATCAACTAGTGATATATCAGGACGACATGATATTTATTTTTTCACAGAAATTGAAACTTATTCTCCTGTACTTTATTTTGGAAAGGAGATTGAACGTTTAAAGGAGTATTAAAATGGCAGTTTATATTATCTATGGCAGAAGAACTGGCTTCAATAATAAATATGATAAAACTTTTAGAGCGTTAGACCATAATGGAGTTAGAGTAAATAAACTTAAAGATGCTATGGCCTATGCAACAAGAGAAGATGCTCTAGAAATTTTAAATAAGCCTGAAATTCAAGACAATATTATATTAGGACTTTTAGAATTCGATGTGCGAAAAGGTTAATGTAAGATTTTATTGTCATGATTGTGATAGTACAAATTGCCTTTTTTGAAAGTACCTTGGATACATAAATGATTCATCTAAACAAGGATGTTCAAGAGACATTTTAATAGATGATTTTGAAAAATATTATCATTATATCAATGAAATAGTACCTTTTTGGCAAATCATGAAAAATCAAGATTTAGTTAATGAACAATATTCAGAAATTATTCAATTTTTAGAAAAAAATATATTTGACAAACCAATAAAAAATTTTTATAATAGTAAGAGTAAAGTAATTCCAGCTAAGGAGATAAAAGATGATTGCTGAAAATATTAAAGCACAAACTGATCTTGCACTAACTCATCAATATAAAGATATAGAAGGTTTTTATTTTATAGCTGCTCACACTGATAGCGGCACACGTTTTTACTCTGATCCTATTAATACATTTGAATATGCAGAAAAAATCTATAATAGCTATATTTCAGTTATTGAATATTTTGATGGTGGGTATGTTCAAATGTATAAAATTAATGAAGATAATTACGAAATTGTTGCATATACAAGAATTTAATTTCCAACAGAAAGGATGTTGTGATGGCAAAGTTTAATGAAAAGAAAGTTCAAGAACGAGTGCAATCATATGAAGGAACTATCCTTTATAAAAGAAATACTGTAGAAGCTTGGTTTAATATGCTTTTTTCATCTTTCTTAGAAAATCAATATTACGAAAAGTCTTCAGATCAAATTGATAGACTTTTAAATCTGACAGAAGCTGTTGCTGACCAATATGATTATGCATTTGTAGGCAAAGCCGCAATTTTTGCTCGTAATGAACTTGGAATGCGGTCTGTCTCACAACTAATCGCCGCATGGCTTAATGATAAATCTTTCCAAGAGAAAAGAGAATTTTATCGTAGTTTTATGCGGCGTCCTGATGATGTTTCAGAAATCTTTGGTGCTGTTAAATATCTTGATGGAAAGAGATCTCATGCTTTAATTAAAGGTTCTGCTAATTATCTTTCTTCTCTTGGACAGTATGAAATTACTAAATATAAAATGATTGGTCATACGTATAATATGTATGATTTAATTAATCTTACACATGCAAATTCAAAAGTTATTAATGATTTTAAGAATAACCTTCTTAAAGCTCCAGATACTTGGGAGGTTAGTGTTGCAAAGAAACAGTCTAAGGAATCACGTCAAGCAACCTGGAAGGAAATGGTTGAAGAAGGTAAACTTGGATACATGGCGCTTCTCCGCAATTTAAATAATATTCTTGATAATCCAAATATTGACAATGAATGGATTGGGGAATATCTTTATCCTCAACTTATTAATGAAAATAAAATTCGTAAATCATTAGTTTTTCCATATCGAATTTATACTGCACATAAAAATTTAAAGATTAATAATCTTTTAATTGAGGAGGCTCTTGGAAGAGCTTTTGGAATTGCAACTTATAATATCCCTAAATTTGATGGTATTAATGCTATTGTACTTGATGTATCTGGTTCTATGGAAAATTATATTAGTTCAAATAGTAATATAACTTTAAAAGAAATTGGAGCTTGTTTCGCGACTGCGTTATTCTTAAATGGTTCAAATATAGATTTTATTAAATTTGGTACCGACGCTAAAAGATTTAATAATTTTTCTAGATTAAATAATCCTTTTAGTATCATTGATGCTATGTGTAGTAATAGTAATTGTGGATGGGGTACTAACATACAATCTGCAATTGAAATAATGAAAGATACTTATGATAGAATTTTTGTTATAAGTGATATGCAAATTTTTTGGACTAATTATAATAGCTATTATGCCGGATCTAGAACTGATTCAATTTATAATTGGAATAAAAGATATGGCAATATCATGACATACAGTTTTGATTTAGCAAATTATGATGGTCAGATCGAACCTCCATCTGATAATTTTATGTTCTTAACTTCTTTAAATGATTCAATATTTAAATATATTGATTTAGTAAATGGAAAAGAGAACATTGTCAATCTTATAAATAACATTAGCTTCGGTTAATGTTGTTTCCCCTTTCTTCTTGGTGAAGCCCTAAAGATTTTTTCTTTAGGGCTATTTTTTTTATTCTTGACAGCTTACTAAAAATATGTTATAATTATTAAAGTAAAAGAGAAAGGAAAAAAAATGTTTGGAATGAATATTGAAGATTCTCTAATGTTTCAAGATTTTGTAAAAAACGATAGCCAACAAAGGTTTGAATATACACTATTAAGTGGTGATCCAATAGAAGAGATTGCGGTTAGACTTGATATTTATTTAAGTAATGGATATATTATTTATGATTTGCTTGATGATGAAGCGAAAAATTGGATTGATACTGTACTAGATACTATACTAGATTAGGAGTTTAATTTTGAAAAATCAACCTCTTGATAGTCTTACAAAGCAAGATAGATACAATATCCGCAAATATATTTATCTTTTTAATAATTGTAAATGCGGGCCACTTGATATTGTTCTAAGAGAGTGGAATTATGCTAAACGTAGATTATATCATGCTTTTGGAAATCAGTTAAGAATTAAAAAGAAAATTAAATTAAAAAAAGATAGCGGATATATAGCTAGACAACTTCAATCTATATATGAATACAATTATTTAACGACTGATTATGACTTAGATTTTTACAAAAGAGCTATCAAGAATAAAAAAATGGAAAAAGATTTTTATGAAGATTTTTTCCTTTATATTATTGATTATCCTAATATAAGTAATGAAGAAAAAATATATATTTTAAATATGTTTAATCCAATGTATATTATTGATGGATATATTGACTATAATTTTAAACTTGAACATTATAGTTTTTCTGTTAGAAAAGGTGCTAAGACTATCAGAACTATTCAAAAATGTATAAAAGCTTTAAGTTATGACAATGTTAAATTATTTAACGAATGGCGTAATGATATTAATACCGCTAATTCTAACAATATTAATGAAGCTACTTTGGTTTTAAGCATTAATCCAATTGATTTTATGACTATGAGTGATAATCAATGTAATTGGACTTCTTGTATGTCATGGATCAATCCAGGATGTCATAGTGCTGGAACAATTGAAATGATGAATAGCAATGTCGCAGTAGTAGCATATCTTGAAGCTAAGAAAAATTTTAGCATTACTTTAGATGAAGATAATAAGCTAATAATGCCAAATAAAAGTTGGCGGAGTTTGATCTATTGTCACAAACAAATGATTTTAACTGGTAAGTCATATCCATACTATAAAGAAGAAATCTCTTTAGCAGCTTTAGATTTTATGCGGGAGGTTGTTGAAAAATCGTTTGGATGGACGTATAGGTTTAAAAATCAACAATATAAAGATATTAAAAATTTTCATAATAATTCTTTTTTAAAAGATTATTGTTCCCCAAATTATCATTACAAGAGTAAGAAGATTGTAATTTATACTAATGGTATGTATAATGACATGATTGAAGATACATCTTTTAAATATTGGTGTTGTCGTAATGTAACAAAAGGTTTGAGGATAAATTTGAGCGGTAAGAATACTTGTATATGTTGCGGACAACGCATTGAAACAGATGATTATGACTATGATTATGAAGAGCCTTATTTAGGTTCAGAGAAAATTTGTGAAGACTGCTCGTTTGGAAGGAAATGTCCAATTTGCGGAGTTATTAATTATAGTAATGATAATAAATATCATTTATGTTCTGAAGAATGTAAAGACGATGCTTTGGTCTTTCCGGGGCAAAATCGTATTATAAGCAGAACTAAATTTTTATCTAAAATAGATTCATCTTTTTTAATATTTGCAAAGAATGAAGATTGTTATGAAAAAATAAATAATTGTTTAGCTAATTCACATAATTTAATACTTTCTAATACTTCAAAATCTTTTGATTCATATGAAAAAAGACAAGATTTTATAAGAAAAATGTTTAATGAAAAACATATAAAACATACATTGAGTAAAGAAGGTTTCTTTTGCGGCGATCATTATATAATAAAAACTGTACCAAATGCTTTAATAAAAGCGGATATTTTAAATATAAATAAAGTTCCGTATAGAGACTTTGTTTCAGTTACTAGAAATATTAAAATTTTTAATACAGTCGGAGATAAGAATTCTTATTTTTATTGGCTCAATACTAAAAATGGATTTATGCTAAACAAAGAAGTAATGCATGTTTTAAATGAAATAGACAATCTTTCTTACTATCGGTATAATGAAAGGAGGGATTATGAAAGTAGCAATTCCTTGATCAACGGATGTTAAAAATAGATATGGTAATGAATATAACATTACATTTAATGAACTTCGCAATAATTTTGATAAGTTATTTGATTTTGTTTCAAAATATAAAGATATTAGGTTTAATATTCAACCAGATAATATGAATTATCAACAAATGGAAGCTATAGACAACATTAATCCTTTTATTTATTTTAAAATTGATTTATCCTATAAAGTTGTAGAAGAAATGAAAAAAAGAGGCTTAAAGTTTTTCTTTAACGCAAGCTCCGCACCTTCTTCTCTTTCTCTATTGGAAGAACAAATAATTTTAGGAACTACAGATATTTATGTATGCGATGATTTGTGTTATAATTTAGAGTATGTAAAAAATATATGTGAAAAGAATAATGTTCAAACTAGATTAATTTTAAATGAGATTCCAAGTAAAAGATTTGATAAAGGCATTAATCCAAAAGCCCCAATTTTTATACCAGAATGTATAGAAGAGTTATCTAAATATATTGACGTTGGAGAATTTAATGTTAATTCTTGGGTGAAGATTGGTACTTTATATAGAATCTGGTTTGAAAGACAAGAATGGCGTGAAAATTTAAAATATATATACAAAGATTTGGAAATAGATATTCCAAATGAAAGTTTAATTCCTAACTTTATTGAATCAAAAATGAATTGCGGATATCGGTGTGCGCGCGGATCATCTTGCAATAAATGTGAGCAGTTTGTTGAAATTGCTCGTGATTTAAAAAGTAAAAATATAGAGTATAAAAAGGAGAGGATTTAAAATGTTTAATCAAAAAAGAATGACTGCAAAACTAGATGATACTACAACTTTTATTATAGAAAGAGATAGTTCTATAGATGATAAGTATCATACGACGTGTCTTATTGATGATGAAGATGGTGATAATTTTTATATTTATCATGGTGTGGGAGATACCCCTGATGAGGCTATAGATAATCTAATTAGCAATATGGAAGATGAAGAAAAGTGCTATGAAGAGCCTTCTTTAGAAGATTGTTCAAAAGAAGAATTAATTGATATTATTAATGACCAGTCAGAGTATATCGAAGATTTAGAAAATGAAAACGAAGAATTAATAAAAGATTTTGATTTATTAACAGAAGAATATGAGAAGGCTATGTCTGATAATTTACTCCTCCAAGAGAAGATAGATGATTTATTTATTGATCTTAAACAGGCAAACGATAATTATAATACTTTAAAAAATCTTTTTGATTCTAATTTTTCAACAATAGTTAAAAAGATATCAGATGAATTTGTTAAAGAATTTACGGAGGTTTTATTTTAATGACCGATCAAGAAAAAGCAATGATTTTTTCAGGAGCGCAACAACAGTATATTTTTAATAAAATTTTCGCAGATCACAATGAGGGAAAATTTTTTGACGTAGAAAGTTGGATGAATGATGTAGAAAAAATTACATCAGATAATTTATTTGCTATTTCTCCAGAAAAACAAGAAGAACTTGCTAAAGTAATTGAAAATTTAGATGATTATGCGGTCGATGCTATTGATTTACATAGTAAGAATGAAAAACATGAAGGTCCGCAATTAGTCCTTTAAATTTTTCTTTTCTCTTGGAAAAAAATACTTGACTTCCATAAAAATTAATGATATAATATTAATAAAGGTTAGGAGATATTGGTTCGACTCCGGTACTGTCCTCCGCGGGCGGTTAGTTTAAAAGGTAAAACACTTAATAAAAATTTTCTTTGTAAAAAGAAAAAAATTCTTGCATACCAGAAAAAATTATGATATAATATTAATAAAGAGAAAGAGAGAGATATTAATTAATAACACTGATATTTAATTCAATTGGTAGTGAGAAGAACATGTTGCTGTTATAGCCTGGTCTTCTGGAGCAGTTCGATTCTGTTCTCTCTTTTTTAACGCGGATGTAGTTCAATTGGTAGAGTGCTGCCTTGCCAAGGCAGAGGTTGCGGGATCGTTGCCCGTCATCCGCTCCAAAGAATTTTCAAGTCAAGAAAAATTTTTTCTTGACAAACTTAAAAAGATATTGTATAATATAATTAAAGTAAAAGAAAGGAAGTGATTAAAATCTAATAAAAAATATTTTAGAGTTTCAAAAAAACTTCTTGACAAACCAAAAATTATATGATATAATATTAGTAAAGAAAAGAGGGAAAAGAGTTGAAAATTGCCTTACTACTTATTAGATAGCTGACGATAAAAATCTCTCTTTGCTTTAATTGGCAAGAGCAACTGGAAAGAATCGGCCGAAAACTTTTCAGAGCGCAAACACCCATCTGGTTGGCAGAGTGAAAGCCAAAGGATGTTCCAGAATAGCGAGATTGATCACTTGCGGAAGCTCTAGAGGATAGAATTAGTGGAAGCTGGACCTCTAAAAAGTGTTGCAAAGCCAAAATTTTTGTCTGCTTGTAACGATGTAGACATTAAATATGAATCGTTACAAAACAATATGCGCGGATGGGAAGCGATGTGAATGAACGCGGAGTATCTACGCGCTATAGAAATTAAGATGTAGGTCGGTTTCATTAGTAGTCTGCGGAGTGCCTCAAATACCGTGCAGACTTTAAAATAAATCGTGGTCTAGAGGTCGTCGAAGTCTGTTATCCCACAGGCCACAAAAGGGAATTAAAAGTTGGAGATACGGTATCGAAAGCCGTTTACTTCGATTGTGCGAAGTAATAGTTTAAAAGGTAAAAATATCAACTATAAACTGGAAAGCTGTTGGTTCAAATCCAACCTGTGCCGCGCCTGGCATGGTAGTTTAATTGGTTAAAATAGTCTAGTTAGCACTAACCTTTATTAAAGGGACAGCTGGGTAGTAGGCATACAAACAGTTGTGCGAGTGGTAATAGTAGCTACGCGTGGTGAAATTACTGCGTTATGGATACATGATAGAGCCTTCACGTGGCGTATCTGTTTAAACTAATCTATCATAGTGACTCCGCAAGAGGTCGGATGGTCACCGCATACCCGAAAATGCGGTGTCAGAGCCTTAGTAACTTGCTCTGCTAGGGACGTTTTATTAATTATGTTAGAACTATTCTTGAGAAAGGAGATGGTTCCATTGCGCTTTTAAGTTATACGATAAACTTAAAGTTTTCTATTAAAGAAGGTGGTTCCAATGTTCTAACTTAAATGGCTGACCGCTTGCCAAAAAAGCGGTACCAACTCTTAGAGAAAGAATTTTAATGTCACATTTAGAAGTATTAATCGAGAAACGTAATAGATTGCTACAAAATGGTAAGAATACAGAAGGTAGTGGTGTTATTCGTAAGATTGATAGAAAAATTAGAAAGTTAGAGAAAAAGTAGGATATTTTTTTATTAATTAATATTTAAAATTTATAAATATATAGAGAAAAGTGATGGAAAGATAGTTATTTCAAGGATTATTTTAAAAGAAAATAGCGCCAAAACCTGCTATTCGTAAAATATACTATCTTTATTGTTTCCTTTTCATTATTAAACGAAAATAATGCGTGATGGTAAAATAGTTACTTCGCTTATGGAAAGCCTTTGACTCTTAATCAAATAAAGTTAGTTCGATTCTAACAGTAACAACTATTTTAAATATTTCCGCATTATAAAATTTTTAGGGCAAAATAATATAATTTAATATATTTATTTTTTATATAATATAAGGAAATGAAAGGAGTTTATATGACAGATATTCTAGGTCTATCAACGCCTTGGGTTACTTTTGCAAGAAAGATTGATACTCTTTTTTCAAAAGATCCAGAAGTTACTGTTGTATATCAAAATGACGATAAAGAAATTAAGATTTATGTAGATAATTATGTAAAAGCAGATGCAATTGCAGCTATTGTTCCTAAAGAAAAGACTTTTGGTAATGTCACTGTAAAAGTAACAGTAATTCCTGCAAATGAAGATTTTGTTAATCGTATTACACTTTTCCGCAATGCTTTTGCTGGAAATCCAATTCTGAACCGAATTGAGACTGTTACTCCTGCACAAAATGGTCCTGTTAACTACGTCATTTTTAATCGTGAAGTCCTTTCATTTTTTAACGATGATTTAAGTGATTTTTATGGTGCTGAGTCAACTTTAGCAGAAAATATTGCTCGTGATGTTTTTGACATTGGTGACGATGCAATTTGTTTTTGTACTGAAATTAATTTAGAGGATGAGTAAAAAAAGTTCTTGACAAAATTAAAATAATATATTATAATATTATTTAGAAAGTGATTGAGAAATAGTTACTTCAAATGATAAAAGTATTTAAAAAATATTTAAATTAAAGCTCACTTCCTTCACTTCACGAGCAGAAGCGTATTGTACTATTTCTAGTATTTCCTTTCTAAATGTGTACAAAAAGAATATATTTGGTGAGAAATATATTCTTGATAAGATGATTGAAAGAAAGATACTTCAATTCATAGGTTACGGTGTAGGATTTTTCTTTCTTTAGTATTTCTCTTATCTTAAATATTCTTTGAAAAGAGAATATTAAAAAGTTTTTGAAGCATGTGTATTCGCAATATCATGCGGTCATGCGTATCTACTCAGTAAGTCGAAATCTATGGGATACTTTAGATGGTTGGCTTTTATTGTTGGAGTAATCCAATAGTAAGAAGAAATTAAATGATTTCAACGAAATGTAGGTAGCGCTCGATTATTGTGCGATTAAAAGGTAGTGTCTCGTCGCTCTCATAATAGGCGTCCCAGCGGGATTTGAATCCAAACGTCTGTGCGGGGTGGTGCCCAAAGCAGGAACGTTGGAAATACCAATAAGAGAGTTTCCAGTTAAGATATAGTAATATATCAATAAGACGAGGTCAATGTACAAGTAGCCCAAAGCTGGAATGAAAAAACGCGAAGCCTGCGGTAAAATGGCATACGGAAGATCATTTGAAGATATGATATTATTTTGTGAATGATGGGTGAAAGTTCCAGTTTGTAATCAATCCTGGCGTAGATTTGGTAATAAAGTTATCCTTCAATGGAGAATATAAAATACACCTGTGTATTTTATAGCTTTAGACTGGGGTAAAAAGTTATGCGGTCGCTCCGTATGGCTCACTTTTATCTCCTACGTGACTGAAAATTAACACACAATAAAAGAGTACGGCGAAGGTCGCAAGAAACTTTTTAATAGTCTCTTTTTAAAGAATAAATAAAACTACCTGTGGCCCAGTGGCTAAGGCTCCTCGCTTGGGACGAGGAAATCGTTGGTTCGAGTCCAACCAGGTAGAGACATGACAGGATGATACCTCTACGCGGTTCATGTCATCAACGCATACGCGGCTAAAGTCATCTAAAATTTTTATTTATAAATAAGTAAGATAGGCAAGAAATAGCTAACTTGCTGAAAGCGAATCTTCCAACGCTTCTTACTTATTTAATATTATTGTTGTTTATTTGGAAGAGATTGGAAGATAAAAATGGTAGCAAGAGTTGATAATTTTTCAAAAGAAGAATTAGAAGATTGAGTTAAAAAGTCTACAAATTTTATACAATTAGCGAAAAATTTAGGTTATCAATCTTTAACAGGGAATGTTTCAAAAGTTATAAAAACAAGGTTAGATAATTACGATATAGATTATAGTCATTTCACAATAATACCTTCAAATAAAGAAGAAAGAACTTTTGAAAATTCATTCTGCAAAGATTCAAACGCTTCATCGGGTTATATTAGAAAACATTTTAAAGATGATTTTACTACAAAGAATAATTATAAATGTTCTATTTGTGGACAGGAACCTTTTTGAAATAATAAAGAATTAACTTTAACTTTAGATCACATAAATGGTGTTCATAACGATAATAGATTAGAAAATTTAAGATGGGTATGTCCTAATTGTGATAGACAGTTAGATACTTTTGGAAGTAAGAATAAAAAACATAATCAAAAACCAAAAAAGAAAAATTATTGTAAAAGATGTGGAAAAGAAATTAAATTAACAAGTGTTCATTGTCCTGAGTGTGTTTCTTTTCTTCAAAGAACTGTGGAAAGACCTGACCGAGAAAGTTTTAAAGAAATGGTTTATAATAATTCTTTTGTTGAATTAGGTAAGCGTTTTAATGTTTCAGATACGACTATTAAAAAATGGTGTGTAGCTTATAAATTACCTAAATTAAGGAGGGATATTGAAAAATATTCTTTTGAAGAATGGATGAAAATATAACTAGCCCCGCTTATCGGTTAAGAACCGAGATGGTCTTCAAAACCATGTGGCGAGGTCCAAACTCGTCTATTCCTGGGCGGTACAGGACGGGGCTGCCAAGCATCCAGAAATATAAAATTTTAACATCCAGTTAGTGATAATAAAAGGAGGGAATGAATGGCAAAATTTTCAAAAAATAATTTTCATATGATTATAAATGAAATCCAAAAGATGGAAGAAGAAGATCAAAATATCTGAGTTCCAGTGGGATGTCTAGAAATGATGTATGAAGATGATTTTGGTTGGATAGATTATTATTTCCATTCAGACCCTCAAGATAGAAATATAGATTGACTTTGAAAACAATTAAATAAGAGTGATGGATAGAATAGTTACTTCATGTCTAGGAGACACGTTATTGCAAGTTCGAATCTTGCCAAAAGCACAGTACGTTTTTGTAGCTCAAGGGTAGAGCGCGTATTTTACACTATTCTAATTATTTCCTCTTAATTATATTGCGGGCGGTGGGCTGGTGTCCAATTATGTCTCATAAGCATAAGAGTAGGTATGTTCGATTCATGCGTCGCGCGATCAGATTGGATTAAAATGGATTTAAAAGATAGATTTTTAAAAGAAACAGATTTTTGTTTTAGATGCGGCAGTCAAAGGTGTGATAAAACTCCAATATGAATTGAAGGCTGTAAAGAATATCAAGTATGGCTTGATAAAGAATTTAACAAAGTTAAAAACCAAGAAGATAACAAAGTTAAATTTGTTCAAATATGAACTTAATTTTAAGCTCCGTTAGTATAATAGCTATTACAGTTGACTTGTAATCATCAGACGGGGGAGCGTTACCCTCACGGAGCTCCAGTACCGAACTTTCAAGGCTTCCTTTATGGGAGCCTTTTTTGTTAAACCAAGAAGAATTTTTATATAAATTTTTAAAAGAGAAAGGGGAAAAATTATGAAAAGGATAGTTATGCCTATTTTTCTAATATTAGCGATGATAATATTTATAGGCTTTATTCCAAATATTGCGATTGCTTCTGAACTTGAACAAAATCAAGTACCTTCAGAAGAAATTGCTACCGAGATAGTAGAGCCGCAAGCTCCCACTATCACAGATGATATGACAGAAGAAGAAGCTAATAATTTAATAAACGATTATAACAATAAAGTTGATGAATATAATAAATATGCAGAAGAAGAAAATGCAAAAAGAAAAGAAGAATATGATACTAATGTCGAAGAAGTAACTAAACATAATGAAGAAGAAGATATTAAGGTAGAAGAAAATAATAAACAATTAGAAAAACAAGAAAAACTCGATAAAGCAAAAGCCGCGGATTCGGTTTCTAAATTAGTTGAACAAACTACTAATTCAGATAATTTACCTGACTCTTGGGTTGAAAATACTCAAGAGCCAAAGACAATGTCTGTAGAAAAGAATGATTCAACAGAACAGTATAAAATTTCAAATGTACATATTTATTTAGATGAAAATTTTGAAGATTCTGACTTTCCTGATGTAACAGATAGCAATTTTTATATTAATGATGCAGTTAAAGAACATATGGTTTTAGGAGAATGAGAAACTATTAATACTGGTAACAATGATGTAGTATCAATTTATTCTCAAGGCAATTTATATCCTCATAGTGGAGCATTATTTGTCCGCAGATTAGAAGGATATACAAATGGTTACTGAATACCAACACAATTTATAGCATCGACAGCTGTAAATATTGAGGATTCTTGGAATGATGGTCCAATTACAATAGTTTCTTACAATGATGGAACTACAGATGGCGCACCACTTAAAAATATTATTAATTTGTATACATATAGTTTCCTTAGATATGGTGTAGAGCCAACTAGAGTTGAGAAATATAATCCAAATTATTTAGATTACCCAGAAGAACAAATTTATTTAGCATATCTTCCTAAAATGGACAATATTGTAAGACCTCCTAAAACTCCTGAAAAAGTTCCTGAAAAAGAAGAGGAAAAAACTCCTGAAAAAGATAAAGAAAAAACTCCTGAAAAAGATAAAGAAGATCCAAAAGAAAAAGAAAAAATTCCTGAAGAAGAGAATCAAAAAGAGGAAAATAAAGAAAAAATTCCAGTTTCTACGAATGAGCCTACACTAATTCAAGCTGTTAAAGAAGTAAATTCAGTTAATATTACTTCTTCACAAACCGAATCATCTAAATTAAATGATACTAAAGAATATAAAACTTCTGTTATGAGAATTGATGAATATGCTAAAGCTAAAACCGCAGATGAAAGTCTTAATGATTGATTCTTAATTAACTTTATTTTCATTCTTTCTATTGGATTATTAATCTATGTTTCCAAGAGAAGAAAATATGAATTAGTTCAATATATAGTTGAATTTACTGCGGGACTTGTGTTTTCGTTCTTAATAACGAAAACTTTTATTGTACCTTTTGTTTTTGCTTCCGTTTATCTTTTTGTATTTTTTGTTTTTGGTTTTGGTGAATCTGTTCTTAAAAGAATAGATTAAAATAGAAAGGAGAATGATATGCGTGAGCTAGTCATTGATGTCTCTCGATGAGACGCTAACGTAGATTTTAATGCTTGAAAAAATAAGCGTGGTCTATGGGGTGTAATTATCAAAGCTGGCGGGAATGAAGGTGGAAGATATAAAGATTCTTCCTTTGAAACACATTACCGCAACGCCAAAGCCGCAGGACTCCATATTGGAGCATATTATTACACTGTTACTACAAGTACTTCAGAAGCTAGAAAAGATGCAGAACACTTTGGTGGTCTTTTAACTGGTAAAGCTTTCGATCTTCCCGTATACATGGACGTTGAAGATCCACGCCAATACGCTCTTTCTCGCAGAGCTCTTACAGATGTTATTAAGACTTTCTGTGACACATTAAATAATAATGGATTTTATTCAGGTATCTATGTAAATGGTTCAACCTGAAACAATAACGTATATAGTGATGAGTTACTTCCATATGCAGACTGAATCGCAGCTTGAGGTAGAAATTGGCCTTCTTATGGCGATGATGCTGGCTTATGGCAGCAAGGCGGTATAAGACTTTCAGATGGTGACGTTGTGTATGATGATGTTTCAGGATATGTAGATTGTAATTGATGCCAAATTGATTATCCTACTAGAATTAAGGAAGGATATAAGAACAACACTTCACCAAATGGAACTCCTGAACAACCAGTGGTTACTCCACAAGAGCCTGGCGATATGGAACTTAATATTGATGGTTGGGCAGGTGAGCTAACTATTTCTGAATTACAGAGACAGCTCGGCACTTATGTTGATGGTTGGATTGACGGTCAGGATAGTGCAAATGAAGAGTATATGGAACGTTTCTCTACTGTAAGATGGGATGAGTCTGGTTCACCAATGGTTAGAGCTATGCAAGAGCAAATTGGTGCTTATGTAGACGGCATCATTGGTCCGCAAACTATTAAGAAAATGCAAGAGTATCTTAATAGATTTGATTATGGTCTAGCAGTAGATGGATATTTTGGTTTTAATACCTGTTGTGCTTTACAACGTTCCCTAAATGATGGAAAATGGGCGTAAGGAGTGATTAATATGGCGACAGCTGAAGATGTAATGAGAGTTGCTTTTGGAGAATTGGGATATTATGCACCTGACGATCCTGAACGTGGCTCTAAATATGGCCGTTGGATGGCTGAAATAACTGGAGAGGATTGGTTAGCCGGCCCTTCTTCTGAAATTTGATGGTGTTGCATGTATACTTCATGAGTTCTAGATAGAGCTGGCGTATACATGAAAGGTTTCCCTTCTCAAAACACTGATCTTGCTCTAAATGGTGGAGCAAGACAATATTCAGTTAATAAATATGACGTCCAGAGAGGTGACGTTATTATCTTTAACTGGAATTGGGATAGCTATACTGACCATATTGGTTTTGCTACTGGTAGCTATGACGGTTATGGTTTCCCAACTATTGAAGGCAATGTAGGAAATGCGGTTCAAGAAAAATACCGTACTTTAGGGAATGTAGCTTACGTACTGCGGCCTCCATTTAACGGCAGTTCTTCTGCAAGCTCTGATACTGAACCTAGTGTAAATACTGATCCAAAGAACAATCGTGATGGTGGTACACTTGATGTAGATGGTATTGGAGGTTGGAATACTATTATTGATTGGCAAAATCAACTAGGCACTTATGAAGATGGCTGGATCAGTGGTCAAGATAGTGATAATAAAGAATTCTACTCTAATATTTATAATATTACTTTTGAAGAAAATGGTTCACAACTAGTCAGTGCAATCCAAGAGGAAGTTGGAGCAGAGATTGATGGTATCTGGGGTCGTGAGACTTCTACCAAGATTCAACAATATCTAATTGATAATGGCTTCTCTGTTGGAGATTGCGGAGCTGATGGTTATTTCGGCCATGACAGTGTGTGCGGGCTTCAAGAGTCACTTAATGCAGGTCTTTGGAAATAAAATTTGATAAATTAATATTTGTCTATTTTTAAGGCGGTCAAGTTTTTACTTGACTGCCTTTCTTTTTTATGGTATAATTTAATTAAAGAAAAAAACTGTAAGGAGGAAAATATGGACGATGTTTATTTTGGTGAAGAAGATGCAAGATATGTAAAACCAAAGAATAAAAAGAAGAAAGTTAAAAGGTCTAATCATAAACATATCTATGATAAATATTGTGTAGCATCTGTTCATTTTAAAGAATATACTTTTAAAGAGGACGTATTAATAAACTATTGTAGCATTTGTGGGAAGATTAATAATATGAATTTTCTTGCAAATCAAGAAACAATAACAAGGCTAAAAAAGAGTGGAAGATATTTTAAAGTAGAAGATTTTAAGATTCTCTTTGATATGAAGTATATTCCTATCTTATTGGAGGATTAATGATTACCAAGTATAGTTATGGTCAAAATAAAATTGTCTCTGGTAAGGAAAATGTAATTAATTATTACAAAGGACAATTAGCCGAAGAAGTGCGGGCTGATTTGCAACCTCGCCGCACAGATGTTGTTATGATTCTTCAACATGTTGACTATAATATTAATATAGGTAGTGTGATTCGTAGTAATAATGCTTTCCTTGGTAGAGAAGTCTACGTAGTAGGTCGCCGCAGGTTAGATACTAGAGGTTGCGCGGGGACAAATCATTATGAGAATGTTTATCACTGTGATGATTTGGAAGAGGTTGTTGATTATCTCCATTCTCTTGGATATACAGTTTATGCTGTAGATAATATTATGGAATATAATCCTATCAATATTTTAGATGAGGATTTTCCTAAAAAGTCTGCTTTTTTATTTGGTGAAGAAAGTAATGGACTTTCCAAGAGAGAAATAGAGCTATGTGATAAAATGGTATACATTCAAATGTTTGGAAGTGTGCGGTCTTTGAATGTAGCATGCGCAGCAACTGTTGTTGAGTATGAATATTCAAGAAGGTGGAGATAATGTGCTGTGGAGACTGTGTTTTCTTTAGAGAGCTAAATGATGAATATGGCACATGTGATAAAAGTATTCCAATTAAATTTAGTAAAGAAGGGCAGGATCATATTTTAGTTATTTATAATTCAACTCCTGCCTGTGGAAGGTTTAAAAATAATGTAAAAGGAGATAATTAAAAATGGCGGTATATGTAGAAGTTCATTGGTTTAATGAAAACGGACAAAACATTGCAATAGACGATGTAAAAGTTACAGATACAGATACATATTCTAGACGTAAGCTGGAAAATTCTGTTAAGAATTATAGATTTGATGATTTATGGATTAATAGAGCTGTAGAGAATAAAATTAGAGATTATATTAATAGACATAGCTATCACAAATATTTTACCGCAGTTGTTATTGATAATATTTTATTGAATGATATTTTTATTTTACCAGAACAATAATTTTTTTCTTGACAACCTTTAAAATTTATGATATAATATATATATCGTAAGAAAGAGAAAGGTTTAATTATGCGATTGTATTCTGTTTATTTGTATTGCTTGAATGGTAGCACTATTAAGATTGGTATGAGGGGAGAAAATCATATCATTGCTGAAAAAGTAAAAGAAATGTTACAAGATAATGGAGGTGGCGCCGCAGAAATTTATGGCGATAGTTTTTATACTATCGTAGATTGTTAGTGAGGTTTTATAAATGGCTAACTTTACTAATTTTGATTTGCGGATGTTCACCAAGGCTAAGGAAGTTGCGGAAGGTTCTAATTTTCCGCATTTCCATGTAGGATGTGTTATCACTTACAAGCATCATATTATTGGACAAGGTAGTAATAGTAGTAAGACATGCCCAACTCAAAAATATTATAATAAGCGTTATCGTAAGTTTTCTAGACAGGATGGAAAGCCTGCGGTTCATGCTTCTCATGCAGAGATAGCAGCGCTTAATTCTATCCCCTATCCCGTAGCTCAGCAGATTGACTGGAAGGACGTACATGTTTATACTTTCAGAATTTCAAATGGGCGTATTACTTCAAGAGGTCTGTCAAGAGCTTGTCCTGCATGTGAAAGAGCTTTGAGGGATAAGGGTATTCGTCATTTCTATTATACTGGAAATGATTCTTATATTTATGAAAGGATGGATTAGTTTATGAAAGTACCTGGTCTATGAATTTGTGAAATTGAAGCTCCTAATGCAGCTGAAATGTTAGGAAGAGTAGATGGACTCATTAAGGAGCTATTTTTAAAAGAAGAAGGATATAATTTACGTCTTACTAAAGTTTTTGAGAATGAAATTGATAAAAGAGTTCCTAAAATTTAATTTGACAACTTAAAAAATATATGTTATAATATTAGAAAAGGAGATAGGTTTGTTACTCGGTAATCAACTTGAAAAAGCATTGAATGCTAAACACCTAATTAAAAAGCCTCGAAAAGATAAGGCTCCTAAACTTAAAATTTTTAAATGTACAAAATGCGGCGAACCTATGATCCGCATTGAAGGTACTAATGCTATGGCTTGTTCAAGCTGTAAAAATTGGTATCTCTTTGATTTTGTTAAATAATAATTTTATTATTTAAAAATAGGTCGGGGGTATGCAGAAGCTATAGTCTTAAGACTTCCCTCAACAGAGGATGATCTCTCTCAAAGCTAGACGATTCTATTGTAGTTTAGTGGGATTTTACTTATTGGGGGTGCGTGGCAGTTTTTGTCTATTTAATTACTCGTGATTGCTAATTAATAGAGTTAGAAGAAGTATAACGCCGTATAACAATCACTTAAAAAAATAGACCGCATTTTTGGTGGTTAATGTGTTTTGTGCGTGAGTAAAAAAATTAACCATTTTGTAATTTTATTTTATTTTATAGGAGAGAAATAAAGAATGGCAAAAAACCTAATTGATCTTCTTGATGAAGATGATTATGATTTTGAAGAAGAAGTTAGTCAAAAGCGTTTTAGAATTCCAATAGAAGAAAGATCAGAGCATAGCCAACATAAAAAGCAAATCAGTAAACAACGAAAGAAGCTCCGCAAACAAAAAACTGATATTCAAAACATGGAGAACGATTTTGATGAAGATTTTAGATAGAGTATATGAACATCATGCATATTATAAAGCAGTAAATGATAAAGATTATTTTGTATTAGCTCTGTATGGATCACAAAATTATAATCTTGCAGATGAGGATTCTGATGTTGATACTAAAATTTTAGTAATTCCAACATTACAAGATTTGATTTTTAATACTAAACCTTATAATAAAGTATATGAGATTGGCGATAAATTAGAACATATTGAGTGTAAAGATATTAGAAATTATTTTAAAATTTTCCGCAAACAAGATATTAATTTTATACAGATTTTGTTTACAAATTATTTTATTGTAAATTCTGAATATCAAGATTTATGGAACATCCTCCAAGAGAACAGAGAAAAGATTGCTAGATTAAATGAATACAGAACTGTGCAATGTATGCGTGGTAGGGCTAATAATGTATTTCATAATCTTGACCATATCACTTCAACAAATTATGAGAAGTTAATGAAATATGGTATAGATCCTAAACAGTTGTCTCATTTGGTAAGAGTTTATTTATTTTTATCAAAGTATATTGAAGGTAAACCGTATAAAGATTGTATTCGAGTTGATGAAGATAGAGACTATGTTATTAGTTTAAAGAAGAATTGCGGAGGATATTCAGAAAAGAAAGCCCGCAGTTTAGCTTTAGAATATTATAAGAAGATTGATTCAATTGTTGACAGTGTTGAATTTAAGAATGAAGATGATGAAGAAACTTCTGCTCTATTGGATGATGTTTTAACGCAAATAATGACTCGTTCTCTGAGGAAGGAACTTAAAAATGGCTAATGGAAGAATTTTTATTTGCGCAGATATTCATGGTAGCGCTTATGCTATTGAACAAGTTATTAAAAAGATTGATAAACCTTCAAAGAATGATATTATTATTATAGCTGGGGATGCTGGGTTTGAATATGGTGATCATATTATGGGTGCTGCAAAGAAGGCTGCGAAGAAGTTCCCTGGTAGATGGATTGTGATGCGTGGTAATCATGATAATTGTTATTGGGACCATATAAAATACAATGACAGTGGATGGTCAAGGTCTATTGCAGATAATATAGTTTTTCAAAATAAATATCCAAACATTCTTTATGTGAATGATAAAGGTGGAATTTATGAAATTAACGGATATTATTTTCTTTTTCTGCCTGGTGCCTATAGCGTAGACAAATATTACAGACTCCGTAATGGATACCCATATAATATTAATGAACAGCTTGATAAGAAGTCTATGTATGATTTGTATGACTATGTAGCTGATTGGAATCTAGATTGTAGTCCAATTGATTTCGTTGTAGCGCACACTGCTCCGCAAAAGCTTGAGCCACTATATTCTGATTTATTTTTATCTTCAATTGATCAATCTACAGTAGACCATAGAACAGAACAATGGCTTGACTCAATGTCTGATTTATTTGAAACAAATCCATATTTTAAACAATATTTCTTTGGTCATTTTCATGATACAAGAGTTTTGAATGATAAGTATACAATGGTTTATCAAATTCCAATTGATATAGAAGAATGGATAGGAGAATAATGAAAGGTAAAATCCTTAATACCAAAAGAGATGGAAGAGATACGTATGTCACGAAGCAAACAAAATATGGCACATTTCACGGCAAAGTTACCTGTGCGGATGAGGATCTCGATGTTGAAAATGACCTTGATGGATTTATTTTCGCGGAGTGTAAATGTGATTTTCAAGCACTAAAACATAGAGCCAAGTTAATGGAGCAAAGAGCAATTGGTGTTGAACATGCATATAATGTTCTGTTAAAATCTGGCATTAGCAAAGATGATCCTGTCATGCAGAAACTACTCCGGCAAGTAAAAGTTGCTAAAAGAGAAGCAAGTCATAGTAAAGATGTATATTTTTTTGCAGAAAAATATTTTAAAGATACAGTTACTTCTACAATTAAGACTCGCCGCAAGATTGCTGAAATGAATAAAGAAAAATAAGTAAAATACCTAAAATCTTTTTGAGGTTTTAGGTATTTTTTTATTGACAACTTCTTCTATATATGGTATAATATATATAGATTGAAGGGAGAAAATATGCAAGAATTCGTAATGATGATTGGTTTGCCTGGAAGTGGCAAAGATTATTTTATAGAGCATGATGATAGCTTTAAAAATCATGTAATAGTTTCTACTGACCAAATCCGCAAGGATAATGGATATAAGCAAGGTACTAAAGAAGATGTTTTTCAAATTGCTCACGATATGATTATAGATTCTCTTTCTCTTGGAAAAAATGTTGTATTTAACGCAACTAATATTCAAAGAAAGTTTCGTATGAATTTACTTACTGAACTACGTGCTAAGTTTCCTAATGTTTTTTATGAAGCTGATGTGATTATAGTTCCTATTAAGCTTTGTAAAGAGCAGAATTCTCGTCGTGATGAGTTTGGTTGTGTGCCTGAAAAAGTAATTGATAACATGGTAAGAAGTTTTCAGATTCCTCTTGAAAAAGAAGGATTTGATGGGATTTATTATTTTTATCCTAATAAAGAAGCTTATTGCACAATAAAAGCAGGAAGTTTTTGGATTAAAAAAGAATATGCATCTGTTAATTTTGATATACTTGATTCTTTTAATCAAGATAATCCATTTCATACCATGACTCTTGGGCAGCATATGCAAAATACTTACAAATATGTTGTTAAGCATTATAATCCTTCTGTACCAGAAAACGATTTTTGGGGATGTAAGCCTTTATTTGAAGCTGCTAAATATCATGATATTGGCAAATTGATCACTAAAGATTATCATGATAGAAAAGGACGTCCTACTGAAACTGCTCATTATTATGGGCATGAGAATGCTGGAGCCTATTTAATTCTTTCAGAATTTCCTTTTTTATCTTCTTACGATATAGAAACGTATATTACTGAAGAAGTTTTTGTAAAAATGGCAACTTATGTTAATTTTCATATGCGGGTTAGTTTTACTTGGCGCCAGTATCCTGATGGTAAGTGCGCTAAACGTGAAAAGAAATTATTTAATAATTATGATTTGTATTGTTTAGAATTGCTTGGAGAAGCTGACCGTCAAGCGCATTAAAGGAGTTTTTATGCCTATTAATTTTAATTCAAAGATTATTTCATATATTCTTAAACATCTTGAGGGAGAGGTTTCTGTCCAAGAGGTTAAAGAGTTAATGGAAAAGATTGATATTAAGTGTAAGACTAAAGATAATCGTATTATTTTTAACTATACTATTGGTGCGGACTTTTCTAATCCTGTTGTGCAGGAAGCTCGCGGTATAATTATGGACATGGGTGCGGAGGATGTGTCCAAGATTTCAGATTGGCGCGTAGTGTGCTGGCCTTTTAGAAAATTTGGAAACTGGGGCGAGTCTTATGCAGATGACATTAATTGGAACACTGCACAGGTTCAGGCTAAAATAGATGGATCGATCCTGAAGCTGTATCGTTACAATGGTCAATGGCATTGGGCTACTAATGGATGCATTGATGCTTGTGATGCAAATACTCCTCTGATCGGCCGCACTTTTCAGGATGTGATTGAATCTGCTGATAATTTTGGTAGCATTAATTATGATATTCTTGATAAATATAATACTTATATTTTTGAATTAGTTTCTCCTGAGACTCGTGTAGTAGTTGAATATGATAAGACTCATCTTTATCATCTTGGAACTCGTTCTAATCTTACAGGAGTAGAATTTAATAACTTCATTGGAATTGAAAAGCCGCATATTTATAATATTGCTGATCCAAATCTGGAAAAAGTTATAGAGGAAGCTAAACATTTAAATAATGGAGTATGTGAGCATGAAGGATTTGTAGTTTGTGATTCTGACTATCATCGAATTAAAGTAAAGAATCCTGAATATTTAATGCTTCATCATTCACTTACCAAGGATTCTGTCTCCAAGGATGATGTTGTAGAAGCTATTATTCTTAATGATGAAGAAAAGATTATGGCTCTTCTTTCTTATCCACGTCTGAAGGTTCAGTTTAAGTATTATGATTGGCAAGTAACTAAATTTCTATATGAACTTGAGATATATGTCAATTATGTTCGTAATGTTTATCCTTCATGCGGTTCCCGCAAGGAGTTTGCATTAAAAATTAAGGATGATAAGTTTAAGGCTTTTGGTTTTATGGCTGTAGATAATCCTGATATGACTGTAATGCAATTGATTAAGAAGTTTGGAATCAGTAAGGTGGGGAAAGGTTTTATTAAAAATGAACAGATTTAAGATATATAGTGTTTTGCAAATAATTTCTTCTCTAGTTGTTGTTGCAGCAATTACATTCTATTCCTTTGTTTTAATGTCTAAAAATGTTAAAATAGATGAAATGTTATGGACTAAAGACGTATACACTGAAAAATATGAATTAGTTGTTAAGGAGTGTTGGGAAGAGGATATTCCTTTTAATGCTAATTTAATTACAAAAACTAAAAAGCCTAAAAACGTTTATCAAAATCATACAGAATATGATTATTGGTATTCCTATAGTGTAAATGAATGGCTTCCTAGTGAGTTTTACACATCAAGTGGCAGCAAAGGAGATATAGAATTTTGGCCTGAAATTCATACTAGTGAATTAAATAGAAGTTATCCTTCTATTGGAGATGTGAGAGTTTCTAAGAGAGAAGAACGATATTATATTGTTAGTAATGAAGTAAAATATGAAATAACAAAGCAACAATATAATAAATTTAGTGTTGGAGATTATATTTATATTTAAAAGGAGTTCACATGAAATATCTAGCAATTGATAATGCTTTAGCTGTTAGTGGTTGAGCATTTTTTGAAGATGAGAAATTAGTTAAATGAGGAAAATTTACTACTGCGGCAGTTGATCCAATTGAAGAAAGACTTGGAAAAATTATAGATAATTTAGATATACTTTATTCTACATATAAGTTTGATATGCTTTTATTTGAAGATTGTCAAGCGCAATCAAATAGAAATTTACAAACTTATCATAAGTTATCCATGGTTAAAGCAATGATCTTATATTGGTGCGGAGCAGTAAAAATACCATATGAATGTTCTAGCCCTTCTCATTGAAGAAGAATTTTAAAAGAAAAATATGGTATTACTTTTGGACGTAAAAGGGCCGATCAAAAAGCTGCCGCGAAACAGTTTGTTAAAGATCATTTCGATGTAACTGCTAGTGAAGACGAATGTGATGCGATTTGTCTTGGGTATGCGGGTATCCTTGATAAGAAATCAAAAAAGACAGCTTGATAAAAAATTGGAAGTCGTTGAGAATTTTTCTTGACGGCTTCTTTTTTATATGGTATAATATAATTAAAGAAAAAAAGAAAAAGATAGAAGGAGTTAAATATGAGCTTCTATATTGCTGATAAGACTTTTAAAGATGTAGTAGCAATTGGTTTTGCAACTGAAAAGGCTGCGGAAAATTATCTTATGCGGCATCGTTACATGGGACAATATTGGTGGCATTATGAAGTAAAAGAATGGACAAAAGATATTGCTTATGGTGTGACTTGTTCTCGTGATTCTCTTGAGAACGGTGGAACTACTTTTTGGCTTTTTGAAACATGGGATGAAGCTGTTGCTTTTGCTTGCGAAAAAATGGAAGCTGTTATTTGCACACTTGTAGATGACTTTGATTTTGAAGATGATATTTATCAGATTGATATGACGAAAGGGGAGTAAAAATGTCATTTGAATTTGGCTTTGCTAAACGTAAGTATGATGAAAATAGTTTTGGGATAGATCCATATTTTTTCTGGTGCGGAAGAGAGCATTATGATCTTTATAAAGCTTTTTCACTGCTTGGGACTCCCATTCTAGTAGCAGAAGATGAATATATGAAGTTTTATGAATACGAAATTGGTGTAGAGAAGTTAAACTTTATTCCATCGCTTTTTGAGCAGCTTCATACTAATAAGCATTATGAAAAAATTGTTAAGTTATGCATTTTTGATGATGATTTTGTGCAAACTTATATTAATTCTCTTTCTGTAGAAGAAAAAGCTGACTTGCGGCTTGCATTTATTCTTGATCATGCTAATGATACTATTGATAGAATTTGTGTTGAGTTATTTGATGCTTTTGAATATGGACGTGATATTATTACTGCACTTTATGATGCCTATATGAAAATGCTTGAAGATGGTGTAAAGACTGTTTGGCTTTATGGTGATTAATTTTTAAGGTCGTTAAGATTTTTCTTGACGACCTTATTTTCTTATGGTATAATATATATAGTTCAAAAGAGAAAAAAATATTGGAGAAAAATATGGAAAAGAACTACAAGCTTTTTCCCGCAAATCTTATGGATTTTAGGTATGATGAAGATATCGAATGGCTTGTTGTAATTAGTAATAATTGGGACGCTAATATAATTGTTGGTCCTGCTTTTTCTACTTTTTTTGTAGCAGCCGCATATTGTACTGAAAATCCTTCCATTGATTTTGTTATTACAGGAGCTTAGAAAGGAATATTAATATGCTTCTTGACGATATTGTTATAAATATTGCAGATAGCTATAATTACTATAAAGGTACTGATCCATACCATCTTTATATTCACATACGAGCTGTTAATGGTTCTTTCGGTGATCCGTATATAAATGAGGCTGTAGAGATATTTAAGTCTTTTGACTTTAAATATGAAATTGCTGATACTTATATGTTTGATTTTGATTTGAACAATAATTGGTATACTTTTGATTGTCCTGAATGTATTAGAGATTATGGTTTTTCAATTCCAATAGTTGATGATATTGAAAAGATGGCTCGTTTTGTAGAGCTTGTTTATAGCGGAAAAGTTATTGTTTTTATTGAAGAAGTTTCTTAAAATCGTTGTTGACAATCTCTATTATTTATGGTATAATATATAGTTCAAAAGAGAAAGGAACTTATATTATGACTCGTGAAGATGTAATTGCTAAAATTCAAGCACTTTTTAACATTACTGAAGCTAATGGTTCTTCTAAACAAGAAGCCATTTCAGCAGCTCTTATGGCACAACGTTTTATTTCTAAATATGATATCCAAGAGAATGAACTATTCACAGTAGAGGATTATGAAGTAGTAGAAGTTGCATCAGATCCTGTGTTTCGTAAGTTTAAGTATACTCTTGCTGCTATTATTGCAGATAACTATCGTTGCCGTTATTACATCACGCCTGTTGGTCGAAAGCATAAAATGGTATTTGTGGGTAGAACTGTTGATGCAACTGCGGCTTCGCTTATTTTTAATAAATTATATGAAGCTACTAACGATTATGCTAATAGCGAATCTAGGATGTACCGCGGAAAAGGTAGAGGCTTGTATGGGAATTACTTTAATAGTGCTGCAATTGCATATATGGATGGGATTAAGGCAGAGCTAGAAAAACAGTCCAAGGAATTGATGCTTGTACGTCCAAAGGAAGTAGATGATTCTTTTGCAGAAATTACCGCAGGTTTTGGGCGTGTAAGAAATATTAGTATGACTTCTTTTGGTCACGTAAATTATGATAAGGGCGTACAAGCTGGTAGAGACGCTGTCCGCAGTGGTAGGCTAGGTGGTCAAAAAGGAATTGAAGCTTAATTTAGTGTAAATTTTCTTCTTGACTTCTCGCTATAAATATGGTATAATATAATTAAAGTTAAGGGAGAGAAAAGTTAGGAGTTCTCCATGGAAGAGTTTTATGTAGTGTTGGGTATTCGTTGGACCAAACGTCATGGTAAGTGGAAGCATTACAAGCAGATAAAGTGTATTTGTGAAGATAGCGGTATTGCTAGAGATATCGCTAGTTATCTAAATAATACTCAAACACGATATGAATATGTTGTCACTCTAATTCCTAATTACTCTTCTCTTGAAGAATATATTTATTTTGAGGAGTAGTTAATGATTGTTTCTATTAAATTGATTATTATAGTTTTAAATTTTATTGTTGCTTATCTAAATTACCTTGTTTATGAAAAAAGTGATGAATTTAGAGACTTACTTGCTTCTATTGCTTGGATTGCCGCAGGTATTGGTTGGATGGCTGGATTAGTTCCTGATCTGTATGGAGGATAGAATGAAAAATAGCTATTCTTATGTTGGAGATGTTTTTATTATTTTAAGAGTTGACTCTAAGAGTAAAAATGTAATCAATGTTTTTTCTAACCAGTATGCGGCTGATGATTACGCGCATAGGCTTAATGAAGCTGCTAAAGAAGCAGGTCTGCCGCAAAGATTTGCTGTAATTTGTCGTTCTCTTTATGAATAGGAGGTTATTATGGGTTGAGCAAAGAAGCAAAGATTTGATGAAATAATTATGCCAACTGAATCTGTAGCAGCTTTTTCTTCAGCTTTAAATGAATATTCATACTCAACTAAAGAAACTTTTAACATTATGTCAGAGCTTTTAGGAGCAATGGAATTGGTAAAACAACAAGAAAAGGAGAAAGATATGTTTGATTTTAATGGTATGTTTAATGGAATGTTTAAGCAAGTAAAGCCAGGATATTGTAAAATTAGTATGAATGGTCAACCAGCAATTAAGACAGCTAATGGATATAAGGTATATGACTTTAAAAAGAATAGGCTTGTAAATTGTGCAAATTTTGCATTTGATATGGATGGTATGTTTTGGATTGTTCCTACTTTTAAAGTAGAGGTAGGAGATATTATTCTTGTTAATAATAAGCCACGATGTGTAATTGAGGTTCATTCTAATTCTATTAAGACTTTCTCCTATGATGAGTCTACTATTGATGAAGTAGTTCCAGAGCATCATGTTTTTATGGGTAAGACTTATTGTTATGGGAAACTCTTTAGTCCTTTTATGAATATGACCAAGAATGACAGTGGTATGCAAAACATGATGATCATGATGATGATGAGTCAAATGTTTAATAATGATAATCATGGGTATAATAATAATACAAATGGAATTAATCCTATGATGTTCATGATGATGGGTAATAATAATATATTTGAAGGAATGTTTGATGGAGCTTTCAATTTCGGAAATGAAATTACAACTCCAATAGATGATGATGAAGATGAAGAGGTGTAATTAAATGGGTAGCGGAATTTGGAATGCTCGTGCTGTAACTGATTATGCTACTACCACATATGGAGTGTCGTCTCTACGAGATTTTACAGATAGTGACTTTACAACTCAAGATATTTTTACTCAAAGACAATTAGTAAAAGAACTCAACCCCTATAAGGTAATGCGGGAATGTTGTGATTCTGAAGAGCATCCTAATACTGTTCCAGTCATTCTAGGACTTGATGTGACTGGAAGCATGGGAGAAGCCGCAGTAAAAACTGCTCAAGCTCTTAATGAAATTATGACCACTCTTTATAATGAAGTTAATGATGTGGAATTTTGTACAATAGGTATTGGTGATTTAGCTTATGATGAAGCTCCAATTCAAATTTCTCAATTTGAATCTGATGTTAGAATTATAGAGCAATTAGATAAAATTTATTTTGAAGGTGGCGGTGGAGGAAATACTTATGAATCTTATACTGCTGCTTGGTATATGGGATTAAAACATTGTGCTCTTGATTGTTGGAAGAGAGGTAGGAAAGGTATTATCATTACAATGGGTGATGAATTGCCAAATCCATATCTTCCCGAGTATAGAATTGAAACACTTGTTGGAGACAAAGTTCAGAAAGGATTTTTAGATACTGAAAATCTTTATAAATTAGTTACTGAAAAATATGATGTTTATCATATCTCTATTGATGATAGAGATAATTGTTATGGTTTATATAAAAATTCGCTTCATCTTGACGAAGAATGGAAAAAGCTTCTTGGTCAAAATTATATTGTCAGTAATTTAAATAATTTGGCTGCAAATATTATAGGAATTGTAACAAATAGAGGAACTGCTACTACTTTTGTCCAAGAGGAAGAAGAGACAATTGAGTGGTAATAGTTAAAAGGTGGATAGAATGACTAAAGATATTAAGATTGTTATAGGTAGTAACTATGGCGATGAATCTAAAGGATTGATGGTAAGGCATTTTTGTAAAGAAAAGTCTAATGAGAATGCTATTGTAGTTTTTCATAATGGGACTGCTCAAAGAGGTCATACCGTTGATTATAGTGATAATTTAAGGCATGTTTATCATCATTTTTGTTCCGGTACTGCGGAAGGTATACCTACATTTTTTGCAGATACATTTTGGGTTCACCCTATGGAATTTGTCAGAGAATATTATGAACTTTTAGATGAAGGAATAGTCCCTCCTTTCGCCTATTGTGATCCTAATACTTTAGTCATTACGCCCTTTGATATGATTGCGGATCATGCTACTGAAGATTGGATTGCTTTACAGAATGGACAAAAAGAATTTGGTTCATGCGGTTTTGGTACATGGTGTGCGACAGATCGATATCCCTTTTATACATATAAAATATATGATTTTTTTCGTTCAACAGATAATAATGAAAAAATAAAAATGTTAGAAAAAGTCACTAAAGATTGCGTATCGTTGCTCAAGAGCCGCAATATTGAAATTGAAAAAACAAAATATAAGTATTATTTTGATACTACTTCTGTCTATTGGGAAAAAATAGTTGCTCATTTTATCAATGATATTAATTTCTTTTTTGAAAATGTTATTTTTTATCCTTTTAATAAAGTATATAAAATTTTTGATACTATTATTTTTGAAAATGGTCAGGGATTAGGACTTGATCAGAATGTAAATAATATATGGACTACTACATCTAATACCGGTATGCTTAATCCTTTTAATATGCTTAAAGATAAAGAAGGGTTTAAAGCTGAAGTTTGTTATGTTACTAGACCATATATTACAAGACATGGAGAGGGACCACTTAAAGACGAATGTCGCTTAAATATCGTTGATAAAACGAACATCTTTAATGATTTTCAAGGTAATTTACGATTTGGACATTTATCTAAAGATACCTTTGAAAGAATAGATAAAGATTTTTCAATAGTTGCTGAAGATTATCGTTTTAATAAAACAATTGCATTAACTCATGCTAATGAATACTATAATAGTGATTTATTAAATCAAGCAGCTTATATAAGTTATGATAAGTATATTGTAAATTAAAAATTTTAGGTCGTTGAGAAAATTTTTCTTGACGACCTTTTTTATTTATGATATAATATATATAGAAAGAAAGAGAAAAGAGATTAAGGAGTTTCTAATGAATTATCTGCCGACTGATTTTCGCATTATGAATGATATGGCTGATACAATTATTAAATTTGCGCAAAGGTTTGATGATTATGAAATTCGTAATCATTATATTCGTTTAGCAAATAAGTGCGCACAACTTGCTTGGGAATTTTTTGATCTTGAATTTGATTTTATTGACTAAAAGTTTAAAGTAGATTAAAGTAACATTAAAGTTTAACTTGAATGTTTGAAAGGATATAAAATGGCACAGTATAAATCGTTTATTCATGTTGAAAGGTTTGAGGATTCTAAGTTTAACATCCATGCTTTTCTAAATAATATGGTGTTTGTATTTGGAAAATTAGACGGAACGAATTTTTGCGCCTGGGCAGACAGTGATGGAGACATTCATTGCGGGTCTAGGAAGAGGGAGATTTTTGAGAATCGTGATAATGCTCAGTCCTTTTTGTATTTTACTACTGAAGGAAAGTATGCTGGTTTGAGAAAGTGGCTGGCCGAGAATCCTCAATATATTCTTTATGGTGAGTGGCTGCATGGATTGCACGGAGCGAAGCAAACGGGGACTATTAAGGGATATGAGAAGCCAGGTCTATGGGTCATTGACGTATTTGATACTGAGACTGGCAAGTACGTACCATACCCGCAATATAGAGAGTGGCTTGAGCCTGTATATGATCAGGTAGAGCCTCCACTTTACATTGTTGATCATCCTAGCTACAAAGATATCCAAGAGATGGTAGAGAATCATTTCAATCTTCCCGAGGATGTCCTTGGAGAGGGTATCGTAATTAAGAATTATGACTATGTTAATCAATGGGGTCATTATCAAGTAGCGAAGATTGTTAATGCGGAGTCCAAGGTAGGCAAGGGCCGCATTAAGACTAAAGTTCCTCTCCAAGAGGTAGAGAAAAATATCATTGATGCGTATGTAACTGATGCTGATTGCGAGAAGGCTAAGCAAAAAGCATGTGTTAAGTTTGATCTTGAAGAGTTTGAAGTTAATAATGGTACTATGGGATTTTATCTTAATGCTCTGTATCAGGATTTAATTAAAGAAGAACTTTGGACTATCCTAAAGAAGCTAAAGAATCCTACTATTAACTTTGGATTGTTGCGGCAGGGTGTGTATTTAAAGGGAAGAGAATATCTTGGATTAGCTTAATCCAATAGAAAGGAAGAAAAATGGCTTTTTTTAGAATTATGACTGATACTGGTACGCGGTGGACTGTAAAGGATGATACTACTAGAGATATTGCAGTTTTTTTAAATCAGCACTCTTATGAGTCACCCGCAACCAAGATGAAGATGTTATTGATAGAGAACGCCGCAATTAATTTAAATAAAATAGTGGCGATTGAGAGGTTGTAATAAATGAATAAACTAAAAATTGCAACGGTAGTAGTTATTTTATCTAGTGTTCTAGGATTGTATAGTTGTGCAAGTAATAATATTGCTAATGGTGGACAGGCCTGTACTATTACTCTTCAAGATGCGCGTGGGGTAGTATTACAGACTTGGAGTGGAGACATTACTATGAGAAGTAATGTTGGAGATGCCGCAACTACATTTGAACTTGATGGTAAAACAATTACTATTCGTGGTGGAATTGTTGTTATAGAGAGGTGAAGAAATGGAACATAAACTTACTGATATCGTCAGAGACTTTTCTTGGACAAAAGATGAATATGGTGGTTGGTTTGATTATCTTTATGATGGCTGGGCTGATGTTCTGTATAAAGGTGTTAGTAAGCTAAATGGAGTGCTTAAAAAGTATAATCTTACAGATAATTTGTATATAGTGCAAGTAAAAGAAAAGTTTGGCGGATTAAGATTTTATTATGATTTTGTTCCAGATGAAGATAAAGATTTTTCTTCATGGCAAGCAGCTGGAATTAGAATTTTTGATGATATAGTCTGGCGGCTTGAAGAAGCTACTGAAAAAGTGTGCTGTGATTGCGGGACCACTGAGGATGTACAATGTTATGGTGGCTGGGTACATTTTGCTTGCCCTGACTGTGAAGCTAAAAGACAAGCTAAATGGGATGATGGATTAAAGGAATATAATAAATATAGAGAGGGTAAATAGTAAATATGTATGAACATAGTTGGACGAAAGCTATAGAATTAGCTACATTTATTATTTGTTTATTTGCAATATCAGCTTTCATCTTATTTGTCCTTTATAATTCTGCAATTCTGCGTAATCTTTTAATATTTAGTTTAATTATTGTTTTAGTTATATCATCTATTATAAAACTTTTTTGGTGGTTAAAAGGTAAAATTAATAAAGATAGGAATTTAAAGACTAATAATAAATATAAGATAAACAAAGAATGGATATCCATCCATTAATGATAGGAGTATAAAAAATGAAATGTCCTAAATGTGGAAGTACTGAAGATATTAAGTTTTTTGTAAGGCATCAAAAAACTTCAGAAGATGATGAATCAACTGTGGCAAATGCTATTACTATTTTACATGCCAATCCTGAATGTGGATTTAATGAAACGTATATGTTAGAAGATTGTATAGAATTAATTTTTAGGGATTGGTCAGATTTATATCAAATTGAAGAAAAAATCAGTGAGCTAGAGAACTCTACTAATGGTATGGATGCTCTATTTAACGGTTTAATGGATAATATGGATTCTGAAGTTATTGAAACTGAAGGAGAAGTTATTGAAGATTGCGAAGAGTGTGCACTGCCTGATCCAATAGATGAAGAAGAGTAATGTAAATGCTTGTTATGTGATGTCGTAAGGCAAAGCCGCGATATCTTGAAGGAGGAATATGTTAGTATTAAAGGTTAATGAAAAAGAATTTGATCTCGATCATGTAGCTTTTGTTTTTATTGATTGTCAAAATGATTTTATTACTGGTACTCTTGGAGATATAGAAGCTCAAAAAGCTCTAAAAGTAATTGAAGATGTAGCTGATATCCCTATGAAGTATGCATATGCTACTGCCGATACTCATTATGATGAAGAATACCTTAATAGTAGAGAAGGTCAGAAACTCCCTATTAAACATTGCATTATTGATGATTATGTAAATGATGGTTGGGATCTTCATTTTAGATTAGATAGAGTTCTTTCTGATAAAACTATTTATGCTAAAATTAATAAACATAGTTTTGGTTCTTTAGTTTTACCTGCTGTTCTTAAAAAGATTGAAAACCTTGAGTGCATTGTTTTTGTTGGTTTTTGTACTGATATTTGCGTAATTTCTAATGTATTAATTACTCAAGCAGAGTTTGAAAATGAAATTCCAATAGTAGTAATAGAAGATGGGTGCGCAGGTACTTCTCCTGAAAAACATAAAGCAGCTCTAGATGTTATGCGGAGTTGCCAGATTGATGTTGTTAGTCATGACGATATTGAAGTTTTACCTGTGGTAGGTGAAGTTTTTTCTAAAGAATGAATTAATAATAAAGTTAAGGACAACTTCATTTAGCTTGTCATGTGATTTCACATCGCAACGCCGCGATATCTTAATATATTTTTATTTAGTATAATTTTTACTATTTTTAATATAATTTTTAGTATAATTTTAATTTATATCTTCTATTGGAAGGAAATATATGGAGTTTGTAGTAGGAATGATTTTTATTGTTGCTTTAGCAATTGTATTATATATTACTCTGTAAAGGGAAAATATTATGGAATTTATAATTGGATTAATTTTTATTACTATATTAGGAACTATGTACTATATTGCAGATTTTAATTTTTAAGTAGAGTTAGATATTTATTTATCTAGCTCTATTTTTTTTACTTGACGACACTAGAAATATATGGTATAATATATATAGTTGAAAGAGAGAAAGATATTAAGGAGTTTTGATATGATTTATTTTAAAGGAGAACTAAAATGGCAATTGATTTAACTCCTGTAATTGTATTTTTTAATTTATTGATTGTATTTTTTAATGTAATATTATTTAGAAAGAGAGATTAAAATGGCAACTTATGTAGTATCTGATATTCATGGATATTTTTATAGATTCCAAGATTGTCTTGCTAAAGCTAGTTTTAATCCAACAGAGGATGAATTGTTCGTGTGCGGAGATATCGTAGATCGTGGTCCGCATAATGCAGAGATGCTTGAGTGGGCTTATAATGCTCCAAGTTCTGTGAAGTTTATTATGGGTAATCATGAAGATATGATGCTTGTAACTATTAGAGATTATGAACGTTTTATTAAGAGCAATGGAGTAAGGAGTTGTGAGGAAGAAGAAGCTTATTATAGGTATGATTTTGCTTATAATAATGTTTGGACTGCGTACAATGGTGGATTGAAAACTTTTGAATATTTGATGAATCTTCCAAGAGAACATAGAGAAGATTTGTTGAATTGGATCCAATCTTGGCCTTTGTTTTACGATATCATTGTGCAAGGCCGCAGATTTGTATTGGTTCATGCGGGCTTAGCTATGAATGGTATACGTATGGGCGATGATCGTTATGATAGAGGATTACAGATATGGGTTGACATAGATGATTTTCCAACTCAACATAGTCAAAGTTTGCTTTGGATTAGAGAGAATTGGATGCTTAATGCAGAGGATTTGCCTTGTGATGTAGTGTTTGGTCATACTCCTAGTAGTTATACCTATAAAATTATTGAAGATATGAATGATTGGATTAAGATTGATGGAGGGAATCCTATTCCAATAGAAAAAGGAAAAGAAATTATTCATTTTGGAAAGGGGGTAAAGAAGCATTGTATTGATACTGGTAGAAAGTGTATTAGTATATTGCGGCTTGATGATATGGAAGAGTTTGTATCTGATATAGATGAAAATGACTAATTCAAGTTTTGATATCAAAAAAGGAGAATAAGTATGAAATACTGGAAGAAGGATGACTTCACCAAAGCAGAACTTATGAGGGTTGATCAAGAAATGTTCGAGGACGAATTGTACGTTCTTCGTCATTCACCTGCTGCTCGTGAAGTATTCGCCAAAGCGCAATATTATTTGGCAATAGACGAACATGAGTGGTATGGACTTGCAATGGATTTGTTTGGAGCTATTGCAGGGATTGCTCATGAAGTAGCACATCTACATCTTATTGCATATCATCGTTGGAATCCATGGAGGAAGTGGGCTCCTTCAGCATATGATTTCTTTTGTCTTGCCAAGACTCTTGGTTTTGAGAGTATGCCAGACGAATGGCATGACGAGACGCTGGTACGTACTATTAATGGATGGACGCAAGTTTAAAGGGGTAATTATGTTTTTACTAAATTATGAAAACAAAAAGATTGATATTGATTTTAATTTTAAGTTAGAGGATATTGCGGTTGCTACTATTAATATTATCACAGGAGATGAGATTTTAAATATTACAACAAAAGATGGAGAGTTTTATAGCTTTGATAGTTGTGATTATCGTGAGGTAGATTTTTTTGATGGATCATATACTATTATTGCAGATGGTAAGTGGGTTGTAGACCCTATTCGTTGGGCTAATAGGGGAACTTCTTATGATTACTATGAACAGAGTCTTGATATGTAACATCCCATGGCAAGGCCGCGATATTTTAGAATTGTAGGAGATTTAGATATGTATGATGTATTTCTTAATTGGGTTATTGTATTAGCAGTTAATGGAGTTTTATTTTATCATTTGGATAAAGATTTGGGATTGATTGGAGAGAGAAATGATTGAGATCAGATATACCAATGGTGTGGAAGAATCAGCAACTATAATGATTGATGATAAGGAAACTTTTCTTACTGAGGTTCTTTATGATCTTGTAAAGGTTGTGGAGTTTGCAGGATTTTCAGCTGAATCGTTTGATTTTATGATTAAGCGATATATGAAGTATAAGGAAGAGGATAAAACTTATACTTTTAAGGAATTTTTACAAGACGAAATTTATTGTAACGATTAGGAAAAAAGATTAAGACCTTATAGCTGAGCTACGGAACAAAGTGGAGTAGCGATGCTATAAGTGTCTTAATTCTTTTTTCATATATTAGTCCAAGAGAAAGGTAAGAAATGGATTGAGGTTTAATGGATTGGATAGGTGCTTTTATTCTTGTGTGCGGAGTTTGGTGTATTATATTCACGGAAGATGATGATTAAATTTTGTTAGGATAAAAGTAGTTTTACTAATTTGTTTTTTGTTATGGTAATCGTAATCTTTATTTTTATTATGGATCGAGATTTCTTATTATGGGAATTATCAATTGATGATATGTGCTAAAAATGTACAATTTTTCACATCAGATATTAAGCTAGTAAAAATATACAATTTTTCACATTAGATTTATACAATTTTTCACATTAGACTAGCTTGATTTTATACAATTTTTCACATTCCTATATAATTAATATATAATTCTTTCTATATAAATGTAAATATACAATTTTTCACATCAGATATTTTAAGGAGGGCTTATGGAAGAAAAAACGTTGAATGTTGAAGTTAAAAAATTAGATAATAAAAAATATCAATTAGATGTATTATCTTTGATTGTCTATAATAGCTGAATGAACGATGATCAAACTGTAAGAATGATTAAAAAAAAGGATTTAAGAAAGATTCTTGTAGAAAGTTTAAAAATAGATAGTCGAAAAACAACTAGACTATTGAATAATTTTATTGATCTTGGTATATTAGAAGTAAAAGGCTACGATTATATTGTTCATAAAGCTAAGCCACCTTATTTAAAAATTCCTATTTCAACTGTTAAGTTTTGTCTAGAGCATATGGGTGATCTAGATTTTAAAGTATATTGTGTGTTGCTTAATATGTTTAATAAACATAAATATTATGGATATAGTGAAAATTATTTTTTTAGTAAAAAAGAATTATTAGAAGGAGTCGGTTATACTAATAATGCTAGAAATTTGCATATAGCAGATGAAGCTTTAGTTATCCTTAAAAAATTAGGTTTTATTGAGTATGATGGTCCTAAGAAGAGAATTGATAAAAATGGAAAGAAAAGTAAAGCCTATTATTTTGAATTATTAAAAGTAAATTTAATTCCTAAAGTAAAGAAAGAGGCCGATCATCAATATCTTAGTGTTGGTGGGAGAATTAATAGAGAGAATTATTTAGATTTTGCTCCAGATGTTATTAAAGAATTTCCTGAAGCAGTAGAAAAAGGAATGATTCAAATTGGAATAGATAAAACATTAGAAGAGTTAGTCGAATGTACTAGAGGATTAAATGAGTATAATACCCCTTATTATAAAGAAGCATGTATTTTGTGGGAGCAGTTTCATAATTATTTTGAAGGACAACCCATAGAATTAGAAGTTACTGATTCTATGAGAGAAGCTTGTATAGCAATATATGGTAAAGATTATTGTGATACTTTGAAGTGCAAAAATAGTTAAAATCGAATATTCAAGCAAGAATTAAGCTAGAAAGTAAGAGGTATAGTATGTCTGTTAAGATAACTGTAACACTTCCTGAAGAGTTAAAGGAAGAGTGGAAAAAATATGCAGATCAAAGAGGTATGACATTATCAGGTTTTATTAAGTTTGCTGTGAATACTTATATTACATTAATGAAGAAAGCTCGTAGGAAGGTTAGGGAAGGTTAAAAAGCTAAAATGTGGTATCCAGATGAAATCTGGGTCGCACATACCCCACCCTCCTGTCAAGCATTTCTTATTTTTCCTGTTCGATCGAAAATGATCATCCAGTATAATTAATTTTATACATGAAAAAGCATAAAAAGCTTAAAAGAAGCTCGATAAAATTTTTTTACGTATAATTTGTCATGACTAGCTTTTTATGCTATTTTTCCGTTTAAATCTACTTGGTTTTTATGCTATTTTTAAGGTTGAAATGATAAGCCCGCGACAATTTTTTCCTAAAATTTTTAGCTTCTATTGGATGAAAAAATTTTTAAAATTCTGGGGGCA